AGGCACTGGAACTTTCCATTCTGTAGACATTACAGGTACATCAACACTTACTGTTTCTGGTAAAGTTGGTATAGGAGAAGTTAGCCCAGATAAATCTCTTCATATTGTTGGAAATGATGTAAATGGTGAGCTAATTAAACTTGAGGGAGATGCAAATTATGGAGCTACAATTCAATATGGAAGATCAGTAAATTATCTTTGGAGAGCAGGTATTGGAGGGGGATCTTCTACTAATTCAAAAATACCAACAAGTTATTGGGGTATAGAAGATGTTACTTCAAGCAACACTCCATCTATAGTCTGTAGACCGATTAATCAGTATGTAGGAGTTAAAAATACAAATCCTCAATACGAACTTGATGTAAGTGGCACAATTCACGGCACAAGCGGAAACTTTGAAAATGGTATTACTATAAATGGTAATCCTGTTATGACAGGAGCTAGTGATTTAGATACCGATACCCTTCAAACGGTTACCGACAGAGGTAATATAACAACCAATGATATTGGCGCTGGAACAATAACAGGAAATACTTTAGTCATTACTGGTGCTAATTCTACCTTTAAAGCTTTTGAACAAGCTAACGATGATTTCCGTATAGGGACAGACACTGCTGATGATATAAGTATAATAACTAATGGTAGCAGAAGGTTAACTGTTACTGATGCTGGTAATGTTGGTATAGGAACAACTAATCCTGACTCAATTCTACATATTCAAGATACTAATGATGCAGTATTAACTATTGCAGGTGGTGCAGGGGCAGGTAGTAGTGTTGGTTATATTGATTTTTATTCAAGAACAGGGACTAAAAGTATAGCCCGTATTGAAGCTGATAGAGGAACAGCCAACAACAATGGTATGTTAACTTTTCATACAGCAGATTCAAGTAGTGCAGTAGCCGAAAGAATGCGTATTGATCAAGATGGAAATGTTTCAATTGGTAATAATTCTCCAGCAGGTAAACTAGAGATCAGAACTGACAGCAGCACAATAAATGGCGTTGCTTTAAGAGGAGAGTCTAGCACAGGAGCCTATTTCAGACTTTATCACGGAGGAGCTATAGATACAGAGGGTAATATTACTGCTCCTAGATTCTTACAAGATTCAGCGGTTCAAAGTAATTTTTATGCTGTTGCTGTTAGTAGATCATCTACTGGTTTAACACTTCCAGATGTATTTGCTACAAATGCTGATGGGTTAGTATTAGGATCTAGTTCTACCGATGCTACATTAGTTATTGATACTGGCGGGACAGTATTAATTAATGGAAATGGAACTGCTGATTCAAATACTTACAAAGCTGATTTATCTGTAGATGTGGGAGGAGACCCTGAAGTCTCTTGGAGAAGAAATGTTCAGCAAGTCCAGATCGGTTCGACTGATATGAACTGGGATGGTCGAATTTTCCATGATGGCACTTATAGAATGGCTGCTTGGTCTAGTAATTTAGATTTTCATATTTCTAGTAGTTCTAGTAATGCTTATGACATATTATTCCGCCCTTGGAATGGGAGTAGCGCATCTGAAGCTATGCGTATTGTGGGAGAGGGTAATGTCGGAATAGGAACGAATGACCCAACATCAGAAATAAATAGCAACAATCAGTATGTAGGACCAAATGTAGTTAGTGGCCGCACTTTAACTGTAGGAACCACGACTACTGGTAGAGCTAATTTAATTTTACAAAGTAATAATCAAGAAGGAACTGGTGATGTTTTAGGTGGTCTTTACTTTAGTCATCCTAGCGGCCAAGGAGATGCTCACCATATAGTTGGAGCTATTGAATCTGTTGTTCATCCACATAGTAACCGCATTTTTAATGGAGGTGATTTAGCTTTTTATACAAAACCTGCTGGTGCAGGAAGAGATACAGGTGATGCTCAATTATACATAACTCACAATGAATTGGTTGGGGTCGGGACAAAGCCACAATTTAGATTTCATGTTAATTCTGATGGAACAGACACTGTAGCAAGATTTCAGTCTACTGATAATGATGCTCATATATCTATAGCAGACGACACTGATATTGTATACATCGGACACGATGCTGCCCTTGATGTTATGTCGCTTGGATTTAATTCAAGTATGGGAAGTAGTAGCAACCTCAATATTGATACGGCAGGTCACGTAGGGATAGGAACAAATAATCCTAATGCTATGTTGCAAATAGGAGATGGAAGTTCAGAGGCTACTCTATTTCATAGTTATGACCAATATAATGAAGTAAAGTTTTATGGTTTCAGTGACACCACTGACAGCGGTGTTTGGCAGTTTATAAACGATGGGACTTGGGATCAAACAAGATTTTTTATTCAAGATGCTAATAACTCAAGCAGCCGTTTAACCTTACATGTAAAAGGTAATAATGGAGCTACCGAAATTTTAGCTGCAACCTCTGCGGGAAATGTTGGTATAGGAACAAGTAGTCCAGCACATGAACTAGAAGTTGTAGGAGATGTAGCAATTTCAGACGCTAAAAAGTTTAAGGGACTCACATACTCTAGCTCTTATGTAAATTTTCAAGATGATACAACATTAAGCGCAAATAGTGATATTATATTTGATGTTAATGGTTCTGACGAATTAATGCGTCTTGAAGAGGGAGGTTATGTTGGAATAGGAACTTCTTCTCCAAGCTATGAACTCGATGTAAATGGAACAACAAGATCCACTTACTACGTTGGTGGTGCTTACTTAGAGGAGAACGCATCTTCCAGCAAATTAAAATTCTACAAAGATGGAACAGTCCTTGTCATGGATAAAGATGGCGAACTCAAGCCATGTGAAAAAGAAAATGACACTTTAGTTTTTGGTGTTAGTAAAATAGATTTTGATTCTCCTGTAGTTCTCGGAGCAGAGCCTATTCTTATAACAGGACCAATTAAAGTCGGTGATTATATTGTAACTTCAAGTAAACAAGGTCACGGACAAGCCATGAAAGAGCAAAAACTAGGTACGATTATAGCCCAAGCCATGGAAAACGGCGATGGCGAATCGTATAATATTAAAGCGATGATTAGAAAAATGTAATGAGAGTTTATTTTAAATACAATAAAAATACAAATGAGACTTCTCTTTATGGAGATGACTCAGCTTTAGACCTTTTTGAAGTAGAAAGCATTACAAATGATGATGATGAAGTTTTATTAAGTGTTGTTGTTAAAGTGGGAATGGAACCTTTGGGAGCGCCTCAAACTATAGAAGAAATGGAGGAATTTGAAGATTAATGGCAGCTTACACATCTACACAAAACGGCAATTTCAACGATGCTTCCACATGGGGTGGTGGTGGTTTTCCTAATGCAAACGGAGATACATTCACTATAACAAATGGACATACTGTTGTTTACAATGTTAGTGGCACTATCTCTGACGGTTTTGGAAATTCTAATATTTATGGGCATTTAAGACACTCTGGAGGAATGGTTACAGAGTTAAGAATGGATGGAAACTTAGACGTAAGAACAAATGGTCTTTATGAAATGGTGGATGATAGCACTTTGGTTTTTAAAGGGACAAATGCAGATGATCATGGTTTAAATGTAAGAGCTGAAGCTGGAGCGAGTTTTCTAGCTACTGGAAGTTCACCAACGCAAGAAACAAAGCTTTCGGCTACTGGAGATGTTGGAGATGCATATTTTAGTGTTGATAGTTCAACTAATTTTGCATCAGGTGACTGGTGCAGTATTCATTATAGATATCATGATTTAAAAACAAGAGAACAATGGATTGCTAATACAGATTATCCTACTGGCCCTTTATCTGGAGATGGTGTTAATCAATCAAGAAGTTCTTGGGAAAGTAGTGATCAAGGTCACAATGAATCAGCGCGTAGTTTAGATGAGGGTTTTATTATTCATGATATTGACAGCAATAATATTTATCCAAGGCAATTAGTTGGCCCTGAAGATACAGTTGTTTCAGCTAGAGATAATAAAATAACAGTAAATGACTCTAGAATTTTTAGAGTTGGGCAAACTTTAATTTTTGGAAATAGCAGCGATAGAAATGTTTTAGTTATTTCTGATATTAATAATAATAGAAATAGAATAACTTTTGAAAGCAATTTATCTAGCACCAACGTTGTTGGACAAAAAGTTTACTTAGGTGGCGCTGTATCACACCACTATGCAAAATCTACTGTAAGACGAGTTGCATCTATGGTGATGTCTCATACAGCAAAAGATTCTACAACTATAACTATAAATGATGCCAGTGATTATTCTGTTGGTGATGAATTTTACGTTGATCACATAAAAACCGATGATGAAACTTTTGATCAGTTATTTCCTAATGATAATAACAATTGGAATGAAGATACAAACAAAAGGCACTTAATAAGCAACAAATCAGGAAACACTTTGACATTTAGCCCCGCTTTACCTCATGCGGTTGCAGTAAATACTTTCTTATATAAAGCTAATAGAAAAATAACAATAAGAGGCGCAGATTATTCTGTAGATAAACCTTATGTATATTTTCAAAATAGAACCTCTACAGCTACTACAGACGGTCAAAGTAGATATGATAGAAAACTTTTAATAAAAGATATTCAGTTTTTAGGCTTAGGCAATAGTAGTTCTTCTTACCAGCTTTGGTTTAGAGGTGGATATAACGACGGTTATTGGAGATTTTCTCACACTTGTGAAGGTGTTGTAGTAGACGGCATGGGGAATGGTCATGCTAATTACATAAGAGCAGATAGCTACCAACGTGGTATTTGGAGAAATTGGATTGTAGCAAATATGTATAGAGGCGGGTATTCAGGCAATCAAGATAATTGCATATTTAATTCTGTTTATTTAAACTGCCGCCGATCAAACGAAAATAGATATACATATTATCGTAACGGCAGGTATTGGTTTAATAGGTGCGTGAGAATAAGAGAGTATGATTACGCAAGATCTCCAAGCAAAATGGGAGGTATGACAACTCATTATCAAAATTATTACAATGGAGAATATGGTATATATTTATATGATGCCGCAGAAATGTTTCAATGCGAAATACATTACAGGTATTATCCAATAAGAGGTTACTATGGAACTCAAAAATCAATCAGTTACAGTAAATGTGTAGCGGAGGTTATTAATAATAATGATGAAACTTATTATGAAAGTAGTAGAGCTATTGATAGATATAGCCCAGAGTTTAATTTATTATTCAAAGATAAAGATTATATTTTAGGTAATGATTTTATTTATTCTGGTGGAGTAGCAAAATGTTGGAAAGAAGAGGAGGGTGCTTATAGGGTTTATGGAGGTAGAAGTGGAGGCTATCATGATCCAGATGGGTCTTATCAAGAAATTGAAATACCACCAAGGGCTACAATTAGAATAACTGGTGAGGCTAAATTACCAGAAACCACATATGATAATGGCACTTCTTGGAGTTATTGCCCGCATTTAATTTATTATTTAATTTCAGACAGAAATCATTATTCGTCAGCGTATAGTGATCAGTATCACAATTCTGATTTTTTTAGTGGCAATAAAAATAGTAGATATTTAATTAAGCCAGATGTTGATGTGAATTTTGGTGCTGCGGGCAGATTTGACTATGATGGCACAGCTCCAGCAGAAAGTTATAGGAACACGCCATTTAATTCAAAAACTCAATATAATAGCAAAACTATCACAATCACTAATGAGAGTTGGTTCCCTAAGAAACTTAGAGTTGGATTTTGTTCTGTAAGCGGTAATGCTAGACTTGGATGGTGGGAAAAACCGTTAAAAATAGCAATAACTAATGAAGGTGGAATAGGTAATAGAAGATTAAATACTCTTAAAAAGGTGGGGGAATACATATTTAAGATAGGTGTAAGTACAGTAAACAACATTAAAAGAATCGGAGGTTCTAGAATATAATGCCAACAGTAACAGGAGACAATTTCTATATAAATAAACACACACTCCAGTTTAGAACTGGGGAAACAGGAGTAGCTTCTATTGTTTATGATAAAACTGATGAAAGTATTAGTATTGCTAATGCTGGTACAGGTCAAATAAGCATAGGAGATGCAGGTGGTGATATTTATATCGGAGATGGAACTACTGAGACTGATATTATTTTTGAGCAGAATGGAGCTATAAGAGCTTTAACAAACAAAACTTTAAAGTTAGGTCAGGGTGATTCTGATGTAAAAGTAGAAGCGCAAAACTTTTTTGTTACTGGGGATGCAGGGTTTAGTGGGACAGTTACAATAAATGGCAATACGGTTTTAACAGGAGCAAGTGGAGCAGAGGGTGATACTCTTCAAAGCGTTACTGACAGAGGGGCAATTACAACTAACAACCTAGAAATACAAGGTGCTGGTTCAAAGTCTCTTACTGTCGATTCAACTGATGGTCATGCATCCTTAGTTATAGATAGGCACAGCACAAGTTATGATGCTAATTTGTCATTCCAAACAAATGGAGCTACAAAGTGGAGATTGTGGAATAATTCAAATGATACGACTCTTTCAATAAGAGATGAGGTCAACGCCTCTAACGTAATGACATGGGAAACGGGTGGCAAAGTTGGTATAGGAACAGATAATCCATCAACAAGGTTGCAGATAGATAACGGAGGAGCAGGAACTGTAGATAGTGCTTATTCATTGGCAATACTAGGTGATGGTATTGATGGGATTCAAATAATTAGTAGTTCTTCACACCAAGGAAGAATTGTGTTTGGAGATAATAGTAGTAATGCGATAGGACGTATTAATTACGACCATTCAAATGACAGTATGTCTTTTGTAACTAATGGATCTGAAGCAATGCGCATCAACTCAAGTAGCAATGTTGGTATTGGGACAACTAGTCCAGATTTTGAGTTAGATGTTGATGGAGACATTGGCATGAATGGAAAACTATACCACAATGGAGATCATAATACTTATATAGGTTTTGAAGCTGATGATATTAAATTAAGAGTTGGCGGGACTGATATAGTTAATGTAGATTCATCTAAAAACGTAGGTATAACAACAAATAGTCCGACATCAAGACTTCATGTTTATGGTGGAGATAACACGGGTCTTTTTGGGTCAATAAGAAACGACTCAAAAAACAGAATGAACATGAAGGTCGCAATGGGTTCGACCACACGTTACATTGGAACAGTTGAGCAATACGGAAATGGAGATTCATCAGGTTTTACTATCAGAATATATGATGGAGCGGAAAAAGTATTTAGAATTGTTCGTGTTGTTGTTGTAAATAGTGGAGGAACTAATGTTCCTAGGGCAACTGTTGAAGGTGGCGGAGAAGACACTGATATTCATATAAATTTAGAATATAAAAATAGAGATGGAGATGCGACTAAGACAGACTTCTTTCTTGTTCCTACATCAAAAAGCTTTACTCAATATGTTGAAATAGAAGGATACATATTAAGAGATACTGGTTGGAATACAACTTCACTTACAAGCGTTAGCCTTGATGATGACCTTGCTTTAAATATTCTTGATTCTGTCAACGGTAGTAGAGTTGGTGTTGGAACTACAGATCCATCAGCAAAGCTTCATGCTGAAGGTTCCATGATAGTCAAGGGTGATGTTGGTTGGGCTGGAACAGATAATCAAGATGGAGCTATATTTCTAAACACTGCTGGAAGAGCATTACTTGGAGCTTTCTCCACTAGTTATGCAAGACCTTTAATTAGAACTGCTAGTAATTACATAGAGCATGGTAGCGCAGGAACTAGTTTAATTAACGGTTTTAGATTTTATGCAGGAAGCACAACTGCCACTGTTGGAACATATGATTTCTATACAAGTGGATCTAATAGCAGATTACGTATAGAAAAAGGCGGTAATGTCGGCATAGGAACAACTAATCCAGATCTTAAATTACACATTCATGGAGGAGGAATTTATGCTACTCCTGTCTCATACGCTGCCAATGCTGATGAATGGTTATTAAGAGCAGGAGCTAATAATAATGCTGGTTGGGATTATGGTGGCTTAAAAGTTAGAGTAAACAGCGCAGGGAATCCACGCCTTGCATTTATGGGATTTAGTAGCAATGAAGTTTTTGCTATAGAAGGGACCAATGTCGGTATAGGGACAACTGATCCATCAGAAAAACTCCATGTGGATGAAGGTTATATACTCGCTGATGGAGCGTCTACAAATCACGGATTTGAATTAAGAAGAGATTCTGCTGACACTTTCCAAATAAGACATTTAGGCGGTAATTTTACTATAAATAACCTTACTGATAATCGTAAAGATTTATCTATTGATGGAAATGGTAATGTTGGTATAGGAACAGATATTCCAGCTACGATTCTTGATTTAAGTAAACAAGACAATCTTGTTGAACTTTCAATAAGGAGAAAAGGATCTGACCCAAGCGCCAATACAGATATAGGTGGCATACAATTTAAAACAGATTATACCTCTACTTCACATGACGTAGGGAGAATACTTGTAAAAACAAACTCCAGCCCTTACAGGACTGACATGAAGTTTTCCACTAGATCAACAGCGGGAACTGAAATGATTGGTATGACTTTGCATGGCACAAGTAGTAGTGGTCCATATCTTGGTGTTGGAACAGAGACTCCATCTTCATTGCTACATGTAAGAGGTAGTGACCCCGTATTAAAAATAACAGACTCATCTACAACTGATAATAGTGCAACTCTCTGGCTCCAAGAAAGTGATACTTATGGAGTAAAACTAAATTATGAATCTAATGGTGGTAATGGTGGAATAGATTATTTCACTATAGATACTTTATCTGCCACTGGTGGTAATAATCAAGCAGGTAATCACGACAATGCTTGGGGTATAGATCAACGAGGTAATGTCATGCCACATAAAGGTGCGGTAGATGGTAATTTACTAAAATCATATGAGTGGCTACTTTACGGACCAGAGGTTAGCGGTTCGACTCCTTCTTTCCCACAAAATGGAACAACAGCAGAGAATGCGAGAATCTACGGTGAAAACCCATTCGGAGAACCCGCTATCTTGTGGCATACTCCTAGTAATGATACTGGCGACAATGCTGATGGTGGTTGGAATACAGATACATTTCAAATAGATAGAGGAAAATCATATAGAACTTCTGTTTGGGTTAAGAAGATTACAACTACAACAAATGATGGTAATTTATATTTAGGAACAAATTTTGTAAACAACCTAAATGGCACTTACAATAGCAATCCATATTTTATTGGTGGAGCCACAATGGCTACTGCTGGCATGGAGACTGGTCAGTGGTATTTGATGGTTGGCTATATATATGATAGTGGTCATTCAGGAACAGCTAATCATCCAGATGGAGGTATCTACGACAGGAATGGTCGAAAAATATATGGTGCTACTTCTTTTAAGTTTACTGATAGTGGAAGTCCTAGTGATGGATTAAACAGTCAATGGAATTTATCAAAACAAAGAGTTTATAACTATTATGATCAAAATACAGGTTCTAAAACTTATTGGTGGGGACCAAGATTTGAACCATTAGAAGAAAGCACACCGACTTTAAAAGAGTTATTAAATACTCCTTCTTCTGATACGGGGGCATTTTTTATGGGTGCTGTCGGAGTAGGAACAACTGATCCATCAGAAAAGCTTCATGTTTACGGAGGAGATGTAAGAATTTCTGACGGCACTCCTGTTTTAACTCTTCATGATACTAGCTCATCAGCACTTACTACTCTTACTCTTGATGGAGTTAATACTACTTTAAATAACGCTGGCACAAACGGTAGCTTAATCTTTTCTACTGAAAGCGCTGAAGCTATGCGTATAGATGAGGATGGTAAAGTTGGTATAGGAGTAACTAACCCAGATGCAACTCTAGAAGTTAAAGGCGCAGGAAATACCAATGCTACTACATCTCTTCATGTTAGAGATAGTGATGACCAAAAGTTATTGATGGTTAGAAATGACGGTGTTGTAACTGTAGAGCATAATTATTTCTATGCTAGTGCAAGTGCTGGAGCTTATGTTCAAAACGGATTAAGAGTTAGAGGGTTTCTTGAGAATGACCAAGGAACTTTAGCAATAAATGGTGATGTTAATTTTGATTCTGATACTTTATATGTAGATAGCACAAATAATAGAGTAGGTATAGGAACAAATAATCCAAGCTCAACTCTTCAGGTAAGTAATTATACAGGAGCAGCAGGTGCAGCAGCGCAAAGTGTTTTTGGTGATGTATCATTTTTCTCAGATGATGGTGACGATGCTTTATTTTTAGGTTTAAAAGATGCCACTTATCAAAATAGAGGTTGGGCATTTCAAGTCCATGCAAATGGTGTCAATTCTGATTTGGCAATTAAAGAACATGGTTCAAGTGCAGAGAGAGTTAGGATAACAACAGACGGTAATGTCGGCATTGGAACGACTGATCCACCGCAAAAACTTACTGTAAAAGGAGGAATAACACACACAAATTCTTCAAATATTCAAATTGTCACTATGACTAACTCTAGTGAGCACGGCAGACTTATTGTAAACCAAGCGGCAGGAGTAACAAGAGTTCTACTTAATTCGAATGGAGATAGTTATTTTAATGGTGGTGATGTTGGGATAGGGACAACTAATCCCGTTACTCAACTTGAAGTCCAAGAAGCTGCTGGCGCACCTATGTTGCAACTGCGCCCAAATGCAGCCTCTACAAACCTTAATCCTATTATATTATACAGGAGTCAGTTAGATGGTTCTGCGAACTATATGCTTTGCCAAGGGGTTTCAACTTTCTTTGGCACGTATGAAGGAGGTGTGCCAACTGATCCGTCAGACATGATCAAGCTGCAACCAAATTCAAGTGCTAATCCTCAATTACACATAGGTGATGCAGGATCATCAGCAGCAGCATTAAATGTTGGAGACAATATAAAATTATTAAATAATGGAGCCAGCTACATTAATGGTGGCAATGTTGGTATTGGAACTCAAAGTCCAAGTTACACACTGGAAGTAATTGGAGATATTGTCGGTAGTTCTAAATCATTTTTAATTGATCATCCTACTCAATCAGACAAGAAGCTTATGCATGCTTGTATTGAGGGTCCAGAACATGGAGTTTACTTTAGAGGAAAATCACAAGATAGCGGCATACAGGCTCCAGAATATTGGTCTGGATTAGTGCATATTGATTCAATGACAGTTGATGTAACTCCAATAGGACCGAATCAAAGTATTTATGTTGATAGAATAGAAGACAATGGAGATGTTTATGTGGGGGCTAATACTGACGAACCGCTTAATTATTTTTATGTTATCTATGGTGAGAGAAAAGATATAGATAAGTTGGAGATAGTTAAAGATAAATAAGTTGATTTAATATTTAACTTTTAATATTGTTGGTTTATAATACCAATATGTTAAAATGTATTTTCTTAACTCCGATAGCAAATGGGATTACAGGCAACTTAGTGCCTAATTATCTACGATTACAATCTTGGTGTGATAAAAATAATTCTGCTATATTAACTTGTCATAGATTATTTCTAAACTTTGCCCGCAATTACCTTGCAACAGGAGGAAAAGGATTTGTTGATACCAGACCACCAGATGCAGAATGGTTGTTTTGGATTGATTCTGATGTAAATTTTACAATAGAGCAGGTAGAACAAATACTATCAATAGGCGATGAGCATAAGTTCGTTACAGGTTGGTATAGATCAAATTATTCAGATCAAGCTATGGTTGGCAACTGGGATGAAGATTTTTTCAGAAAGCATCATCATATGCCCTTTACTTCAGTAGAATGGCTTGATAAAATGGGTAAAGAAGAGCCAAATAAGTTAGTTGAGGTAGATTGGTGTGGATTTGGTTTTACTAAGATACATAGATCAATTTTTGAAGAGATGGAATATCCATACTTTCCACTCAATCATGCAAATATAGATGGGTGTGATGACAGAAAAGGCGGTAAATTTGATTTGAAAGATTTATCCTTTGAGGATGTTAGTTTTTGCCAAAATTGCTATAAAAAGACTGGAATTAAGCCTTTAGTAGTACCATCAGTGAGGTTGCCACATTATAAATCCTTTTTTGTTTAAATGTGTGTAAGATTTATTAGAAATAATAATAATTTTAACTATAATTAATTATGCCAGAAGATAATTTAGGAGATCCAATTCCAAGAGATGAGCCATTTGTGGTTCCTGCAACTCCAGAACAAACATTTGATTCTGTTTGGTTGCGTAGTATTAATATTTATGCACCAAATACAGCAGAGGCAGCACCAACAGAAGGGAGCATCAATATTGAAATGCTTCCTTATGATGGAGCAACTGAAGAAGTTTTAGTAACTGCTGATAATGAAGGTGCTGAATATATAAATGTACCTTCTAGAGTTAACGGAAGAAAGCCTTTTTGGCAGATGATTCAAGAAGTTCCAGAGGCAGCCGCTGCCATGGATGCTATCATTGCTGCTGTACCTGCTATTAGAACTTGGGCAAATACACCGCCCCCAGAGCCAGAGCCAGAGCCACCTGAGCCATCACCACCAGAGCCTGATCCAGAGCCAACTCCAGATCCAGAACCAACTCCTGATCCAGAGCCAGATCCAGTTGACGAGGGGGCATAAGTCAAAGGTTAACGTTTATTTTTGCAAATAAGGTGTTAGGATATGTCTTTCTTGATGTATCCTAACATTTTTATTTGTCCGATTAAACTCATAACGTTAACACAATTTATACTTTCTGCGACTACAGTTAAGGGGTAGTTATGTTCGGTGTCTAAACGTACACCTTCTTCTCTTTTATCTGGGCTAAGTATTTCTGACACATAGTCATAGAAACCTTTTTTCTTTAGAATCTTATAATAATAGTCTATTTTAGATTCAGGAGCCTCAATTAGCACATCCATCTCTAAATAAGACTTGGCAGTCATGCTAAGAAATCTGAAATATAGACCTTCGTTTAGAGTTAAATCAGATACAACAATCAAGTTCACTATAATTTTTACACAAATATAGCTTAAAAATCGCCTTGATTGAATTTAAATTAATTAAAATTAAGAATAGATCTAGTAATAAATTACTTCCAAGAATGAGAGCTAAAGAGCCAAATATAGTAGGATTCATAAAAGTCCCAAGTTTGAGCGAAAAAAAGCCAAATATAGAAAGTCCCAAGTTTGAAGAGAAAAAAGCCAAATAAAGAACTTTAAATTAAATAAAAAAACAAAATAAAAAAATTAATCTGGCAAAACAAATTCTTCTTTTGTGGAATATTTCTTTTCTTTTCGTTCTTTTATCAACATTGCTTTTGCTAAAATCGCATAGTTTACAATGTCATCACAAGCATCTGTAACAGTCTCATCTGAAACAGAAAGTTCTTTGTCGTTAGTAAAAGAATTAATTCTTTGTATTTTGTCAATGACACGAATCAAAAGACCTTTTACTGGATGCATACCAATAATTTTGGCTGAGTTAAAATTAGCAAAAATATCTTGTGCGGTTTTACCACCAGTATAATCGCTGTTTTTCTTTACCATGACTTCCCTGCAACTATTGCAAGTATCTTCGTGAATGTTTAATAATTCATTTAAATCCATTTTTTATTCCTCAGATTGTTCTCGTTTTTTTTGCTCCATTCTATAAATGTGTCTAGTCCACATATCGGCTCGTTCCATAGTTACTCTATCAGACCATTGTTTATAAGTACCCATGTATATATAAAAAGGGTATTCTATTACTTTTGTAACAAAGCTTACTATACCTGCAAGAATTCCTAATGGAATGCCGATAAGAATAGCTAATAAAAAGATAAATGATTTTCCAAAAAATAATTCTAATCTATTCATCTTCTTCTTCAAGTCTTTCTAATTCGTTTATTGCTTGTTCTATTTCTTCGTCTGTCGGATAACGCATTCTATGTTTTTCACTTTCTGGAATAACTCCCATCCAACAGATACTTTTTTCTTCATCTTTCATAATACATATATTATAAATAGTAAACTGGTATTGTCAAAGGAATTTTTATTCAAAAAAAATACTTGACCATATAAAAAGCTGTAGTAAATTAGCCTCATGCAAAAAGTAAACGAAGTCTTCAAAGACGCAATTGGACAGGATTCTGTCAAAAAGACATTGAGTGTCTATATAGATGCTTATAAGAAAACAAATCGTATGCCCTTCTTGAATTTCACTACTCAAAAGGGTGGCGGTAAAACATTCTTCGCTCGTAAGTTTAGAGAAGCTCTACAGCGAACAGATGGTAGTAGACCTCCAATGCTTGAGGTCAATGGTAAAACAATAAAAAACGCAAATAGTTTCTTCGAACAAGTTTATCCAGTTTGGATACAGAACAAAGCACATTTGTTTATTGATGAAGGACATAATTTGCCTAATGAATTACAGCAGATTTTTCTTTCTGTTTTTAATGTGGATAAGAATCCTATTAGAACAGTTGAGCATGATACTATTCCATACACTTTTGATTTTAGAGAAATATCATTCTGCATGGCAACTACAGATCAGCAGAAGTTAGCTGAACCATTGAGAGATCGTCTTCGTGATATTGCTTTTGAAGAATATTCAAATGAAGATCTATATAGTATATTTTATGATAACATGGAGAATAAAGCAGATATAAAGCAGAGCGTACAGGAAGATATTGTTTCTACTTTTAGAGGTAACCCCAGAGATGCGGTTGTTAAAGCAGAAGATTTAAAAACATTCGTTTCTGCTAGATCTTTAAAGGAGATAACAAAATATGTATGGCAGGATTTCTGTAAGACTATGGGAATACTTAAATACGGCTTAACTGCTTCTGAGATGTCAATCATAAAAACTCTTGGAGAAAGAGGGGCTATGTCATTGACTGGATTGTCTTCAATCACTGGATTCCAAAAAGGAGCTATCCAGAAAGATTATGAAGCAATATTAATCAAGAAGAATCTAATGAAAATAGACTCTAAAAGAGAATTAACTAAAAAAGGATTGGATCTTGCAAGAGCTATTGCTTAAAATTATATATGCGAAATAACTATAAGCCCAAAGAAATCATAGTCGCAGGAACAAAGTTTGATATTGTATATAAAACAATGAAAGATTTTGGCGAATTAGATTTCGACGAAAGAAAGATTTACGTATCTAATAAAATAAAAGGAGAAGTTCTTTTAGATACAATAATTCATGAAGCTGTTCATGTCATGCTTTCTTTCTCAGGGCTTGGTTATATCCTCGAAGATGTACAAACAGAATTAGAGGAAGCATTAGTTCGGGCATTTGATAACATAGCAATTCCAATTATAAAAGAACAAATTAAATCTTACTATGAGGTTTAATTTTTATTTAAAAAAAATAGTTGACATTAAAAGCGAACCAAGTATATTAGAAGCACTATGAGAATTACAGTCGAATATGATCACGTTATTCACAATGCTACTCAAACATCTTTTTCTTTTAAAGAGATGGCTATGAAGCACCACGACTGGCTTTGTGATCAGGGTATTTTATACGAAGGCTATGATGAGTTACCTTTTACAGAGGAGCAGTTCAATGCTGTTATTGAGTATCTGGACAGGAAAAGCCATCAAATCTAATAAACATAAAACTAAAAAACAAAACAATGGGTAGAGGTAGACCAAAAGGAGCAAAGTCATTTGTAAACATTGACATGGAAACACTGAATAATTATTTTGGTGCTAGACAGTTTGTTCCAGTAAGTAGGGTTTGGCTTGAAAAGCTAAACATCGTAATTGACGAGAGTCAACCAAACGTAGTAAAAACTTCGGCTAAACCGACAGAAGGTGAAGTCATATCAATGAACTTAACACAATGAGAACTTTACTTGATGCAATTAAATTAGCAGAAAGCGAAGAGATTGATGGTCTATGGGCTATCTTAAAGTACAAAGATATTGGTATTATGAGGAAGCTGAAATCTATGTCAGCTTTATTAGATATAGATGATAATAAAGTTATTGATGAAGCTCCTAAAGACGAAGATAATAGAATAATAGATTTTAAAACTAGAAATCAAATACATAAAATATTATTAGAAACTAGCAAACAAGCTTATGAGTGAAAAAATTAATTTTACCTTATTAGGAGGTTGGATTTTAAAAGCAGAAGTTGACGAAGAGAATGAAGTAATTCATGTTACTCTTGGCAATGAAAAGGGGCAAATAGCAAAAAAAGATTTGTCTAATTACACAGGTGGACACCTTGATGAAGATACAACATCTTACGTTCTGATTAATGAAGGAAGTAATTAAGTACATTGTTCTTGATAGAAAGAACAGGAAGATGGGAGGATATTCTACAAAATTGCAAATAGGATGTCCTAAAAAAATGGCTATACAAAACGCAGAGCAATCAAACGGAACAGTTTTTGCGGTTGATGAAGATGGAGACATGAGAGAAGTGTATCCAAAAGATAAATTAAAATGATTATTTCAGAGAACGCACTGTATCTACACGGATTAAAAGATGCGATTGCAGGTTCTTCAAGTTGTGGAAAGATAATCTACGATTATGAAAAGGTTGTTGCTATTTTTATAAAACAAGGAATGACAGAAGACGAAGCAATTGATTATGTTGATTATAATGTAATGGGGATGCAATGCAATGGCGATGGATTTATCATGATGTATGATAAAAATATGATTGACATAGAGGATTTTGAGGAGTAATTTTTATTTGACACCGAATTTAAATTAATTTAAATTAAAACATATGAAGAAGTTTAAAGTTACATTCAGAGATGAAATAGAAGCAGAATCAGAAGAGGAAGCGTATAAAAACATTCTTAATTTTTGTGCAATGGTTTACAATAGTTCAGATGTTACAGCTTTTAAATTTGAAGAAATTAAAGAAGATGGCAATGGGCATGAGATTAGAATGCCTGTAACCCCATAAAAAGTAAATGTATTTTAGAAAAGAGATTGAAGCAATAGCTGAGTTAGCAAGCGAAGAACATCCGATCAAGATTGCTCATTGGGCTATAAAAAATAAAAAAGAAAGATTAGAACAGGTATTTGATTTTAGAGCAAAAACATTTAATGATCTAGAAGATTACCTTGACTTTTGCGTAAAAGAACCTATTGATTAGTATGAATATATTTGCAGTAGATAAAGATCCTAAAATTTCAGCACAGCAGTTGTGCGACAAACACGTTGTAAAAATGATTCTAGAATCGGCACAAATGCTTTGTGCGGTTTATGACAATGGTACAGCACCATACAAAAGAGCTTTTTACAATCACCCTTGCACCATATGGGCTAGGGAATCACAAGAAAACTATGAGTGGTTAATAGATCATGCTTATGCTATGTGTCAAGAATATACGAGACGTTATGGTAAAGTGCATAAATCTATTTACGCTATTGAGTGGTGCGGTAAAAACTACCACAGATTAAATTTACCTAAGATTGGTTTGACACCTTTTGCTCAAGCCATGCCAGAAGAGTACAAAAATGATTGTGCTATTAAAGCATACAGAGCTTATTATAATGGAGAGAAAGCATATTTTGCTACTTGGAAAACAAGAAAAACTCCTGAGTGGTTTCAGCCAGTTAAATGAATTTTTTAAAACTAATTTTTGCATATATCAATATAGTAGTTCCTGCTCCTTCAGAGGAGTGGGAGCTACACCATGCAAATACTGAAGCAGTTGGTGGTGGAGATAATCATTATCTAATTGTTCATACAAGTGGAAGATGGTATGAAAAAATAGTTGACAAGCAAAATAGACCACTATATATTTCAAACAGCGAAAGTTTTCGCTACATAATTTCTTGGGAACAAGATAAACCAATAGTAAAATATAAAGCACCCAACTCTTGGAAGTGGGTAAAACTAAATTAAGCGTATGGCAAATATTATTACAAATAAACTAACAATAAGAAAGGGAGCAAAAAAAATCTTTTCTTCTCTTGGTTCTGAAGTTGCTAATCACACAATAGTAAGCGATGAACTTTACGACATCTTAAAAAACTTTTCTTTCCAGAAGGTTATAAAGTGCGACCCTGATGATCGTCAGGAAGCTTTTGATAAGTGGGGTTGCCCTAGTGATGCTGAAACTTCTCATGAAGAGTTTTTAGGTGAAGATGACACTGTTAATCTAATAAATAGTTTTGGTGAGTTCTGTACAGAATGGCATCCGCCAGTAGAAATAGTAAGAGCATTGCAAAAGAAGTTTCCTGATTATACTTTTGCGTTGGACTTTATAGACGAAGGATTTTGTTTTTGTGGTTCTGTAGATATAAATGGTGAAGAAAATTTCTCAGAGGAAGAAAAAGATATGAGATATTACGGAGCTTATCTCTTGAACTTATCGCACAAAGAATTAGATGAGTTTCTAGAAGTTGATGAAGAGAATGGTAAAGTCAAGAATGACATTGATAAATTTATTGAAAAAAACTCTTGACCTTGAATTTAAATTAATTTAAATTAAAACCATGACCTTAAGATATTATTATTCAGAAAAAGCAGGTACAGTGATTGATACACTGAAAGAACACAAGGATTTAATTATGGAAGCATTCAATCCTATCGGAGATGTATTCGACGAGATGGAAGCACAGTTTGATCTCATGATTAATGAAGCAGAAAGAATATTAAACGCAAGCAGGAGAATAAAGTGATAGACTTAATAGAAGAAATTAGAAATATTTGTTCTACAAATGTAGATGTAGATTGGCTAGAGAATGATGCCAGTGAAGAATTTGCAAGAATTGTTGAGTTAATTGATAACAAAGAAGATGAGTAAAGGTTATACAAACGAAGAAGTACAGCAGTGGCAAGATTATGTTAACGGCAGACAAAAGAAGAAATATTATGTTGGCGTTAGCATTCTGAATGTCTACGAAGTAGAAGCTAAAAATAAAGAAGAAGCAGAAGATATGGTTAGAAATTATTCTAATGAAGAACTGCTTGAGGATCATGATTTTAATATTAACTACATTGACGAGATAAAAGAATGAGCGAGAAAACAGACCAAGTAGCCAAAGATGGAGAAACTTATGAGTACGAGTTATTTTTAACTCATGAAGATGGTACAGGCTTTATAGTTGATTGTAGAGAGGATATTGTAAAAGATGGTGATGTAGTATCATCTGAGTATGCAGAAGGTTTTATTTTTGATAATTATCCTGAAGCAGAGAAAAAACTCAAAGAGATTGAAGATCGACTAGAAAAACAGAATAAAAAAATATTTGTTACTAATGAAGTAAAGACATTGCATAATGTTCTTGGTAGAAAGATTGAACCAAAAGAGAAACCAAGTCTCTGGACAGTAGATCTTAACACAGTGTTTAAAAACATTCTATTTGAATGCACTGAGGATGAGCTAGAACAAAATATTCAAGAGTTTGTTATTAGTGAATTGGAAAATTTAGACTGGACATATGAAAGAGCAGATGTTAATGTAAGTAAAACAATGATAAGATCATGAGCGAAGAAAATAAAGAAACAAAGTATTATAGTGCGTCTTGTAATTTAAATTTTACAGCAGGAAGTTATGAGGAGGCTTGTGACCAACTGCTAGACTATTTAAAAGACTCAGTTACCGATGGAGATGTTACATCTTGGTTTATAAACGAAGAATAAAAATGATATTATTAAATCCAAACTATTGGGATTGTGAATGTGAGAGTGATTACATCCACAAAAAAGTAGAAACAAATCATTGTGTTAAGTGCGACACATATGAAGAAGATCAACCAGATTCAAGGCAGGAGGAAATAGATGCAATATAAAATTAAAATATTTGGCGGTATTGATGATGGTAAAACAAAAGGATTCTTTAGAGAAGATCAAATACAAAGTGCAATAGCTTTGATGACACAAAAGTACGGAAAAGATTGGGCTTATGATATTATAGAAGCCTGATAAAAATTTAAGCCCCCATAACTTAACAACATAAAAACAAATGAGCAATAAAGCATTAGCTACAACAAACATATTAGTCATTATGACTCCATTCCTACTAGGAGTATTCGCAACCGCTTTTGAGAAGCAAATCCTTTCACAAGGATGGACTGCTATCTTAGGCTTTGTCATGATGGTCGTTGGAATTTGGACTTCATTAAGACTAGCAAAACAACCTGATTAGTGACATCTGTTAAAAAAATGAAAAGGAATTTGTCTTTAGGAATATTTATTGGTGCAATAGTTTTTTGCATAATGACAATAATATCTAATATTATACATAAAGAACCAGAAGAAAGTCCGATTCCTGATCTTATAATATTGCCACCGCCTCCAGAGGAAGGTGTGCCATTAGATTTACATCCTCCTATAGAACTTCATCCTCTAGATCATGATAACGTAGCTCAACCAAGGTTTGAGATAAAAATACAAAATGAAATAGAAGATGAGGTTCTGGAGGTTGTAGCAACATTAGCGGATGCTAAAGAATATATCGCAGAATATGGTCAATATCATGATGATTTGTTTGTTTATGATAAAGATACAAATGAATTAGTGCTAACCAGTAATAAAAATGAATAAAAAATCAATTTTTATTCCAATCTTCCTTTTTGTTTCCTTGTTTTGCAGGGCAGACGATCATTGGGGAGAGGCTCCACCTGTACCAGAGCTACAGATAAACCATGATATATTTTCTGGTATAGTAACAGTTGGTTGGATGTCTGATTCGACTTTTGATAAGCCTATTTGGTATATTGTAGAAGTAAAGCAAGTAGATGAAGATAGAGTGGCTGATCCAGAATTCTTTTGGTTTAGACCATTTGTGCCAATACAGAGTAATTTTAATGAGTTTATTACAATAAGATTGGACTACAGAGATGAGTCTGGTTTAGTAAAAGATTGGACAAGAGCGGAGATGTTCAGAATAAGAGCAATGTGGGGAGCGTAAATATGGACGAAAAGAGATTTTACGTTTACGCATATCTCCGTGAAGATGGGACTCCTTATTACATAGGTAAGGGTTGTAAGAATAGAGCTTATGACTATCATCGTCATAATATAAAACCGCCTAAAGATAAAAATAGAATAATTTTTTTAAAAAAGGGGCTAACTGATCAAGAGGCATACGATTATGAAAAAGAAATGATTTCTTTTTACGGTAGGAAAGACTTAGGGACTGGTATTTTAAGAAACTTATCAGACGGAGGTCACGGCCCATTGAACCCCTCCCCAGAATCAAGAAAGAAAAACTCTGAAAGAAATAAAAAAGCATATGCTGAAGGGAAGCATCCTTTATCTAAATTGACCAAATTTGAAAGAGTCATTTATGGTCATCTAGCGACAGAAGCTCGCAAAAAATCTGAATGGTTCAAAGAAAACCCAGAATATTGGGGTGGTTCCCTTGGGAGAACGCCAGAAAAACATAAAAAAGATAGTAAAAAAGCGTGGCAAAAAGGGCTTTCGAAATGGATGGAAGATACTAAAGATGATCCAATTTGGCAAAAATACAGAAAAGAACTTTCTAGAAAAAATGGATTAAAAAATGCTAAACTAGGGATAGGTATATGTGGATTATCATCTGAAGAAAGAAGTAATATTATTAAAAATTTTTTAGCAGATCCCGTAAAAGGCCCAAAACAAAGAAAACTTTTATCAGAAAAAGGGAAAAAGCAATATGCACAGGGAATAGGTATAGCATCTGAAGAAGCAAAACAAAAATCAAGAGAAGTTAATCTTGAAAGAACTGGACATGATTTTACAGTTAGAAGTCCAGATGGGAAAATACATACTGGTCATGGCATAAAACCATTTGCTAGAAAACACGGAATACCCATGGAGTCATTCAGGGCTTTAGTGCAGGGCAAAACTCCAAAAGTTTGTGGTTGGACTTTACCTGATTATGATGAATATAAAGTGTTGAATTTATTTAGAGAAGGTTTATCAAAGGAAGAAATAAAAGAAATAGTTGGCTACGGAGTTACTTATGTAGATAGCCACTTCCCAAAACCTGAAGAGGGTTACAAATGGTGCATATATTGTTTTGAGCAAAAACTTTTTTGTGAATTTACTAAAGATGAAACACGAAAAGATGGGTATAGAGAAAAATGCAGTCAGTGTAATCACACTCCTGAAGAATGGAGTCGAAAACAATTACTTAAAAAAGGTTATAAAAAATGTACAATTTGTGGAGAAGAGTTGTTAATAAATTCTACTAATTTTCACAAAGATGGCAAATATCCTTCTGGAGAAGTTAAATATAAAGGAGCTTGTAAAAAATGTATTCGTCCGATTGCCAGAAAAGCAGCCAGAGAAGCCTATAAAAAGAAGCTGAATTAAAATAAATATAAATGCATATTGATATAAAAAGTTTAGTCGAAAAGGGCAAAGCAAAAAAAATAAAAAATCACGAAGATTATATTGTGACAAAAAATGGTAGAGTTTTTAGTTGTAAATCTAATAAATTTTTAAAACCTTATTTATGTGGCAAAAAAGGTAAAGAGTATAAAACTGTTTCTTTATATAAAAAAGGTAAGGAAGATAAAAGAACTGTACACTCCTTAGTTGCTGAAGCTTTTATTGGGAAAAGACCAAAAAATAAAATTGTTGGTCATATAGATGGTAATAGGTTTAATAATCATGCAGACAATCTTGAATATGTAACAGAGTCACAAAATCGTGTGAATACTTATTATAGAAAAGCGAATAAAAGTAGTCCTTACATGGGAGTTTGTATATCCAAAGGTAAAATTCGTGCTACAACATATCGTGACGAGGGAGAGTTTTTTGATTGTGAAATAGAGGCTGCAAAAGCATATGATAGAGCAGTTTACAAAAAATTCGGCAAACACGCATTATGTAAGTTGAACTTTCCAGAATTAATAGATGAATAAAAAATAATTATGATATATATAATTGGAGCAATAATTTGGGTAATAGCTAATATATTAATACTAAGATTCTTTTCTGTTTGTAAGAGCGACAAGCATAGACCAAGAGATTCTGAGCTAAATAATAGAATAAATGCTAATAGTCCATATAATGATGGCTATACAAGAGAATTTTATGAGTGAAAATCCACATAAGTTATTTATAAATAATGCCAAAAACAGTATTGGAGCCGTTATGTTTGTAGCAGAATGGGCGGTTTTAAAAGGTTTTGATGTAGAAATAAAAGGAATGAAGTTTGCCAAAAACTATGGTGAATGGAAATCTTGTGCAGATGACGGCTTTGATTTAACAATTATTAATGATTCGGGCGTTAGAAAAACAATCAATGTAAAGAAAAATAGAAAATCTTTTTCTTCTGTAAATGATTTTACTAGCAACTTTAAATATTTCGAAAGACCAATTTTAGTTAGTGCTACTCATGTTAATACTCCAGATATTACTCTTATATTAAGTTCTGATTATAATGGAGCAATTAAAATAAAAAAAGAAACAAAAGAGTTTTGGGGCATAAGAAAGAATGTATTTGATGCAAGATACAATACTACCCAAGATTGCTTTGATGTCTCAAATGATCATGTAGAATGGGTTAATTTTAAAGATTAGTAGAATGAAAGCTAAACCACTACCACCGCTAGAAGAATTAAAAGAATTCTTAGATTATAATCCAGATACAGGGATATTTACTTGGATAAAAAAACCAAGTAAAAAAATAAAAGTTGGTCAACAAGCTGGAAAAATGCATACTAAAGGTTACATCCAGATTACATTTAGAGGATTTTTATATCTTGCTCATAGATTAGCTTATTATATGTATCATGGTGTAGACCCACTGGAAAACCTTGTAGACCATAAATACGGGGATAAGACTAATAACAAGATTAAGAATTTAAGATTAGCGAATAAATTTCAAAATAGTACGAATCGTGTTAATTTACCTAGTAATAATAATAGCGGTGTAATAGGAGTGTGTTGGGATAAAAACGCTAAAAAGTGGAGATCGCAGATTGTAGTAAATAAAGTTCAAAAACACTTAGGATTTTTCATTAATAAAGAAGATGCAATAAAAGCCCGTAGAGAAGCAGAGATAAAATATTTTGGTGACTTTCGGGGCAATATTTAACATAATTTATAATAAATTATTTTTAATTACCTTTTTATTATTTTTTATTAATTTAAAATACAGTATCCTACCTATACATACCATATAATCATATAGATAAGTATAATAGAGAATATAAAGAATAGACTGATAATATAGCATTTGGGAGATATTGGGGCAAATTGGAGAAAGATGTAGGATAGTACCGCCCTCCCTAAAAATAAAATATATACTATTATATTAGCGTGAAGGGCTAGTTTGTGGGATATTTTAGCAAATAAAAGCTAATTCTAGCTTATTTCTTGCGTTTAATTTAAATTAATAAAAATTAATTTAAATTAATTAATATTATTTTTTATTATTTTTTATTCGAATTTAAATTAATAAAAATACAATTTAAATTAATTTTTATTCGTGCCAGAATGTCAGATATTGGGCGTAATAAAGGGCGCTAGGTTGTCGGATATTTTCCTTAATAAGCGAAGCTAGAATGTCAGATATTTTTCTTAATAAGTGTAAGTATAAAAGTCGCCACTTTATACTAAAAAACCTTAATAAGCATGAATAGAATAGAAGCATTATTATATTTGTTGTTTTGTATAATCACACTTTATCTTTTGTGTGACTTAATTTTATTTTAATTAATTTTTATTCTTGACGAGTACCATCGCAGATGGTACTATATGGCATCATGAATAAAGCTATAAAATATCCATTGCCCACAGTTAACTTCAATGGCACTGACAGGGAGACTCTACTCAAAGATAATGTGAGAATCCTATCTGCTATTGCTGATCTAAGAGAAGCTATTAATGCTAGTACATTTCACCCACGAGATTACAACACATACGGGCCAAATCCTAACGCATATGAATGCCGACCTCCTTATCAGGAAGCAAGAGATGAGCGGGCTAAACACATAAAAAAGATTAATGAATTCGCTGAGTATATTGAGCAACACATAGAACACTTAGTAGAAGAAAATTATTAATGCCCTCTTTATCAGAACTAACATTATTTATTATTATATTAGCCACCATTATATTAACTATTGCCCAATTACTATCATGCACCCAAATAAACTAATTCATATTCAGCTATTCGCCATTAATAAACTAAAAGAATTTGGTCTTTTCGAGCAGGGATGGAGGTTTGTGTGGGATAAATCTGTTTGTAGATATGGCCAGTGTAGACATACTAAAAAAGAAATTGGTATTAGCAAAAAATTAACACAAATAAATGAAATAAGCGAATCAGAGGACACCGTACTGCATGAGCTTGCTCATGCACTCGTAGGCAGTGGACATGGACATAACGCTGTATGGAAGCAAATGTGTGTTAAGATAGGTGCAAAGCCTGAGAGTTGCTACAAGGATGAAGACCATGGTGGCAAGGTTAAATCAGTAAAACCCAAATATATAGTTGTTAATAAAGATACAGGTGAAATCTACTGTAGATATCATAGAAGACCGAAGATTAAAGATTGGTCTACTAGGTGGATAGGCGGCAAGAAGGCAGAAACATATGGTAAGCTAGAATTAAGGTCAGCGCTAGGTTGTAGGTTAAAGCTATAATAAACAAATAAGTGTGTTGTAGTTTTTCTTATTATTTATATTATTACTTTATTTAGAGGTTAACTTCTGAAAGTCATTGAGGCTTAGGGAGTTACACCGCTGGCGGTATGCCGCGCCCGCCTAACTCGTTGGTATCCAACGACTTACGACATTTTTTCTTATTTAATCGCTTCTTTTTATCCGTGTGGCTAGTGGTGGGCGGTGGCATCGGGTGGCGCACCATGTTTCTACCCTCTAGTGAGTTAGTCGGCAATTTTGGTTTCTTCTTTTTCATAATCTTTTTTTCATGCACCAGTTAGGTGATCAACAGAGGGAAAGAAAAGGGCAATATGAGAAACCCTGAAACCCTCGTTCTAGGATCTCCCTAGACTCTACTCCTAACTGATGCACAATTTACCAAAACAAATTATTTTTTATTTTTAGCCATCTGTTCTTGATAGCTATTATTCATTTGATCTCTAAAACTGTATGTTCCTATTCCCTTCTTGCGAAGCCATGCTTCGCAAGCATCCCCCACAATCTTAGAAAGATTTTCATACGTTTCTTTTTTTTCTTGGTCTATTATATTTGGCTCGTGCTGTATACTTCTCATGTTAAAAACTGAATTACTGTTACAAAAAGTGTGATTACTATTAAACTAAAAAGGATTGTATCGCTTGGCATTTTTTTAAATGCTCATGCCGTCTTTTAATGTACCACGCCTATCTTTATAGATCAACTCAATTACCATTTTTTCTATCGGGTCATTCTCTACAAAGTAAGGCGGTAATTCATCTAGAACTTCTGAACCGTCTATATGTGGAATCTTCTTAAACATCTTTGCTTGATATGTCTTAACGGCATTCATTAAGCCCTTGCTGTTATCGTACTTGATGTCTAGTAGAACTTGTGTCTCTTCTAGGAAAACACGAATTTGATTTGTGTGATTAGCTGTCATTTTTTTGTCTTTCTTCTCTTACTGATATTACTAAAGTTTCTCTCATTGGATCAAACTTGCAATCCAAAAGTGTTTCTATATATTGCATATCCTCGCTGCAATTCATGCAAACGGGAGTTCCATTGTCTTCGTACCAGTCAGGGCTAACCTCTACGGTATGAACTGAGCTATTCCATTTTATACCTTCAGGATCATTGCGTCCATCACAAACACATCTCCAACGGTGTAAAATCTTTTCGTCTTTTATTGGTCTCCAACCCATCTTATTTCTTCTGGTTTTGTTGTTCCGATTCCGACTTTACCTTCACAACAAATCCCGAATTGTCGTGCTTGGCTTTGCCTTTTGCTTCTAGTCCGATTATTTTACCATGAGGATCAGTAAAACGCAAGTCATGATCGTCGCCACTGATTACTTCCATGCCCTCCCAAGTATTTGGAATCTCATCAAACACAACTGCAACATTACCGCCTTTTTTAATTACTTCTTTTATAAACTCAGTATCTGTCGTTTCGTCTCTGCTAAAAGTAAGATGATAGTTGTGGGGCATTTCATGAGAAAGAAACGCCATTATTCTTTCTTTGCTTTTAGTATAGTCATAGAACTGATGTTTTGGGAACTCTTGCATGATGCCATATTTTTCCCAACGGATATCACTTGTTAAGTTTAAACGAAAACAAACGCTCATTTGTTTACGTGCCGCAAACCTTATGCCCGCTTGAATGTCCTTCACTAACTGAAGCACAAACTCAAACTTATTCTCATAGAACTTATTTGTTTTGTTTATTCTAGCCTCTTGAACCATTTTCATCATGCCCCGCCCTGCTGTATTTAAACAAGCTGCTGCACATCCTGCACTAGCATTAGGACAAACATTCCGCCCCGACAAAGTAGACGGTGCGAAGTGAAGACCGTAAGTGATAAAACCTTTTTGGAATCCTTTTAGGATTTTAGAATTGCTTAGTGTTAAGTATCTCATATTAATCTATAACTATATTTGTGTTGTCTAACAATATCTGAAAATCGGTTACTTGTAAATCAGTTTGTAGATATTTCTTTTTTTGTTTTTTTATTTCTTTTACTGCACCATCATAAGTAAACCATCCGTTAATTGTTTGGTCGCCATTGCGATGTGTCAAAAAGACTTGAAAGTCTCTTTTGTTTTTGTTTATGTGAATTGGATATCCTTCTGTGGTTATTGGTAAACCGTTTTTTCTTGTCTTCATATGTATAAACATAGCACCAGCGATTAAAAAGTCAATTTAAATTAATTTTTATTATTTTTTATTATTTGCTTGACTTATTCTTTTTGTGTGTTCAATGTTTGTCTATAACTCCTTGAGTATCAAGGAGTTACGAAGGCGCGGCATGCCGCGCCGCCCCTAAGTCGTTGATACTTAACGACTTACAGAACTTTTTACTTTATTACGTGTCAAGTTAAAAACACAAAAAAAACCCGACCCTTTCGGGTCGGGCGTGGCGAGTGCTTCCCCACTTACGCGGGTAAGGCAACCTCTTCAGCTTCCACGATCACCGAGCGGTGACCTGCGACACCGTCAAAGATGCTCTGCATCTTCATGGTGCGCTCTGGGAGCTTGGACAAATCGCCGCCCTTGAGATTCTCAGTGACAGCGTTGTAGAGGTTCCAGAGGGTGTTGCCTCTGAACTCAGGGTGACGAGGGTCACGGAACTCCTTGACCGTCTTGTAGACATCCCTCTCAGGAAGTGCCTTGTACTCGGCAAGGTCAACAGCAAGGTTGCTCGCAACCTCTGGGGAAATCTCAGTCTCCTTATAAGCTGAGATCCTCTGACCCATATCAGCCCAAGATGAGCGGATACGGCTGATAGCCTTGGCTAGCATACCGTCAAGATCCCGAAGGATATTAACAGTGTGTCTGCGAGCGAGCTTAACGTCAGACGAAAAGCACATATTGTCGCAAACCAACATGGAGTTACCCATGCAAGCGGAAGCCGCTGTGGACTTGTCGCTTGAGTTACGTAGCCCGAAGACCAAACGGCGATCATCGCCTGTGATGCCCTCACCTCTGAGAGCGAAGCCACCGAAGTAGCGTTGACCCCCTCTAGCGAGGGCGTGTTCCTCCTCCGAGATGGAGAAACCTGCTTTACCTAAAGCCTTACGTGCCTTAGAGACAAGTAGGCTGTGTGGGATCGGCGTATGAGTAGCCGTCTTTTCAGGCGTTTTTACCGCCTTAAGCTGATCTTCTACGGATAGAAGCTCACGCTCTCTGCGAGTCCAAACCGACCCTGCCGTTGGCAAGGTGATTGGCTCCAGTTTGTTTTTTGCATATATCAATGCCATGCCCAACTATAACCGCAAAAAAGAAAATGTGCAAGCACTAAAAACAAAAAAAAGAAAAAAAATCGCTCCAACATTGCCCGATATTTAGTCAAATATTTACTTGACAAAAAAACTTTATTTTTTAGTTGACAAGGGATTACATAGTAAAAGAGTAGTAATGTGTGTAACTCGTTGAGTATCAACGAGTTAGGGCGGCGCGGCATACCGCCATCTTCGTAACTCGTTCAGGGTGAACGAGTTATAGAGAAAGTTAACAGAACAAAAAGAAACCGCCGATAGGACAACAACTATGAAAACCTATCGACGGCTCCCCTACTGGCGGGAGCGCTCCGTTGGGGCTTGCCTCCAGTATTTAGGTTTGGGATTGTTTCTCACTCTCGGAGCTGGCGGTAAATCCCTTTATAACCATACCAATGTTTCATCGTCACTTACCTACAACTTTTGTGCTGTAGGAGGCTAAGTTTAGGAAAACAGCTTGTCCGTCATGTCAGGACTGAGGTATCTATCAAAGACCTCACTGTGTCTAAACTCGGTGACTATACCCTTCCTAGGATTGTTCTGCGTTTAACGCAAATTTTTCGTTTAATGTATTAGCGTGTTTGCGTGTCCACTTTACATTATCAATGAAGTGGTCAAGTTTATCATCTGCCACCTCTGACATTCTTTCTGCCAAGGTCTGATGTACTACACCAAGCGCATAATTTAAAAGCGTTGCTTGGTCTTTGTTTTTCACTTCAATGCGAACTGATTCGGATGTCTTTGCCATGTTAGTTATAGTTTTATTTTTATATTATTGTGATTGATTTTGTAGGCTAGGGCGACGAGACCATGATCCCCTCAGAAAAAATCTCGCCACCCTTCACTATACCTACATTATACTATGACATCTATACTGTCAACATATAAATTTCTGTACTTCTCAGTGCCAGAGTCATCAACGTCTGAAACTTTTGCGGTTATAAACTGCTCGCTTGTTTCAACGTGTCTGCCAACTCTGTCAATGGAGTTGATTTTAAAAGTTCTAGTTCTATCTCCTGTAACAGAAGATTCTTTTTTTGTGTTTGTGTATCTAACAGTTTTACCTGCTAAGAATGATGCTAGTTGTGTAGGATTTAAGTGTTCTAATTTCATATAGGTAATTTAGCACATATTTAAAATGGGTGCAAGTATTTTTTTATTTTTTTGTTAAAGGTTTCGCTTCAACGTCAGAGATGTCAGTGCCGACAAACCTAACATTAAACTCAAGTTGATCGTTGGGTTCATCAGGATTATGAAGAAGATCTTTAGCAACGATTTCGCCATTTTCAACAAAGAGGCAAAAACCTCCATCTACAGCGGCACTATTTAGATGTGCCATTATTTCATCAATTCTATTTTTCATATAAGGTAATTTAGCATAGGTTGAAATTAATTGCAAGTATTTTTTTGTATTTAAATTAATTTTTTTTAGAGGTAAGCCGAGTCGAATAATCCATTTACTTCTTTTATAAGCGAGTCAACTTTTTCTTCTATGTCTACCGAAGCGAACTTCATAGCGTCTGGATCATATGATTCTACCATGTCCATTTTGAAGTCGTTAAGTATAGCGTTCAAATCTTCTATTAATTCTTTTGCGGTTGTGTCCATGGCGTACTGTACAGGTTAAAGGCGAAGGTGTCAAATATTTATTTATATTTTTCCGTGCAAGGTTGTAGGTTATACTAACAAATACCAAATATTGCTTGACAACGTAACTCGTTGAGTATCAACGAGTTATGAAGATGACGACTTGGTACTTTATTCAAGTAGAAACTTCTGTATGTCGTTGGTTATCAAGGAGTTACACATTCGGCGACATGCCGCGTCGTCGTAACTCCCTCAGTATCAAGGAGTTACGAGGCTTTTATGCGATTACCTCAAGGCGATGAAAAATTAACCAGACCAGAACTGCCCGCCGCAATGCCTAACTCTTTACTAAAACTCTAACATTATTCTAACACTAACAAAACTCTAACACTACCCGAATCTTTTTTTTATGATCATGTCGCACAACTCCTCTAACTGATCAACAATTTCTTTTTTGTTCTCTTTGAATCGTAGATCATTGTGCATGAAGTGAAGCTTGAATTTTATATCTGCTAACTCTCTTAAAAGATTACTTCTATTTTGATTTTGAATTTTTTCAGTCATGATTTTTATTACAATGTTAGTTTACTGAAAGGTGTCTGCCAATCGGTCGGGTCTTTCTCGCCGAAGACTATTGCGTCGGTTCTCTCGCTATGATCTGCGAGAGCTTTATCAAGGCGAGCTTCAAGGCGCTTGAAGTTTTCAGCAGTGTCAGTGCTGATGTTCAGATCCATAGCCATAGCCTGAGCTTGACCAGATGCACCGATGACCTCCGCGCGGAGTTGATCGGCGATTTTCATTAACTCAATTATTTGTTCATCATTTTTCATAACGTAAGTATAGTGTAGATTTGAATTAAAAGCAAGTTTTTTTTTATTAGTCTATGGAGTTTATAACTGAGAGGTGGGCTAAAAGCATGAGAGAGCTTTCATTCCTTTTCAGATCCGAACCTTTGCCTTGTTTGCAAAGTCCTATAGCGTTATTAACCATGTGTTTACAGAATGCAAGCTCTGCTTCAGATTTAAGATTAAGATCTCTAGCAATTTGAAAGTTTAGAAGATCTGCGTCTTCAGTGAAACGAGGCGCTGATTTGACTACCGCCTCCGCGATTTTTAAAGTAATTTTATCTTTCATGATTATACTATAGCACACTTTCAGAAAAAAGCAAGTAAAAAAAGTATTTTTTATTTATTTTTATTTATTTTTATTTTTCGCTTGACAAAGGTTTTCGTAAAAACTTACGTAAGTCGTTGAGTGTGAAGGAGTTGCAGCCGCCGCGGTATGCCGCCGCCCGCGTAACCCGTTGATTTTCAACGAGTTACGCAAGATTTTACTGGTCAATCCCAGTAGTCCCAGATGACCTTGTTGCCCCTTTTCAGCACGAAATGGCTCATGGTAGGCACACCCTGCGCCCCGTAGTGGCGGGTGGTCACAGAGCATTCTGGCCCCTTGTACTCACCCCTGTTGCTCCTACGGCGGGGGTTCATGGCACAGGCCAACTTAGGCGAGCGCGACATGGACACGGTGACCTCCTCGCCGTGGTCCCAGTTGCCGCCGCAAGATGGCGGGTTGCATTCGTATGTGGTGCGGGTCAAGATGAATAGATTTGAATTTCTCATGATGTAACTATAGCACAGATTAGAATTAAAAGCAAGAACTTTTTTGTGTTTTTTTTTTGCTCACCCCTCGGTGAGCGCGTCGAGGTGCAGATCAGGCTCATCCTGCTTTGCCCATTTTGCATCCATGTGAGCGCGAGCGTCATCCATGCGGCTGTCAAGCCACGCCTCGAATTCCTCGCGCTCCTGCGCCTCATTTAGAAGCTCGTTGATCGCGCGGTTGTCCACGCCGAACTCCGTGCCTTCGTTAGTAAGATCTCTGATGTCTGAAGTAGTAAGTGAATTTTTCATGCCTGACTATACCACAGGCTAAAAGAAAAGTCAAAACTTTTTTGTTATTTTTTTCACTTTTTTTGCTTTTTTTATTTGACAAGCTTTTGCGTAGGAACTTCTGTAAGTGCTTGATTATCAACGAGTTACAGCCGCGGCGGCATTCCGCGCCCGCGTAACTCCTTGAGGCTCAACGAGTTACGAAGATTTTTTGTCATTCCATTCTCGCCACTTTTGTAGTACAGTGTTAGGGTCTTTGTGATGTCCTAACATTATTTTAAAAGTCTCCCATGTCGGTTTTGGTTCTGTTAGGGATTCCCAAGCTTGCTTTCTTTGTTTTGGTGTCATGTTAGAGTTTAGTGCTTCTGTTAGAAAGTTTTGAGCTGACTCGCGCCAGCTCTTTAGTTTTTCTCTGCCTGATTTTGACATTGTTAGGAAACTCCGTTAAGTTTATTAACCGCTCTATTGAGCCACACCATAACGAAAGCCCACACTAACGGAAGCCCAAACATGATGAACAAGATTGTGCCACCAGTTAAACCGTGAACGCTTTTCCTAAGTGACAGCCAAGACTCTTCTCCTAATGAGATTGCGAGCAGACAGATGAAAAGATTAAAGGCGTTTGTGATTAGACAAGTGATAGTGAACTGGTCGAACAATTGAGTAAAGAATTTTTTCATGATGTAAGTATAGTTGAATTTAAAGTTAATGCAAGTTTTTATTTTGTTATTTCTAGTTTTCTGACAGAGGCTATACTTGCGTTGAATTTTCTAGCAAAGAACCCAAGTTTTTCGTTTGTGTTTTTTGCTGTGGCTATGAGGGCATTGAGCTGTCTCATTTGCTTAAGTGTCGCCTCCTGCTTTTCCTTATCGGATAGTTGGTTGCTTTCAGAGATCCACTGCACAAGGCTTTCAGTTGCTTTGATGGTGGCTTCAATTTTTAACATTTCTTTTGTTTTCATGTTTTAACTATAGCACAGATTTTTATTTAACGCAAGTATTTATTTTATTTTTTTTTAGAACCAAGCTTCTAAGATTTCTTCCTCTACTACTTCGAAGACCTCATCTAATTCTTTGACCTCAACGTGTACGCAGTTATCTTCAATGTGAAACACAACCCCAGTGTCAACGAACTCTAAGTTTTCGCCATGCTTGAAAGTTACATTGTCGTTTATATCTATATCAGTTATTTTCATGTCTCTACTATACCACAGGTTCAAGTTAAACGCAAGATCTTTTTTGTTTTATTTTTCGCATCCTATGCGGGCGGCTTCACCTGTCACGGATGTGTTTTTACCTTTATGCTCACCCTCCATGATTTCACCAGAGCAGATTGGCTCGCCATTGTGAAAGCCATAGGTGGAAGGAAAGCACTTGACCTTGTAGCCGTTAAAGGTGACAATGTAGCGAGTGCGGTTAAGGAGTTCTGGATTTATTACTAACATGTTTATACTATAGCACAGTTTAAGTTAAAAGTCAAGGATAAAAGTATATTTTTTTTTATTTTTTTATAGTCAACGTGTTGAGCATAGGCGACCAGTCACGGCTAACCATGTCAGCCAAGCTCTCGCTTATATCGTCTATAGAGTCTATAGCGATCTCCTGCTCGCCTCCGTCTTGATCGACACCCCACACAAACCCATTTTCGAAGTCTGTATCTACAACAACGAACCACTCACCGCGGGCAGTGATCTCAGTTCCATTTCCTAAACGACTAATTAATTCTTTGTTTTTCATGTGGTAAGTATACCATACATTTAGCAAAAAGTCAATGGCTAAAAGTAAAAAAATTAAAGTTTTTTTGCAGAGGGGAGGGTTTTTTGAGAATTTTTGACTTTTCAGTTGACAGTCGAAGCCGCGGGGGGTGGTGATTTCTATAAACATCTTGCCACCAAAAGCGTAATATGTGTAAAATTATTTAACTATATATGTCATATAAGCAAAACAGGTCTTTGGGCCACATTGAGTTAACAGAAAAGCAGTCAGAGTTTCATAAGATTATGAGAAGCCCACAAACGCGGGTTGCCTTTATAAGCGGGCCAGCAGGAACGGCGAAGACCTTTTTATCTATATATACAGCATTATATAAACACTATGATGATAATCTGCTTAATATCTTATATCTGAGAAGTTTGGCAGAGAGTGCTGATAAGGGGATGGGTTTTCTGAAAGGTACGATGGATGATAAATTTGGACCATACGTTGGGCCGTTAGAAGATAAATTGGAGGAGTTGCTGAGTCCCGCAGAAAAGAAACATATTGAAATGAAACAAGTCGTCCAAGCAGCTCCAATTAACTTTATGAGAGGAGCTACATGGAGAAATAAAGTTGTGATTGTAGATGAGGCGCAGAATATGACTATAAAAGAACTTACTACAATACTAACAAGAATAAGCAGAAATAGTACATTGTTTATATGTGGAGATACGATGCAGAGTGATATTAAGAAAACGGGGTTTGCTAGATTTTGTGAAGTATTTGATGATGAGGAGAGTCGAAGTTATGGGATACATCATTTGGAGTTTACTAAGGATGATGTGATGAGGGATAAGATTATAGGCTATTTAGTAGAAAAAATTGAAAAAAGTAATTTAAATTAATAAAATAAAGCTATGAATAAGATGTTTTGTGTGTCGTGCGGGTTTAAAATACTCTATGAAGTAAGTAAACCTAAGTTTTGTTCTAGTTGTGGGCATAATTTAGCAGGAATAACTAAAGCTAAAGTGGCTGAAGAGCCAGAAGAGGAGTCATCTATTGATTCTATTGATGTTAATAAGTTAAAAAGGAATATTTCTGTTGATTATAGTTCAGCTAAAACAACTTTAAAAGATATAATAGCTAGCTCTACTGCCGCGGATGCTAATCCAGAGTATAAGAGTAGACCAGCTTCAACCAATGCTGAAGGAGATGCCTTGCTTAAGCAGATTCAACAAGAATGTGCTTCATCAAGAATGCGAGATGTAGATGAAGGAGGCGTTTGAAGATAAACGCGAAGATCTAGATCAACTTTTATTAAAATATAGACCTAAGTGGCAATTAAGCGCATTAGCATGGTTAGACTATGATGACGTTTGTCAGATAATTCGCTTACACGTTTATAATAAGTGGCATCTTTGGGATCAGTCGCGCCCATTTAAACCTTGGGCTTCTATGATTATCTCTAATCAGATAAAGAATCTGATCAGGAATAATTATACTAGTTTTGCTAAACCATGTTTGCGCTGTCAGTACAACATGGGTGGAACATTGTGTGATTGGACAAAGAGCGGAGATCAGGATAGAACATGTGCTGATTTCAACAAATGGAAGAAAAAGAAAGAACGGGCGTATAATATTAAGCTTCCATTAACATTAGATGATGGAGTTGCTACTCAAAACACTTCATCTATTAAAGATCAAGTAGATTACAAGTTATCATCTGGCAGGTTGCATGAGTTAGTGATGACTCAGCTTAGTGAGCGGCATAAAGCGATATATGCCATGCTTTATATTGAGCATAAGGATGAGAAAGAGGTTGCTAAGAAATTTGGCTTCAAAGGAGACTCTACTAAAAGAAAAACAATAAGATATAAGCAAATATCTAATTTAAAAAAGAAATTTTATAGAATCGCAATTAAAATAATAGAGGACAACGATATACTATGAGTGAAGTAACTTTGACAGAGGAACAAAAACAACAAATAGAAAAATTATTTAAATCAAACCCCGATTTAAGAGATATCACCCAAAAAGTGTTTGATGATGAGAGTTTGGATGGTAGGTCGAAGCAAGGTAGGGCTGTTAGAGCATTCTTGATTAAAAGCGATTTAACCTACAAAACTACTTTGGTTGACAAAGCAGAAGAGATAGATTTAACAACAGAGCAAAAGCAATTTTTAATGAGCAACAATATAGAGCGCGGAATGAACGCGCTAGAAGTTGCTCGTTTGACTTTTAAGGATAGAGAGATACAACCGCTTAGTCAGCAGCATAGAGTGACTATGGACTTTCTGAGAAAGTATCGCCCAGAGATAGTTGATGATAATGAAATGCTAACAAATGATAAGTGGTCGCCGCCAAAGTCCTTATCTAGAGCTATCAAAAAAGTCAATGACTGGGCTGGACAAAACTTTGATGAAATAACAATACAAACAAAACATAAAAAAATGTGCGAAAAGCTCTTGTTGTATCTCAAGAGTCCAAGATTTGTACATTTTATCAATCAATATTCTACAATAGCAGATAGAGAATTATTTGAGAGTGAATATGTCAGGACTGTATGGGACAAACCTGATTTAACTAATGATGAGCTTAACTTGTACATCACTGTATGTACAAACTATGTACGCCAAAAGCATATTCAACAGAGAATAGACAAACTCAATGCTATGCTCAACGATTCTGAGAATGAGCAGAATATTACTATAAGACTAACAGAAATAATCAAAGCCACCAGTGAAGAACTCAACCAATGTGAGAAAAGAATAGAATCGCTCACAAAAGATCTTAACGGAAGTAGGCAAGCGCGACTGAAAGCGCGTGGTGAAGAAAACGGTAGCATCGCAGCGCTCGTCGAAGCGTTTCAAGAAAAAGAAGAGCGAGATCGTATGATTCTAATGGCAGAGATGCAAAATAAGCTCGTTGAAGATGAAGCTAATAGACTTGAGACTATGGACGAGTACAAAGCTCGTATACTTGGAATATCTAAAAAAGAATTACTCTAATGGAATACAAGTGCAAAGAATGTGATAGAGAATTTGATAGCCGAAGAGGTTTTCATCTTCATTTGAAGGCGCATGCTTTGACTATAGGTGATTATTATGTAAAACATTTTGATAGAAGAGATTTATATACAAATGATAGAATTCCATTCAAAAATTATGACCAGTATTTTAGAGATAATTTTACTAGTTATGATAATTTTATAAAATGGGTTAATTCTGCTCCTGACAAAGATGTTAAGACACTGCTTAAGTCAAAAGCACAAGATAAATTCTCTTATAAGGGGATCGGTCTATCTCCACCGAATCTTTATTATGATTTATCAGAGATGGCTAATATCAACCTCTATAAGAAATTATGGGGAAGCTATTCTAATTTTCTACAAGAATTAGAAATAGAGAACTTCTATACAAAATCTCTGCCCCGAAACTTCTGGGATGACCCACATGACGACATAGAGATCTTTGTAGACACAAGAGAGAAAGCCCCACTTAAATTTAAGAATGCTATACAAAACAAATTAGACTTTGGGGATTATACAGTTGGAGGAGAACTTTACTCTAAAACATTTGTAGATAGGAAAGCACAAGACGATTTCAGACACACATTTGGCAAAGACATCAACCGCTTCAGGAGAGAGATGGATAGATGTGTGCAATTTGATTCTTATATGTTTGTTGTAGCAGAAACAAATATAGAAAAACTAGAAAACCATAATAAAAGATCTAAATTCAAATCCAACCTAAGCTATCTCTGGCACAATGTCAGAGGTTTAATGGTAGAATACCCTAGAAACTTACAAATCATATTTGCCCACAATAGAGCAGGAGCAAAGAAGATAATACCAAAAATACTTTTTTACGGTAAGGATTTGTGGAATGTAGATTTACAATATTTTATAGACGAGAAAGTACATGGCTTGGAACAAAGGAGAACAAGGATATCGGCTTGACCATTCAGCTACAGAGTTAAATGAACAACTCAAAGCTATGGAAGGAAGCATCAAAGAAGAAGATGCTAGATACTACTTATATAAATTTCTAAGAAACAATATTTCATTCACCTCCGAAATGTTCTTAGGTGTTAGGTTATTCCCATTCCAAGCTATGGCTATTAAAGGAATGATGGTATCTGACTATTCTATGTTCGTATTCTCACGAGGAATGTCTAAGACCTTCTCTACAGCAATATATGTGCTGTTAGAGTGCCTCCTCAATCCTAAAGCAAATATAGGCGTTATAGCGGGTAGTTTCAGACAGTCTAAGCAAATCTTTCAGAAGATGGAAGATATATTGAGTAAACCAGAAGCTAGTTTACTTAAAGAATGTGGATTTAAAATACAAAAAGGAACTGACCAGTGGACATTGACTCTTGGCAGTAGCAGAGCTATAGCACTGCCGCTGGCTAATGGAGAAAGGCTTCGGGGATTCCGATTTAATAGGATAGTGTTGGATGAGTTTTTAACTATACCAGAAAAGATTTTTAACGAAGTTATTATTCCTTTTCTGGGTGTGGTGGAAAACCCTATCGAGCGCGAGGAATTATACAATCTCGAATCAAAATTAATCGAGAAAAATGAGATGAAGGAAGAAGATCGGTATATTTGGCCCAATAACAAATTAATTATTCTTTCATCTCCATCCTTCAAATTTGAGTACATGTATAAACTTTATAAGAAGTATGAAGATTTAATAAATGGTTTGGGGGTAAAAGAGGGCGATGAAGAAGACGATTTTAAAGATGATGCTTATAGACTGATAATGCAGTTGAGTTATGATTGCGCTCCATCAAGACTTTATGATCAGAACTTGCTTAAACAGGCAAAAGCTACAATGAGTGAAATGCAGTTTAAGAGGGAGTTTGGCGCACAATTTATAGATGAAAGTGATGGATATTTTAGATTATCAAAAATGGCTGCTTGTACAATACCAGACGGTGAAATGCCAGCAGTTGAGATTGTTGGAAACCCTAGTGATGAATATATTTTGTCCTTTGACCCTAACTGGGCGGGAAACACAAGTGCTGACCATTTTGCTATGCATGTTTTCAAGATAGATAGAGATTCTCAGAAAGTTTGCTTAGTTCATAGCTATGCTATAGCAGGAGTATCTCTGAAACAGCATATGGAGTATTTTTTATATCTAATTAAATATTTTAACATAGTTGGTATATGCGGGGACTATAACGGTGGTGTCCAGTTTATAAACTCATGCAACGAGAGCGCTATCTTCAAAAACGAAAATATAAAGATTGGGGTTATAGATGTTGATTTAGAAAAACCAGAAAACTGGCATTCAGACATAATGAGCTTCAAGAGTCAATACAATGTAAAGTCAAGAAACTATTGTATACTAAGAAAACCAACAGCAAACTGGAATAGGAATGCTAATGAGATGCTACAGGCGGCAATAGACCATAAAAGAATATTATTTGCTTCTAGAGCGGTAGACACACACTTTGACGAGCAGAGAAAGAAAAATATACCCATAGACAAAATTAAATGGGATATGAAAATGTTGGGATCTTCAAAAGGAGCCTTAATGATTGATTTTATTGATCATCAGAAGTCAATAGTTGAATTAACTAAATCTGAATGTGCAAACATAGAAGTTGTAGCTAATCCACAAGGCTCTCAGTCATTTAATCTACCACAAAACCTTAGAAGACAAAAAGGTCCAAATAGAGCTAGAAAAGACTCATATTCTGCTTTGGTATTAGGAAACTGGTTTGCCAAAGTATTTTTTGATTCTGAAAATGCTACAGCAGAGAGACGAGTAGAAAGTACATTTGTGCCTTTTGCGATTTGAAAAGTTTCAAAGTAACTTTTATAACTTTAGTGTAAACTTTTATATGCCACGAAAATATACCAAAAGATCTGATTATTGGAACAAATTTAGAAAATCTGAGCAACCTATAGAAAGTCTACTTTCTTCAGAAGCTGAGAACTTTAATCCTGAACTCATAGGAGATAGCATCTATGAAAGCGTAGAAGCTTCTAGACTTTCAGAGCCTACAAAAAGAACTTCTAAGAGAAATAATAGAATTACTATTAACCCAGCTAAAAACAGGTTCCAGAATATTAAAGATGGCCTTTTGCCATTTGAGTATTCAAAAGATTCTGTAAGCGTTAAAGAGGCTATAGAGCTTTGCCAAAAAGCTTATTTCAACATAGCTACATTTAGAAGCACAATAGATCTTTTATCTGAATTTGCTGATTCAGACATTTATCTTGAAGGCGGCACACAAAAATCAAGAAATTTTATAGATGCGTGGTTTAAGAGAATCAAAATGCACGATCTTAAATCTCAGTTCTTCAGAGAGTACTACAGATCAGGCAATGTTTTCTTGTATAGAGTTGACGGTGTACTACCTCTCAGAAATAGCCAAAAAGTTTTAGAGGCTTATGGAGCTAGCTCAAGATCAAAGGTTCCTATTAAGTATATGGTTATAAACCCAACTGATGTGGCAACAAAGGGTTCTGTTTCTTTTACTGATTATAGTTATTTTAAAGTTTTGACTCCTTTTGAGATAGCAAGACTTAAAAACCCACAAACAGAACACGAACAAGAACTTTTCAACTCTTTACCAGAGGATGTGCAAACAAGAATTAAGGTTGGTACTTCAGCAAACAGCGAGAGACTTTATATAGAATTAGATACAGATTATTTGCATCCTGTCTTTGCTAAGAAGCAAGATTATGAGCCAATGGCTGTTCCAGCAGGTTTCTCTGTACTTGATGATTTAAACAAGAAAATAGAATTAAAGAAAATAGATCAAGCTATTAGCCGCTCTATTGAAAATGTAGTTTTATTAGTAACCATGGGGGCTGAACCTGATAAGGGTGGTGTTAATCACAAAAACTTAGCTGCTATGCAACAAATATTTAGAAACCAGAGTGTTGGTAGAGTTCTTGTATCTGACTATACAACAAAAGCCGACTTTGTTATTCCTGATCTTAGGAAGGTTGTTGGCTCTGAGAAGTATGAGGTATTAAACAAAGATATTGAAGAAGGTCTTCAGAATATTCTAATTGGTGATACTAAATACTCAGACGGCAAAATTAAAATGAAAGTATTTTTCCAGAGACTAGAAGAATCTAGAAATTTATTTTTAAAAGAATTTATAAACCCTGAAATAAGAAGAATTTGTAAGAATGCAGGTTTGCGTTCTTGGCCAGAGGTAAAGTTTGTTAAGAATGACACATTAGATGATGACAACTTAACTAAGCTAGCTACAAGGCTTATGGAGCTTGGAGTAATTACTCCAGAGCAAGGAATGAAGGTTGTTGCAACTGGTACATTCCCAGATCCAGAAGAGATGGCTCCAGCTCAAGACAGGTTTAAAGAAGAAAGAGAAAAAGGTTATTACATGCCTCTAGTTAATACTATTAACTTATATGATGACGATGATACTCCTGATAAACCTGCTCCAGCAGATACACCACAAGCTGTAGCTCCTTCAGGTGGCAGACCAGTAGGAGTATCTAATTCTAAAGTTTTCTCAAAGAAAAATATTATTGCTGCTACTAAACAAGTTAATGAATTTGAACTTAGAGCATTTAGAGAATTTGCCGCGAAATTCGGTCTTAAGAGAATGTCTAAAGAAAAGAAAGAATTAGTATCTCGCGCTTGTGAGTCTATTATAGTAGCAAAAGATCACACTCAATGGGATGAGTCTCTTGCAGAGGTTGTAGATAATTTAGATTCTCTAGCATCTCTTGGAGTGCATGATAAAGTGCTTGAGTTAGGTGCTGAACATCAGCTAGATGATTTATCTTCTGCAATTTTATATCACTCTACGCAAATTTGCGTGTAAAGGAGGTTATGCAATTGGATGATTTTAATATTTGCCAATTTGAAGGCAAGATAAGAGAAATAAAAGAAGAGGAATTTGAGGCGTTCGGTTTATCAGAAGGTTCTATAGCAGAGGCGGCTCAATCATTGCTCCCAGAAGACTTTGATCCAGAACAGAATATAGATGTTCTGCCAGTTGTATTTAATTTGGCGAAAGTTAACGAGTTTAATAAAAATGGTGATGGGATTGATTCCAAGACAGCCGTGGCTGCCGTAAAAAGATTTATCAACAAGCCAATAAATATTGAACATAAAAAAGATAAAATAGTCGGCCATATGATTAATGCGTCCTTCTCTACACGAGAGTTTGACTTTAAAAATAACGACATTGAATCTTATGCCGACAAAACTGAGCCTTACTATATAAATGCAGCAGGTCTTATTTATAGACAAATATATCCAAAATTAGCTGACGCAATAATGGAAGCCTCTGATGATAATGATGAGACGTATCAATCCATTTCTGCGAGTTGGGAATTAGCCTTTAAGCAATACGAAGTAACATATGGTTCAAACATTTTAGAAGATTCTAAGGTTTTAACTGGTAGCGAAAAAGAAGAGAAAAAGCAGTATTTAAAGGGTCTTGGTGGAAAAGGGCAAGATGACGACGGAGTTCCCGTCAATAGATTAATTGTTGGTGAAACCTATCCTCTGGGTGCAGCCCTAACAAGAAATCCTGCCGCAGCAGTCAAGGGTGTTTACCCAGACGAAGCCAAAGATGAAAAAATGGAATCAGAAAAAATTTCCCTAAATAGCAATAAAAATGTAAATGCAGACAAATTTAAATTTATTTTTAATAATATGGACAAAGAACAATTCGACGAACTTATGGCTAAAGTTGGCGAGAGTGTTGCTTCTGTAGTGAAGCAAGAGTCTGAAGCTTCAACTATTGGCGAAATCATGCGTGATGCACTCACGGACCACAGCGAATCTTGGAAATCCAAGGTTGAGCTTGAGCGGGAGGCTAAAGCCAAGGCTGAAGCCGATCTTTCTGAAGTTAAGGAAGCCCTTGACGCTACGAAAGAGGAATTAGAAACTCTTAAAGCTGAAGCTGAAGCTAAAGCAACTGCTGATCTTTTCAACGATAGAATGAATTTTATCGACAATGATTACGATCTTAATGAGCAGGAGCTTGAGTTAGTCACTGCTGAAGTCAAAGAATTGGAATCTACTGAAGAAGCCTTCGAAGCTTACAAAGGTAAATTGCAGGTAATCTTTGCTCACAAACTCAAAGCTAATATTGAAGCCAAAGAAGCTGAGATAAAAGCAAGAATCGAGGAAGCTGTTGCTAGTAAGAGTGAAGATGCTGTTGAGGAAGAGGCTCCAAAAGCTGACCCTCAGCCTGAGCCTGAGCCAGAACCAGCAGAAGAGTTAGAAGTTGAAGAGGATGAAGAAGCTGAAGCTTCAATTCCAAACAACAACGCTGACGCTAGTGAAAAGATTTCTTTAGTCGAAAGACTCAAGAAGAACTTCTCTGTAGAAGTATCCTAATTAAACAATTAACTATTAACTATTAAATACTAATAATCATGGCAAACGAAATTACACGTTTATTGCCGTTTCGTCAATACGATGAGAATGATGTTGTAAACTTCTATTCTCTTGATGCCGAAACGGGCGAAGCGGGTTCTGTTGTTAGAGTTAGCGCTGCTAACTTAGACCAAGAACCTGTAAAGTATGTCGAAAGAGGCGATAGCAATTCTTACGACAATACGTTGGGCCACGGACTATCATTGTATCCTGAAGTACCGTACAAAGTTACTAAATGTACAGGCACTGGTGCAACTCAGATTCCGTTGGGTATTTTGTTACGGGATGTCCGTGCAAAAGATGAAAATGGTGAAAATCTTCTCTACTATCCAGAGAAGAAAGAAGAACTTCAGTGCGTTGTATCTGGAGAAGCTGTACCTATCGCAACTAAGGGTTTATTTACAATGAATGTAAATGCTCTTAAGGGTGGGTTAGCTCCTGCAATCAACTCTCTTGCTGTTTGTTCTACTAACGGAACTCTTACTGGTGTTGCTCGCTCTTCTGCGTCATCAAATCAGAAAGATGTTGCTGTTGGTAAGTTCATCGCCACAGGTCAGCGTGAGTCATCTAATACAACTGATGCTTTCGCTGGTTCATACGCAATCCTTAAACTTGAACTGTAATTAGGAGGAAATATTACTTATGAAAATTACAATCAAAAGAACCGAAGATCAATTGGCCCTTGTGAGAGCAATGGGTTCAAATAATCGTGAGGAAGCTTATGAGGCACAAGCAGCAGTAGCTGATCTTCTTGGACCAGTGGTCTCTGAAGTAATCAACAATGCTCCAACAGTTGGAAATCTCTACACCAGCCTTTCATATGGTGAAGATGATAACCCTTCTCTGCCTTTGGATCTTTTCCACGACATCACTGATGAGGACTACATTCAGGTGTATTCTCAGCAAGTAGCTGGTGGCCTTCCATATAGCCAAGTCTTTCCTGCTCACAACGAGCTTAAGTTCAGCACTTACACACTTGATAGCGCTCTTGCGTTTGACCGTAAGTATGTTCGTAAGGCTCGTCTTGATGTTGTCAGCAAGACTTTCACTAGGATGGCTCAAGAAGTTTTACTTAAGCAGACTAAAACTGCTTTTAATGTTCTTGCAACTGCATTGGTTAAAGGACAGGGAACTTCATCAACCGCTGGTAGCCAAATTATTGGCTCTACAACTGAAAACCGTTTCGTTCTTGACGACTTCAACCGCTTGATCACAAAGAGCAAGCGTATCAACAGCTCCTTCAATGGAGGTACTCCTGTTGGTGGAGTTAAGTCTGGAATTACGGATCTTTTAGTTTCTCCAGAAATGGTTGAGCAACTCCGCTCTATGGCTTACAACCCAATCAACACAATTGATTCAGATGGTAACTCACCAGACTCTGGTGGAGACGGTCAAGTAGCTCCAGACGTTCTTCGTCAAGAGTTATTTAGCGCCGCTGGACTTCCATCTTTCTATGGTATTAATATCATGGAGATCAATCAGATGGGTATCAACCAAACCTTCAACAAGCTTTTCGCAGCAGTTGTTACTGCTGAGGGTGCTACTGTTGTTGGTGGAGGTAACACTGGAACCTTTAGTCAGACTGATGACGAAATCGTTATCGGTATTGACCGCAGCAAAGACGCTCTTATACGTCCTGTTGTTATCGGTGAAGGATCACCTTCAGAGTTGCAAGTTCTCGTTGATGACCAGTTCTCAGTTCGCCAGAACAAGATTGGTTACTACGGTAAAGTTGAAGAGGGTCGCATCTGCATTGATGACCGCGCTCTTATCGGACTTGCTGTTTAATCGACAGACACAATCTGACATTATTAAGAGTCGCCTCGAAAGGGGCGGCTCTTTTTTTTGATATTTTAATTAAAATTGATATTATATATATATGAGTAAGAAAAAGTCTCCAAAGAAAATGACGGTATCTAAAGGTGTAGAAAAGAAGAATTTAGAGGAGTTTGATGTAACAGATGGTAAAGAAAGAGATAAAAAAGAAAAAGCTCTAGAAGAAGTAAAAGAGCTTGAAGAGTTGCTTGGAATGCCTCAAATGAATCCTTATGGAACCTTAAATAGAGACATCTTCAGACAAAGATTAGAGTCTTCATCCGCTTCAGATCTTACAGATTTAGCTGCCAGAGTAGGCGTTCCTAGAGAAAGAAATATGAATCTTTTGAGGAAATCATTACTTCAATCTTTTGATTTCTATGCTCAAAAGCATAACGTCACTGTACAAGGAAACGCTAAACCAATTATAGACCCAAGTTCCCCAGACTATGAAAAAACTGTAAAGTTATTTAAAGATTTACTATAACTTTATGAATGACTTTGGGCAATTAGCGAGTGATATAATAACATACGACTTTCCAAATGATACAGGTACTTATGGTACTGGGTATATTTCTGGCTGGTTGGAAGTTAATTTAGGCGAGCTAAATGGTCTAACTCATGAGGAATTTTCTGGAAATGCTACAGGAGCTATAGAGTATACTTCTGGATCTGGTTTAATGCCTGTAGAGAAAAAGATTTTCAGAAGTTTATACGAAATTCATTACTATCAAAAATCAGCCAGAGAATCTCTTAGAGGGTTTACTTATGATTCTTCTGTTGATTGGATTACAATCAAAGAGGGTGATACAACTCTACAAAGACAAAATAAAAATTCTGTTGCTAAAACATATCGGGATTTAGAAGAAATGGCTGTTGAAAAACTAGATAATCTTTTATATCAATATAATTCTACAAAATCTTCTCCACTTCAAGTTGCTGGTACAGATGGAACTTCCTCTATACTAGTTCCAGATGAAACAGACTAATGGCATCTTTACTCACAGATGCAGAAAAGACTGCAATAAATAGCGCCCTATCTGATGTCCATGATACATTTGCTAGAGATATTTATGTTTATGTTAAAGAGGCTTCTAGTGTTCCAGCGGAATTAAATTACAATCCTTTGTATGGTAGAACGAAAAATACAGCAAGTTTGCCATCTAATGATAATATACTTACAAAATACACCTTTGCTGCGCGTATATTCTACAATAACAGGCAGCCAGAGGAAATTGTGGATGCGAACGCCCAAATGAACTTGCTAGCCTCTGACGGCAAAATACGGATCAAAGTCAAGTCAGATGCTTATGAGAAAATTAAAATATGCTCCAGAATAGAAGTTGATGATGAGCTTTATGTTGTAGATGGTGATCCTAAAATTGTAGGCCCATTTGATTCTCAATTTTATTCTATATACTTAAAACGTGAAAACTAATGCCAAGACAAGGTTTTTTATCAGCAGGTAAATTCCAAGTCACAGTTAACGCAAAAGAGTTATTAAAAGAGTTAACTGTCGATAACGACAGGGCAATGGGGACAACTATAAGAAACTATATCGCTCCTAAGTTACAACAAAAGCAGGAAAGACTAGTTAAAAACTTTAAAACAAACAAAATAACTGTAGAGTTAAAAGCTGGCCCAACAGCTTCAAATACTAGTGGTGTTTTAGGAGGTTATGGTAACTTATTTTCATTTATTGGTTTTGATGCTGGGACAGACCCGACTGATGTTATTGAAAAAATATTTGAGCAAAAATTTAGATTCAGGGTTAGAAGAATAAATAAAACAGGAAAATATAAAATAACTTTTTTTATTCCTAGCATAGAAGAGATTTATGCCTTAACGCCTATGCCTTGGGCATCTGGATCTAGCTGGGTTGATGGTATAGAAAAAGGAATGAGTAATGTTGGTAGTTATTTGTATAGCTCTAGAGGTTTCGGACAATCTAGGGCTGGAACAGGTTTACAAGCCAAAAACAAGTCTTCTGGTGTAACTTTTAGAAACACACCATACATAACAAGACTTTTAAATAATTTTAAAAGAACTTTAGTCAATTTTACTAAATGAAGGCACAATTTGATCAGACATTACTATCAAGTTTTTACTTGTGGTTTGAGAATTATTTATTAAAAGATAATTCGAAGGCTTATTCTACAGGAGCTAGCAATACATTTAAATATGTAGATTTTGCTGATGTTCCGAGTAGTCATTATGGATATCAAGGGCAATTCAAACAACTTGTAGGAGAACATAGTGTAGATGTCCCTAACTCTGGCTTTTTCTCAGATGGAGGTTTTGTTACTGGCGATTATGATAATAATGGCGGTGTATTTACAGACTATGACAACGGAAGATTAATATTTCCCTCTGCCTCTGGTACTGGTCTAACTTTAACAGCTAATTCTACTGTAAAAGAAGTAAATACTTATATTTCCTATGATGGTGATTTAGAGACTATTTTACATTCAGATTTCAAAGAAGCTGGAGCTAGTTATCCTTATCAATACTCAAAAGATAGCGAGTTAGATGAGCAGATATTCTTTCTGCCAGCTTGTTTTATTTCTTTAGCTTCTTCTGATAATACAGAGTTTTCTTTTGGGGGTGAAGAAAATACAGAGTCTAGAGTAAGGGTTATGATTCTCAGTTCTGACAATTATATTATGGATTCTGTTATGTCGTTATTTAGAGATTCAGTTAGAAATGACTTTAAAAACGTACCTTACGAAAGTTTCCCATATGGCCCATTTTATTCTATAAAAAGCTATCCTTATACTTATGATGGATTAATTTCAGGGTTATCAAACCCAGAAACTACTCATATTGACAATGTAACTGTATCTAAAGTTGTTTCAGAACAACTAAGAGAAAACTTAAATAAGGGCATTTCTATTGGTTTTATAGACTTTGATTTATGCACTTACCGTTTCCCTAGGCTATAAAATAGTGTAAAGATGGTTAAACATTTTTATTCTTAAATTTTATGGCAACTTCTAGAACACGAGTAATTTCACAATCAAAAGCTGTATTTGTAGGCCCAACAGGCATAGAGCATGATACAGACTCAGGGTACATCCCTGATCAACTACACCGTATCGACACTTTTTCCTTTGATATTGATATCGCTGGAGCAAGGCAAGATATTAGAGAATTTGGTCAATTAGCAAGAATTGACTCTTTAACAATGTCAGACATAAACCCAAGTATTTCTTTCGGGTATTATTTTACTGACGGAGAAAATGAAGCTAGACTTGGATTTAATGATGATGGTATTGATAACACTGGTCCGTTATCTCAGTTTATATCAGGAATCATCACTGAAGATCCTAAAAAGAGCGTTAAAAATCTTTATGTTCTTACTGCTAAGGAAGGTATTGATGCCTTTAATAGTGGGCAAATGATAACTCCAACAAACAGAGCGCTTTCTGATGTAGTTAGCTTCGGTAATGTTGTTATTAACAATTATTCTGCAAGTTTCGCAGTTGGAGATATTCCAAGAGTTGATATCGAGGCTGAAGCTTCAAATATTTTATTTACAACTGGAACATATAGTGGTTTCGACAACCCATCTATAAATTCAGTAGGTGAGAAACAAGCTGGAAAAGTTGCTGTTATTGCTGATCCTGATGACGGAACTGTTCCAAAAGCTCCTTCTACTGGAGATTCTACAATATCAGTTTTAAGACCAGAAGATATTACAATTACATTTACTTCCCCTAGTTTTGATATGGGTGGAACTAACTTTAGTGATATGCATGTACAAAGTGCATCTATTGATGTACCTTTAGCAAGAGGAAACATAGAAGCCCTTGGTAAAGCAAGAGCTGTTGCTAAACCTCTTGAGTTTCCAATTGATGTAACTATGTCATTTAGCTCATTATTAAAGAACTTTGATGATGGTGCTTTAGACTTAGTTCTTACTGGATCAGCAGGTGATCAAAAGACAGATATAACTCTTTCTATTACAAATAGAGAAGATTTAGAGATTAGTAGATTTACTCTAAAGAACGCTCAATTAGATAGTCAGGCGTTCAGTCAAGGGCTTGACGATAATGAGACTGTAGATCTTACATTCTCTGCACAGATCGGTGGACCTAATACAATAACTCAAGGGTTGTTTTACAGTGGTAAAGCTGATCCAACTGTAGATGCTACAGGTGCTACCAACAGTTACGATATAGCTTAACATTATAAATATATAAATAAAACAGCCTCGCCTTCGGGCGGGGCTTTTTTATGTGTAATATACAGTATGGCATTAGATAGAGTTCATTCTAGCGAGACTCAGTTGTTTTATACTGGAGTTAGAGTACCTGCTATACAGTCTATTAATTTTTCTACAGAAAAGCAGACTACTGATATCAGGCATTTAGGTCATTTGTCTTATGGAGAAAGAATATTAAACTCTAACCAAACAGTTTCATTTAGTTACTCTAATGTCATTACTACAGGGGCTAGTGGACAAGATCCGTTTTACAATTACCAGCTATCAGATAGTGGATTTATGAATACCACAAGTTATGGATTTAACATAAAGGATTTTGCAGGTCAAAATACTATAACTGGAGCTTATCTAAGTTCATATTCACTGAGAGGCTCTGTAGGGTCTTTTGTTGAAGGTGAATCTTCTTATGTGGGAGAAGTAGTATCTTTTGACTCTTCAAATGCTATAGGATTTAGTGACATGTCTGATGACACTTTTGATGTATTCCAACCTAGAGATATATCAATTGTAACATCAGGCTCTATGGGTAGTGCTGGCACAGGAGTTATAAGTACAGCTAATTTAAGTATACAAAGTTTTGACATTTCAGTAGCTACCTCAAGACAACCTATAAATAGACTAGGTTCAAGAACTCCAGAGTTTAGATATCCAAGTTTGCCTATTGATGGCACTTTGAATGTAAGTTTTTTAAAGACTGCTGTTACTGGAATAGACATGGGGCCGCTCATAATAGATACAGGAACTATAACAGTAGAATTGAAAGATGATGCCGACGACACTATAATGAGATTTATAAATAGTGGATGTAGTTTAAAGTCTGTCTCAGAATCAGTAGATCTAGATGGAAATAATCTTTTAAACTTTTCTTACGTTATTTGTATAAAAAAATGAATGTAACAGGAACTCTACCATCAGGATTTAAAAATTCAATTATAGATATTGAATTAATTGTGAATTCACCTCAAAGCGGATTTGAAGTATCTTTAATGGAAAGCGGGAAATTTCACTCCTCTAAATTAATTACTTTTTCAGGCTCTGAGGGCGCTATGTTTGATCAAAGCGGTAATTTTTTTGGTGGCTACAAAAGTGGTTCAGCACTAGATTTAAAAGTTCACTATGATTATGCAAATTCTGGATTTTCTTATTATTTTGAAAATACTTTAATTGCTAACAACTTACAACCTACAGGAGTTAGCGAGGGAGCCACAGATGCGAGTGTTAATGCTGTAAGTTTTAAAAAGTATGGTAATTCCTCTGTATCTGTAGTTGCAAATGGAGATGCTAGAACAACTTTAGCTAAAGATGCTACAGATCAAATAGAATCAGATATCACAGATTCCATGGATGTAGCCACTAATGGAAGCATGTTTATAGGTTATACAGATCCTGCTGGAACTTTAGAAGGGGGTGGTTTTAATGCTTTGCGCTCTGACAACTTCTGGGGTAAAGATATTGATTTTACAGCAGTAAGCGTTTGGAATAATGAAGGTGACGGAAGTGCTGGTAGTGAAGATTTTAGGAAAAGAGCAGCAACCGCTATTACCAGAAGACACGTAGTAATGGCAAAACATTTCCCAATAGCAGCATCTCAAGTAGTTTATTTTTCAGATTCTAATGGAACTTGGATCTCTAGAACAATTGAAGCTGTAGCAAACCACGCGAGCGCTGATATTACAGTTGGCGTATTAGATGAGGATCTTCCTGAAACTGTAACCCCTGTTAAGGTTGTGCCTTCTAATATTAATACATACTTTAGAAGAAATACCTCAACTCAGCTAATAAGTGATTTTTTTAGGCCAATAGTTGTTGGGTTTGATTTTGAGAAAAAAGGTTTATTGATGGAATTGAATAATGCAAATGATGCTTCAAACTTGTTCCGATTCCTTGCAGCAGGTTCAATTCCCAGCCCTTTTAGTAATTTATCTGAAGCTTTGGGTTCTGGAGATTCAGGAAACCCATGTTTTTTAATAATTGATGGTGAAGCAATATTAATTGGCACTTTCCACACTACAGCGTATGGGCCAGCTTTTGCTAATTATATTTCAGATATAAATACACTTATTGCCTCCGCTGATTCTTCTGCAAGTATTACTACAAATCTAGTAGTAACAGAGGCTAAGTTGCCGTTAACTACTTATTTCAGTTATTAATATTTTTTTGATAAAAGCTTAGTTATTTTTTATAATAAAAAATATATGAGTGATTTATATACTTTTGATATCAAGAGGAAAGCTGGCGGAAAATCAAAAAAAACCATAAAAACTAAAGTTATTATTAAAAGACCAACTTTAGCACAAACTGAAGATGGTGAATTTTTCTATGGTCAAAAATTTAATGAGTTTATTAATGCTGGCTTTCTAACTAAAGCCATGCTATCCAAGAAAATGGAAGACATAGGTGAAGGAGTCTTTTCTAAGAAAGAAAGCGCTCAAATGCAAGAAATAATGAAGCAGAATGTAGAGGCGAGTAGAATTATTGAGTTTTATGGAGAAGCAAAAGATTTAGATGAAGAGCAAGAACAAAAACTAGAGAATGCCAAAGATGATTTTGTTGCTACCCAATCTGCTCTATACCAGTATCAGAGCCAACTTAGGGATCAGTATTCACAAACAGCGGATTCAAAAGCAGAGCAAAAGTTAATAGAATGGTTTGTTTTTAACTTTTCTTTTTATGAAGATAAAATAGATAATAAAAAAGAGTTATTTCCTATCTTTCAGGGAGAGAATTATGATGATAAAAGAAAATTTTATCTATACATCTCTGATGAAGCCACTGAAATTAAAGATGACGATCTTAAAAAGGCTAAAGATATATTTCAAGAGTCTTACGATACTTTAATTAGAGTTATTAGCATTTGGTTTAATCAATTAGGTAGGGATCAAAAGTCTATTGATAAAGCTTTGAACGATTTGTTTACAGACGAAGAAGATGCAAAATGAGATATCTCCATCTCAAATTTTATTAGAAATCTCCAGAGGTTATAGCGTTTTTGAAATAAACGAAAAAATATATTTCTTTAAGCATTTCTCTATAGAGGAAATGCTAACTCTAGATGAGTTTGAAAGAGATGAAGCTAAAAGGGCTAAAAAAATGGGCCTAAAAAATGAGGGTGAGCTTTTAAAAGATGCCATGAAATATGGCGCTTGGACTCAGCAAGAAGAAGATAAAATAAAATCTCTTGAATGGACAATTAATAACTCTTATAAGGTTTTAGAAAAATTCAGCGATCCTGTCACAAAAAGAAGCTTTGAGAATCAAATAAAAGATCAAGAAGAAGAATTAAAAATATTAAAAAATAAAAAATCTAAGATTAGTTCTTACAGCGCAGAAGCTTTAGCACAGCAAAAGAAGCTCTCGAAAATGATATTTAACTCCTTATTTTACGATAAGGAGTTTACTAAAATTGTAAAAGATAAAGATGTTGAAGTTTTAGGTGCTTTAGTTTTTTCAAAATTTAGTGAATTGGCTAATAAGGAAAATACTTTAAAGGCATGTTATTTAACTTATTTTTTTGAAGTCTTTATGGCTACTTCTAATTGCTTAGACTTATTCAAAACAGATTTTATGAATTTAACAATATTCCAAAAGGGTCTAATTTCTTACAGTCGCGCCCTTATGAACAAGATACAAAATACTAGCATCCCTGAGAAAATATACGGAGATCCTGTAAAAATGTTTGATTACAAGGAACCAAAGAAAGAAGAAAAAGAGAACACAACGCATGGTTTAGACGATTTAAAGAGAAGAATGTCTAGCAGAGGTGGAGAACTTAAAGCTGAGGACTTTTTAGGTTGATTAGTGTAATTTACACTATATGCCATCTTCTTTTGACGTAACCGCTAATGTAAATCTTGATCCCAGAAGTTTAAACGCTTCTGCGAAGAAGATTGAGCTTGCTTTAGGCCGTATTACGGGGCAAGCATCAGAATTTCAAAAATCACTTGATGCCTCTACTGCTCGTGTTTTTGCGTTCGGAGCTACAACAGCGGTTCTAAATGGAGTCAATCAGGCATTCAAAAAACTAGTAAGTACTACTATAGAAGTAGAAAAAAGATTAATAGAAATTAATTCTATATTCCAAGCTAATGAAAAAGTATTTAACCAGTTCAGAAACTCTATATTTCAAGTAGCAAAAGATACAGGACAAGCATTTGGAACAGTTGCAGAAGGTGCTGCGGAATTAGCTAGACAAGGTCTTAGTGCAGAAGAAACAGCTAAAAGACTAAAAGCTTCTTTGGTTTTAACAAGAATATCAGGGCTTGATGCAGAAAAGTCTGTAAAAGCTCTTACTGCTGCTATAAATGGATTTGCTTCTGCTGGACTTAGTGCAAATCAGATTGTTAATAAGTTGGTTGCTGTTGATACCGCCTTTGCTGTATCTGCTCAAGACTTGGCTGAAGCATTTAGTCGTGCTGGATCTACAGCGGAGGACGCTGGTGTTAGCTTTGACCAGCTTTTGGGTTTAGTTACAGCAGTTGAGCAGAAGACTGCTAGAGGTGGTGCTGTTATTGGTAACGCCTTTAAATCTATTTTTACAAGACTTTCTAGAGGGGACACCATAGAATCTTTAAGAGAATTAGGAGTTCAGATTGATGCAACTCAAAACGGAATACAAAAACTAAACGCACTTTCGGTTGCTTTAGAAAATATCTCAGACCCTACTGTCGCTTCTCAAATTAAAGAGCTAGCTGGTGGTGTTTTCCAGATAAACGTTGTTAGTGCAGCATTGAAAGATTTAAGCTCTGACACTTCTATATTTGCTGGAGCTGCCAAGACAGCATCTGAAGCTACTAATGAAGCTTTTGAAAAGAACGCAGATTTAAATAGGAGTTTAGCCGCTCAAATAAATGCTCTTATAGCAGGACTAACATCTCTAGCAGAAAGAGTTGGTTCATTAACTTTTGGACCTCTTTTAGAAAACTTATTGGGTCTTACTACAAAATTTACAGAGTTTTTAGATAAAGCATTGGACCCAGAAAAAGGTAGTGCTTTTGTAAAAGGATTATTTAAAACAATTGGTCAGTTTCTTGGTGGTCCTGCTGTAGTTATATTTACTGGTGCTTTTGTTAAGATATTCGCGCTTGTTGCTAAGTTTGCTAAAGATGGATTAATGTCTGTCTTTGCTATTGGTTCTGAGACATCTAAAATTAGAAACATAGAAGCTGGTATTGTTGGTTTATTGCAGAAGGATAGTCAGCTAAGACAGTTAATTACAAGTTCTACTGCTTCACAAGCTCAAAAAGAGCAAGCAATTATAAGCGCTATAAAAGCTGAAAATGCTTTACTTGCACAACAGGCATCATTGATGAACTCTATAGCTTCTGCTGCTAGAGCTAGAGGTGTTGCATCTTTTAATGCCTCAACAGGTCAATTTAAAGGTAAGAAGGGCTTTGCATCTGGCTTCATGCAAGAAGAAGCGACGGCTAGAGGGTTGGGAGCTACTGGATCAGTTAAAGCTCATTTTGGTCAAGGCACAATAGGTGGCCGCAGATTCATAATGAACAACCAAGAAGTGGAGATTCCTAACTTTGCTGGTGGTAGAGATTCTGCGGTTATACCAATGTACGCAAAAGGAGGTCCGTACAGAACAAACAAATTTTCTTCAAAATCAACAGGATCAGCCGTAGGAAGTGCGGCAGGAGGTGGCAAAACTTTATTTATGGATGGTTCTAAATTTGGATTACTTGCCGCCTTTTCAGGTAAAAGTATTCCAAGGGAATCAAAAACAAGCCTTGATAAGTTAAGCCCACCAAGCGTTCAAGGTCTTTCACAAAGTGGTTATTCTATACAAGGTCTAAAAAGACAAGGATTTAGTCATGTTGGTGTAAGAGGACTCAAAGTTACTGCTTTAGATGCTGGTAGGCCAAATTTTAGAAAAAAGTTTCAACCAAGAATACAAAAAGCATTTGCACAACCGTTAGTTAACTTTGGCTCTCAAATTATTGGAGATACCTTCAAAGGTAACGATACCAAGTCAATAGGCCAAGGTTTAAAAAAGAGTTCAAAAGGTGTTAAGCTTTTCTCTGATGCCGCTGAAGGTGGTATAATAGAGTCTGCAATAAAAGCTGTTATTGCGGGATCAAGAGCTGCCAGTGTTTTCAGTACTCCAAATAATGAAAGAGCGCCATTTGATTTTGAAGAAAATACAAATCTAAGACAAAAAGATAGCGTTGCTGGTACGTTTTTTAGAGGTCAAGGTGTCAAAAGGGCAGATGCTAAAAGAACAGCAGATAAAGATTCTGCAAGGTCTTTTATAGCAAAGATATTACAAGATAGTTCAGCTAGGTCTATGGCGCTGCCAAGGGGAAGAGGCAAGGCTGCTGGACATATTCCTAGATTTGCAAAAGGTAAAGTGCCAAAAGGTGATGGTGGTATGGGTGAAGGTGGAATGTTCTTAGCTTTATCAGGAGCATCAATGGCTTTGAATACCATGTCTGCATCTGGCGATGAGGCTGGAGGAGCGTTGAGTGGTTTAGCGGAAACTGCAAGTAAAGCTGTAAATGCTTTGCTGACATTTCAAACATTAAGTTTTATAACTGGTGGTAAATTGGGTGGTCTTGTAACAAAACCCATGTCTACTCTTGGAAGAGGTATGAGAGCAGGATTTGCAGGTAAAGGTGCTGGAGCTTTAGGTGCAGGAAAAATTGGAGGATTAGGAGGATTTGGCGCAAAAGCTGGTGCATTAGGGGCTACAAAACTAGGAGCTTTTAAAGGTGCTGCCGCAATGGGTCCAGTTGGGGCTGCAATTGGAGCAGCATTTGTTGGACATGTTATAGGTTCTAAGATTGGTAATGCAATAGGAGATCAAATTATTCAAAAAGGAACGGCTAAAGCTGCCAAAGAAATGAATATTGCCAACATTGGAGGCATGAATGCGGAGAGGGTTAATCTTAAGCGTCAGTTGGCTGGAGTTGGAGGTAGAGAAGGTATTGATCTATTTAATCAAACATTTGCTGGAAATCAAGAAGAAGTAAATAAAGCTTTTAAATCATATGAGGCTGCGTTAAGAGCTTCTGCTGAAAAAACTAAACAAGGAATACCTACCGAAGAAGCTAGAACCCAAGCGACGGCGGATTTTAACAAAAGATTAAAAGAGCTTGGCGGCATCACCAAGGATACAATATTCCAACAGACAGATTTCAATAGAAGGCAACAGTTTTTAAATAACAAAATTGCAGAATTAACAAGCAGAATCAATAGGGTAAAAGGCAGCTCTCAGATGAGAGATATCCAAAACAGCGCAATGATTTCTTCTAGTATGAAGGATAGAGCTGATATAATGGGAGCCTTAAAGTTTTCAGGACCAATGTCAGCATCTGTTGGTGCAGCAGTAAATGTTACTCAAAGAACATCAGCGGCATCTGATGCTCTAATGCAAAAAAGAGCATTACAAGCTCAAATGCTTACAGAGGTTGACCCTAAAAAGAGAGAAGATTTAGAAAAAAGTATAGAAGCCGCAGGAAAGAATTTTGCTAATATAGTTAAAGAGAGTTCTATAAATTTTGCGAACAATATTGTTGCTTTGCAGGATCAAATGAAAGCGGCGGAAGAAAAGAGATTGCAATCTAGAACTGATGAGGTTGGTAGAGATATAGGTGCTTTACAAGCTTTAGCTGAAGGTGGTATTATGACACCCAAAGGTCAGAAAGATTTCCAAGAACAAGCTAGAAAGCAAAGAGAAAAATTTGAAAAAGCACAAGCAAAGTTAGAAGCTAAAAAACCAATATTTAGAGGTTTAGGTGAGAATGAAGATCAAATAAAAACTAGATTCCAATCTTTAGCAACGAGCGCAGCAGCATCAGCTCTTGAGTTAATAAGATCACAAGGTATTGAGCAGCTTGCCAAACTTAGAGGTGTTTCTCTTGAAACTCAACTTGCAAGCATGGGAGGTGATGTTGCTGGTCTTCTCGGCACAGTAAGGAAATCAGGATTTGAGGCTTATGGAGCTAAAGAAACTCAACGAAGTAAAGATATCAGTGAAGCGGTAATAAATGCTGATAAAGAATATGAGTCTTTAAGTGAGGCTCTTTTTAGAAACACAAAAGCTTTAGATGCATTTGCTGAGAACTTTAGCACTGATGAAGCAGAAGGAATTCCTCAAAATGTTAAAAAATTAGCTGAAGGTGTGCAAGCGGCGGCTAAAGGTTTTGAAAATATAAAAAATATAACTGAACCTTTTGCAAAAGTTTCAGCCATGACGGTAACTGCTGCTGAAACTGCTCAACAAGTCATTGGAAAAACAGAAGCTTCACTAAAAAACATGTTAACAAGAGTAGAAGCTTTAGAAAGAGACTCAGCAGCACTTAGAGGTGAATAATTAAAATGGCATCAATAATAGCAAACAATATAATAAGTTCCTCTTCCAATATTTCATATCAGTATAATGAAACGGAAGAAGTGTTTGGATATGTTATATCCGCGACTTATAATTTAAATGTTGCTGATGTCGCTTTTGAAAATGGTGATGGTTTTTTAATTGCAGGTAGAGAGGCTGTAAGAGCAGCATACGCAAAGCCAGAAATTGTAGCTAGGATAGGTGGAGATGAATTTTTAAAAGGTCAAATTCAAAGTGTCTCTTTCTCAGATGGAACTTTAGTTGGTTCTGAAACTGCAAACATAACTATTCAAGAATCTAGAAGATTAGATGACTACTCTTCTACAAACTTTTGCAAATATATTCCCAATCCGCATTTAGTAAGTTCTTTTGCTGAGACTTATAATTTTACTAGATCAGAGGATACATATAGCTATTCAAGAGATATAAATTTAACATACAAGCAAGGAGCTGGAGATAGGTTCTTAAATGACGCTAGAATTTTCCTTACTCAATATTATTTTGCTAACAGGCCATCATTCGGATTCCAATCAGATGGTATATCTGAAGACGCTACATTTAATAAAGACTACAGGGGTTTACTCACAGAGAAATACGACCTCATAGGTCTGACAGTTGGATTAACAGAAAATTTTAATTCTTCTTTTATAGATAATACTAATCATATTTCTAGAAAAGAAACCCAAACAACAACAGTTGATGAAAAGGGTTATCTTAAAAAGACATTTGCTTTTGAATTAACGTCACTAAGATTTGATTCGCAGAACATATTGCAAGAGGCTATGAAGACAATCATAGCTGAAGTCATGACAGCTCAAGGGTCAACTCTTGGAGATCCTTCATCAATATCTAAGGGTATTAAAAAAGATGGCAACTCTGCATCTTTAAGTATTAGTTTTTCTACAAACCCCACAGAAAGACAAGGCGACTTAGTAACCTACTCTGTTGAAGAGAGAAAAAATCAAAAATTTAAAGACTATATATTATCCGCGACCTACAAGGCTAAAGGTAAAACCGATAGAGAAAAATTTAATAAAGCTAAAACTTTATGGATTTCAGACAAAGATAATAATATAACTAAAGTACAAAGTGTATTTGCTGGATTGCCCACAATATTTGAGAAAGATAGAAACTCTAACTTTCAAAAGACTGAAGGGATTATAACAGAAACTATAACTTTTACAGACGACCCAGCTTATAAAAATCAATCAGATGGGTTACTTAAATTAAAGATAACATCTTCTAACACAAAAAAGATAAGAAGAAATGAATTGGTTTATGATCTTGGAGATTTAAAAGAGAAGCTTGTTGTGAGTGATTTAGAAAGTGTAGGTCAAGCATCAGTAACTGCTACAACGACTATAGATCCAAATAGAGATTTATTTGGAGGGAAAGATAAATTACTCAATAAGACTTCTGATATGCAAGAGTTTGTTACAGGCTCAAAAGTTTTTACCACTTCAGATGTTGTAAATGTAAACTTAGGAGAAGGAACCTCGACTAGAACAATAAATTATTTATATATTTAATGGCTGATCCTACTATAACATACGGAAGTTACACATTTCCAACTCCAAGTCCTCTTGTAGCGGAAACATCAAATCCTATTGTTATAAGTGGACAATCTGATTTTTTCTTAGATGAAGTTAATTTAGTTGGAACTTTAACTGGCGCTAACCTTAGTGGATTGCATGTCAGAAAAATGCAAATGATTAGTGGTTTGCTGTCAGAATTTCAGACTCTTACTGTTACAGGAGATAATAAAGGAAAGTTTTATAGTGGAGCAAAACCAACATCAATAAGTTTTTCTGAGTCAGACTTAACAACAATTCTACCTTACTCTGTAACATTTGAGGCTTACTCGTCTGGTACTTTTAGTAAGTTTTTTGGTGTTGTAGATCCACAAGATAATTGGACTTTCTCAGAACAAGATGGAAGAGTTTCTAATGCTTCGCATACCGTTTCTGCAAGAGGATTAAATCTGGGTAATAGCGTAAGCGCATTAACAAACGCAAAGAATTTTGTATCTGGTAGAATTACAGGAAGTAATGGAGGTTATAGAGATATTAGTTTATTCCAAACAGGCGCTAAAGCTTTCCTAAGATCAAGAACAGAAACTATAGATAATAAAGCAAGCTCATACACTATCACCGAGCAATATAATTATTCTACTAGCGATACTACAATTAATAATAATCCAAGTGGTATACTAGAATCAAACTCTCAGATATCCTTAGACTCTCAAGGAAAAGTTTCTGTAACTATAAATGGCAGCTTGAAAGGTTCTATAGATGCAAACTCTACTGGCGCTCTTCTAACAACAGGAAACTTCACTCCTACTCAGGCTCAAGAGCTAGCTGTAAATGCAGTAGCTTCTTCTCTTTCTGATTTTGAATCAGGAGCATATACTTTTTCAAACGTTGGTCCAAGTTCTTATGAATACCAATTAAATACAGGAAGCAATACTTTAAATTTTTCTTTTACCTTCACCGATTCTTCTAACACCGAACAATCTGGGAATATATTGCATACCAAATCAGCTTCAGTGAGTTGCTCCAAAGATGATGCTAATACAAAAGTCTCTATTAATGGTGAATTAAAGTATCACTCAAATGCTTCTGTCATAAATTCCACAGGTGACCCTACATCAAGTCAACAATGGTTAGAGTTAAGAAGAGAATTTAGTGGTATAAACTTTTTTAATTTGGCTGTAGAAGCGTTACAGGACTTTACTGGATGTGCGACTGGTTACCAAATAAGCGGGTTAAATTTAAATGAAACACCAATAGAAAGTGGTGTTAATAAAAATCCATTTGAAGGAACTATATCTTATAATGTTTCTTTTGATAATAAGCTTGATTTAAGTAATGGTGAGTTGACTGGTTTAAGAGTTTCTATAACTGATACTAGGCCAATACAGGTAAGTGGGATAAAGCCATCTATCGCGGGCTTCGCCACACAAAATGTTAAAGAAAGACAAATGGGCTTGTATGCGGTGTCTGCCACTTGCGAAGGAGACACTGGAACTTTGCCAACTTTAGCAACCAACGTAAACAAATATATCACAGGTGTTTTTGACCAAGCTAAAAGCGAAAGTGTTGGAGAAAATACTATATCTTTTAACTTAAGTAGATATTATTAATTATGTCAACGAGCGGAGTACAATATGCAATAAATCATAATTTTACCAGCAATGACCCTTTGTTGATTTATTATGATTTTTCTAGTGGAACAGGAACAGCTCTTTCTTTTACAAGTGATGTAGACGCAAGAGTAGACAACCAAGAGCCAGCAGTAAATACAACTCCATACGCTGGAGTTATAATAAATTCTAGAGCTGGAACAGAAACAGCCGCAAAGACATATGCAACTGGAGCATTTTTAAGCGAAAATAAGGCTAGATTAAGTGCATCAAATATCAAAGTTGATGCATCTAATTTAAACTTTAATTCATTAACTGCTATATTTGATTTTGAGTTTGATACTGCACATCCCGTAACTGGTGGAGTTTTATTTGGAGCCTTAGAAAAAACTCTTGAGACTATTAATGGAGAAATTATAACAGGATCTAAAGGGTATAATTTTGGAATAACTGATAGAGGTAAACTCTACTATCAAGGCTTTGATCGTCATGGAGATTTTATACATGTCGCATCAGAAATTGAGCTATCTAAAAGAAATTTAATATCTTTTTCTTTAGATTCTAATACTTTAGAAGTGGCTAGAGTTGATTATCTTAACGAAAAAATACATAGTCAAAACTATACTCTAGATACTTCTTTTATAGCTAACTCAGATAACTTTTACTTAGGAGGGTCAAATACCTTTTACAAAACATCAAGTCCAAGTGACACAACGTTTAGTGGTTTCATAAATGAGTTCGCTTTGATTTCAGGGTACATTTCTACTGATATTGTTAAAAGTATAGGCAGTGGAATGATAGGGGAGTACTTCTTCAGCTCAGGAGCTGCAACTACTAAAGAACAAATCACAGGTTATTCAGAAACAATAATTTATAAAACTGGCATCACTGGATACGACTTCAATCAAACTGGTCTTCTTACAATAACCACAGGAAGAGATATGCAAACAGGATCGTTTGCTTCAGATTCTACAAGCTCTATTAACGAAGGGGATAAATATTTTAAATTTTATACTTTAGATAATGGCGATGTAAAAACATTTTATAAAGAAGAGATTGGATTTTTAGATCCTGATTCTGGTTTTAATTATGCTCCAACAGGTTCTGGAGCGTTCGCTACTTTAGGTTTGAATAATATTACTGGAGTTATAAACACTTTTGCAGAAACAACTGGTGTTGATGATGCTGGCAATATTACAATTAAACTTTACGAGAGTATAGTTCAAACAGGAACATTAAATGAAATAAGCGGTATAACTACAACAGCTCTAACAGAAACAATCAACGTGCCAGCTATTCCAGTATCAGGAATAACACTATCAGGAAACTCTGAAGACTTAAAGAAAGATTACATCTACTATATGGGACAAAGGCTATGATATACAATTACATATTTTCTACAGGTGATGCCACTATATCAGGATGCACTCTTTCTGGTTATAGCGGGCAGAAAGATAATTCATCAAGTTTTCAAGACAACTTCTATTATAACTCTGCACTAATAACAGGTTTAAAGAATATGAAGTTAGCCTCCAATGGACAAACTTTATATGAAGAAGGACCGATTGAAACTGAGGCAACAAATGAAACTGTATATCAAATATTATCAGGAGATTTCTTTTTAAAGACTGGTGCTGTTGATCAGTTTGATAGGAATAAACTTTTTGGAGATTCTACAACTCCATTCAAGTCTACATATAATGTTTCATATGAAAAATACACTGGCAAATCAGCCGTAGGTCTAGGAAGCGCTGCTGCTGAGCTTGGGCCAGCACTTAAATCAGGTATAAGTGGAATTGAAACAGCTTTGAATTTTGAAGATTATGAATATTTCTTGAATGGTCAAAAAGTATACTCTGGAGTAGGTGTTGGGGTTTCTGCTGGAGTTGGAACTCAGTTTATGTTGAATTTTGATAGCTCTAGTTATGGAGGAATAATTACAACAGCTAATAAATCAAATTTTAAAGGTTTTGCTTTTATAAAGCAGGGTAGAACAAATGACATAACAGGGGAGAATCCTGATGTGTATGGGACAGGATTTGTAGAAGATCAAACATCTTTTTACTTAAATGGAGTAAAAGAGTCTGATGATATGTATCTAGAAATGTATACAGGTGTAACTATTGTAAGAACAGGTGTGTCTGCTGGGGTTTTTGCCTTTGGAGTACCCACTGAAACAGCAAGTGTGAGCTTATGAGTTTAGAAACTATAAATAGCGTAGATATAAATTTTTCTAATGGTGCAGGTGGACACACTGCAACAGTAAACTCAACTGTTGATGTAAAAAACTCAGACGGATCTCCTTCTTTGGGAGTTGTTGATGGAGAGATAGGGTCTAAGAATTATTTTTCTAAAGATGAGATAAATAATATTATGTCTAGATTCATATGTACATCTCTTACTAAAAATCAAGGTCCAATAGGGTTAACCGTTTCTAGAAAATATTCAGACATAACATCTCTAACATTAAACTCTTACTTGGTAATGGTTCGAGGCGTGAATGCACCGCCAGATAACTCTGACTCTTTCGAGGGTATGTTTCCATTTTTCTCAGAGGTAAAGGGAAGTCCTTTAAAATCTTACCCATCTACTAGCGTTAGAGAAATTGAAGGTAAAAGAATTTTAGTTGTTGGTAGAATATACAACTATGAAAGCGCAACTGTACTAAATGGCTTGAAAGTTTCTTTGGTTTATAATGATCAAGAATTGAAAAAAAATCTTTGCTTGAATCAAGATACTGTAACTCAACCGTATAAAGACTCGCCAAGTTTAGTTAATTACACTTTGAAGTTTGGATATACCTTGAATGAATATTTGGAGATGCTTGATCATGTAGGTATAGTTCATAAAGGTTTAGAAAATGTAGAAAACGGAGACACTATTTTATTTGAGAATAGTGGCACTTTAGCAGATGTAACTTCCGCTATAGCAGCTTACTTTGGTTATTATTATTTTATTGATCCAAATACAGGGCATTTAAATTTCATTGATAGTAGAATAGCGTCTGATATAGAAATTACTGACTTCACGCAAACAACTGACGAAAATATTGTTTCTGCTACTTTCACTGAAGACAAGTTTACTCCAGAAATAGTTAATGCTTATGTAGGAAGTGCAGATAAACCTAGCATCAATACAGAACAAGGTAGATTTAAATTTGGTGATGGAGGAGATGGTAATGGACGTTCTACTAAATTAAATTTTTTCCAACTTACAAAAGAGGACACTACAGCATCAAATGGGGATATTGCTCTAACTTCAGATGTAATAAGTCTTTATTACATGTTTTTCGCTTTGGGTTTTGAAGGTAGCAAACATTTATTTGATATATATACATATGCTTTGATGCTTAATAACTTTTTATATAGACCTAAATTTAGGATTCTTTTTCCACAAGGCGGTGATAACGGTGGCTTGCAGTTTAATAACCTTGAAAACTTTCCAAAAAGATTAATAAAATTTGAAAGAAATTCTTTTTGTCGAGATGCAAAATCCCCCCAAAAACATGAATTAGGTATTATTGATACTTTTGCTATAAGAGGAGCGCAACTATCTTTAGATGGCCAGACGATAACAAAGTATTCCATACACAATTCTCCTGAAGAATTTTTACAAAATAATGTTATAAAGGATGATGCAAATGTAAAAAGATTAGCGAAGGTGGGAAAATTACCTAACGCTTTTGATAATATCAATGGGTTAACTGAAGCCGCTGCATACCCTATAAGTTATCAAGCAATAAAAGGAGCTGATGGAGAACCAATTCAAGTAGGAAAACCGTCAGAAAGCGACTTATTTAGTTTTTTACAGGGTTACTTTGAATTTGCAGGAGGTCTTTATATAACTTCTGGAATGTCTGAAGATAAAGCTAGTAGACTTGTTAATATAGAAGATAAAGGTTTTGAGCTTCTCGGACCCTTTGATAAAGATACAACATTTGCAGACGCAGCAGACGAGCAAGGTGTACAGGCTGAAGTTTTTCAATGGCTTATAAACTATAGAGGTTTTACAAAAGCTTCAAAAATTAGAGAATTAACTGGAGCAGCGCTTTTTGGACAAAAGGACGTTGGAGATTTTCATTATATAGCTGTTAAAAAGTGGGCTAGAGCCGCTACAATACCAAGAGTCAGGGGTGGCGATCAAGCTGGTTTTATTAAAGAACAAACTGACAAATATAGATTTCTTCTAAATATGGCTGATATTGAAGAAAGTGATGCGGGTTCAAATACAATTTTGATAGAGTCACGGGATGAGGCCATTGGTAAAAAAGATTTATTTGATAGAGTTACTGAATTAGCAACAGTTTCAAGATTCGGTTATAGAAGAGCTGTTAAAGAAGCCGCCAATCTTGATCGTAGACAATTTCAAATGAACGCAGAAATTCTTAAAAAGAGAATACGTGCCAATGACGATCAGGAGCAAGAAGATAAAGAAGAAAATAATCAGCTTGTAGGAGATCCTGTCGATAATGAAAAACTAAAAGAGTTGTTGCAAAGATACGACTTAAAATCTTTCAATTTTGATGCACCTAAAACTGATCAATATACACCCTTAAGTTTAGTAGTAGCTAATGGTTCTACTGTCGAGGTCAACGCATTAAGGGAAGCAACTCAAAAGAGTTATTTAGAAACCCCTCCAAAAAATTTAAAATCATCTTCAAAAACAATTTATGGATTAGAGATACCTTCAGAGTTTAAAATAACTACAAGTTCTTTTCAAATAAGGGTTGGTTCTGATGGTATAACAACAACTATTGGGGAATCAACACTTAAGCTAATACCGCCGACTAAAGAGTTTATTGTAAATCAAGCTATGGAAACTATAGGAACTCCTTCTATAAATCCAAGACTAAGATCTACTCAGAGAAATTACTTAGGTTTATAATATCAACCTTGAGCTTTTCTAATAAGAGCTATAAGTATTCTGCACTCTTTGGCGGGAACATCATTAAAGCTGTTCCAGTCTTTTATGTCTTCATTCTTGTAGGTTTCACTCTTCCACAAAGTTCTTAGATAATTTTTAAAGTCATCAAAGTCAGTGATATTTAAAACTTCTGCTAAAGTTTTTTGTAATGTTCCAGTAGGTGTGATTGCAAAAATTTGAGAAGCTTGTCCTGATTTCTTTTGTATTGGGGTCTTGTTTTCAGATTTATCTATCTCATCTGCTCCAACAATATGAACGCCTAGATAATTTCTAACGCATCTTACAAAAGCTCTATTGCAAGCAATAGTTTCTAGGAATTTAGCGCAGAAAGAATCCGTGTTATCTAAGGTTGCATTTGCTGTATCTGAGTAAATTACAGAATATTCAGAGACAGACTCATAGTTATTACACCAAGTTATAGTACATTTAGCTACAACATATTCTTCTGTAACATTAGTTACATCAAAGTTGACTGATGTATATCCTCTGAGTTTTGCTAATTCCTTTATACCTCCTAGCATTACTAAGAGTTGATTATCTTTCAATCCTTCAGTGCTAGTAGGAACATCCATTTTCCTAGCCTCAAACCAATCTTTATTAGCATAAAGATATTCAGGCTTGATCATAGCCCGCCAATTTACAGATCCATCATCATTAAACTTGTAATCTACATTTTCTAATAAACCATGAATATCCCTCTTGTAGATATCGGGACCGTAAATCTTCTTTTTAGTCATCAACGGTATTATAAATCATAAGCCAATCTAAGTCAACAAATAAATCATTCTCATTTTTTCTTTCATTCCTATCATAATGACTTTCATAAATATTATTGCCGCAAATAATCTTTTTTCTGCTTTTTATTTTTAATGAATTTAAATTAACTCCTTCTAGTAATTTTTTATTGGTTTTTATGATTTCGGGTTTTTTATTTTGATGTATGAGATAATCAAAGAATTTTACTCTTTCTTTATCTATGTTTTTACTGTCTGTACATACTAGGGTTGTTTCTAGCCCAGATTTCTTAAGAAGATCTACAAAGTCTTTATCAAAAGAATCAGCTTCATAGGTAATCCTCTGTATTCTTTTTGACATTAATATGCTAGCATCTATTGGATTTTTTGTTGTAACTTCTGCGGGAGTAAATTGTAGAATTTTGCTTAGTGCATCCTCATTGTGAGCCAAGTCCATTCTTATTGAAACAGGGCCGCCTTGAAAATTAGTTGGCTGTGATGGAACAACTTCAATACAATTAAATATTGATCTTGGCCCCATATAAATAGTTTCTTCTTTTATATTTTTATCTATCTCTAAAACATCAAGAACTGCTTGAGCTATTTTTTCTGGTTTGATTAAATTAATTGTTTTTGGGTTTTCTTCTAAAGCAAAAGATGGCCTTCTACCATCTCTATCGGATTCTATTGTTATAGCTTTACTTTTTTTATTCCACAAAGGGTCGCAAGTATTTGCATAAGTGTGTGAGTATATCCCAACAACAGGCTTATCAAAAGCAGAAGCTAGGTGAACTGGAACGCTATCAATCCCTACATGACCTAGTGATTTTTGAATAATGTAGCTACTTTGTTTTAAAGAAAAAGTTGGAATATGTCTGTCTACACCTTCTATAGTTTCTTCTCCAAAAGCTCCTATTTGTATTATTTTTATATCTCCTAGATGCGGCTTTAATAGTTCAATAACTTCTGGCCAAAAATTATATTCTTTAGCTTGAACTTTTTTGTCATTGTGGATTGTAATGTATTTATCAAAGGGTACAGGAAAGAAGTGAGGCTTTATTACAGGCTTTCCTATTCTAACTCCGCAAGATTTTGCATATTCTTCTGCTAAATGACTCATCTTAATTTAAATTGTGTTTTATCTTTTCCGTTGTGCGTATAGCTGTATGTTCTTTGAGTTGTTGCATGAGGAAAGAATGCTATATCAAAATATCCTTGATTATCCCCTCTGCCTTCAAGCACATAACAATTATCTATTTGTGGTTGATAGGGTAAAACCTTTTCTAAGTCAGGATTGTCATCAATCATGTGAAAATACTGAGGTTTAGTAAAGACATAAATCTTTTTATCTGGGTAAAGTTTTTTTACATTATGTATTAGTGAGTTTATCATTAACACATCCCCAGCAGAGTCAGGCATTACAATAGCTAGTCTGTCTTCTTGTTTTGTATCTCCCAGTACATCCTCTAAGCTTGGAGTTTTTTGTTCTTCTTTTTTAACCTCATCTATTGCTAAAGGTTTCTTTAAGGAAAATAAAATATGTTTTAGTTTGTTAGCTATAACTGGAATTGAGAATGTATTTTGTACATACCTAATTCCATTGGTTGTAATTTTATATTTAATAGCTTCATCCATCATATAAACCTTTTTTAATTTTGCGGCTATATCAAAAGGACAAGTTGAAGCTTTTACAAATTGTGTTTGAGGTTCTCTATACTCATTCCATTTTAAAGGGAGTCCTCCTTGATCCTCGTAGCACGAATCAGTACCACAAGAATATTCAGTGACTAATGTAATTAAACCCGCAGCCTTTGCTTCTTGAATCGGCAGTTCTTGGCCTCCACTTGTAAAAGGATGACAATATACATCCATGCAGTTGTATATTTCATTTAGTTGAATTTCAGTAACACCCTTTCCGCTAGTCTTTGTCTTTAATTGTTTTTCAGCTCCACAAGCTGGACATTTTAATTCCTCGCCCTGATATGGCTGAACATGGTAATGATCACATTTATGACAAAGATAGGTTGCTAAGACATCTTCCTTGTCTACATTTTTCTCTTTTAAGTATCTTGGAATATCCCAACCTTGACCTACTTCAGACCAGTCGGTGTGAAGTAATAGCTTTGGTTTAGATTGAGGATTTTTTTCTTTAAACTTTCTAAAACCATCAAGTAAATTTGGTACTGATTTTCTAAGTTGATTTTTAAAAACAAACCCAATGACATAATTATCAGAAAGATTAAATCTTTTTCTTATATCGTCTCTATTATCAAGAGGTTTAAAGTTTGTATAATCAACAGCGCCATGAAGAGTCTCAACATTTTTATGACCAAGCTTTTTCATTTCTTGCTCTGCAAACGATGCCCATACTAGCATTTTATCGCAGTGAGGTTCCATTTGTAATGCTTGATCTAAAATTGGAACACTATCTAAAGTTGTCCAAAGAATTTTATTTATTTTATTCCACCAAGGTTTTTGTTCGTATTGAGGAAAAGCCCAGATATCTTCCACTCCAATATATACATCAGGCTTGCAGTCTTCTACAATTTCATCTATGGCATAACCTCCATAGGCATTGTATCTATCTTTTAAAGGGTCTCCTTGTATCTGTTGTAATATATTTGGATCTTGATTTAGAGTTCCATAAGATTTCCAAGGTGTTAAAAGTTCGGTTCCATATCTTATGCCGTTAGCAGCTTCAAAAACTTCTATCCTTGGATCTTCATGTAAGGCTAATAGTATATTTCTGGCATTTTTGCCAAAACCTGTAACCATCCTAGAATGGTTAGAATGAAATAAAACTTTTAGTTTTTTAGAAGGGGACTTCTTCGTCATCATCTTCGTCTATTTGGGGTTCTTTTTGCGCTGGTTTTTTATACTCTTTTTTAGGCACTGTGGAAGATTCAAATGACTGTTTTATAAATTCTTTTAGTAGTTGAGCTAAAACTTCAACTTCTCCAGCCTCAAGAGGTATCCTAAATATTTGTGTAGAATTTCTAGTTATATTAATACCAAAGGCTGGTGTTTCATACCATTTGTCTCCATCTTTTTCTTTTACTTTTCGCTTTTTATCCCAAGGCGCGAATTTAATTATTGTTGTATCTTGATCTTTTTTATGGAATGCAACAAAAGGTATTCTATTTTTAAATGAAGATAAGATTTCACCTGCCTCTATAAGCGATAAAGCTGTAGTAGCAGATTTCTCAGGGTTTTTTGCATTCTCCTTGAAAGAGCCTGTTTTTCTGTCATCATTCCAGCTAAATTGCTGGATCATTGAAACAAAAAGTACAGGTTTGCCATTATTGCCTTTGTTGATGGAAAAGCTGAAAGCTGCACCTTGATTTTTAGAGTTTGGCTTATAAAGAGTAAAATTCATTGAATTAGTGTAAAGTTATTTAGATAATCTATTGTAGTATGGCATTTAATAAAATTCAACCTGAACAGATACAATTAGCGACTTTTTTCAGTTCTTCTGGAGATATTTCTATAGATCAAACTGACACTGGGGTTGGTTTAAATTTATCTAGAGAAATTACTGGGGATTTTTACTTAACTGGACATACTTCTAATCCTCTTGTTATCAATAAGAGACCTGTATTTAGCATGCCTATAACTGGCACAAATACTATAGATGATTTTACTAGCGGCACTTTTGTTTTCAATGGGGCTGGCAATACTGTAAGTGGTACAAGAAATATGGTTATTAATGGTGCTAGTAATGTATTTACAGGAAATGGTGTTGATAATGTTGTTGTAAATGGAGCTTCTAGTGATTTTGGGTCAGGTACAAATAGTTGTACAAGTTTAGCTGGAGATGGGGCTGACTTTGCCAATCAAATTACAGGAGCTGTAATAATAACTGATGTTACAACTAGCACTCCTGCTGCAATATCAAATCATTCAATGTTGATAGATTTTGATTCTGGAACCTTTTTCGCTGGCGGGGATGTAAGGTTTTCTACAGATATAAATGTAGCTAGCGCCTCTTCTGGAATGTTCTCTGGAGACTTGAATGTTATTGGAGATACGTTATTGGGAGAAAATTTTAGAATGCCTCTTTTTTCAGGTCAAACAGTAGTGGCTGATTCTGGGCAAATGATGTTTTCTGGAGGTAGACCGATTTTCCATGACGGAACTTCTTGGGTCGGAATAACTACAGAACCTATTTAATCAAATTCAACCTTAACGTCTTTAGTCTCAAAGGTTTTCTTTTGACCAAGTTCTGATGTGTGTTTTTTGCCACCTGTAGCTTTTGAATAATTTTCAAGCGCTTTTTGCTTTACTGGATCTACGCCTCCATTAATTTCTGCTCTCCGTTCACTAAGTTCTGCTGAATAGTCCAATAGATCGCCTACAGTACCTTTCATATTGGCCGTCTTTTCAACATAGTTATTTGCACTAAAAGGATCATCACTGGCTGATATGGCCATATTTGGAGCAAAAAAGACCCTTTCCCACTCAACACCATCTTTGGAGTAAGTATGAGGGTCATTCATAGATTGAACAACTTCCTCATACTCCTCCTCGGTAGGGTGTTTGTAGATGTAAATAGGCATTAATCAACAGAGATTTCTCTTCTCTCACTTACACATTTTTTAGGCAATGTGATTGTAAGTAGTCCGTCTTTTGTAGTTGATTTGATATGATCAACTGAGACAGCTCCATATAAATTTAATTTTAATTCCTTTTCACGGCTATCATTTTTAGCTTTAACTTCTAAAACTTCGTTTGTAGCAGTGATAGTGATGTCATCTTTTGAAAATCCAGCAAGCTCTGCTTCAGCTACATAGACATCTCCAGATTCTTTCATTGTTATATAATTCTTCGTCGTATTTCCAAATACATCAAAGAGTGAGTCGTATAAATGGGTGTTTAATTTGTAATTCATAATACTTATATTATTAACATAATTTGTGCCATAACTCAAACACTGTATATACAGTCTAAGATAGAATCTATGGTCTTTTTATAGGTAAATTTGTCACGCAATTTTGTCCCTTCTGTGTTAATTTGTCCCACTTTTTCTTCTGCTTTTTCCATAGCAGAGAGTATAGCTTTACCATCTAATTTGTAATATTGTCCTTGATTGAATGGAGCGCCCTCTTTGAAAAACAAGTTATCATAACAAGGTTGCTTTCCTATGGGATCTACAAGTATGGCGTTGTCTTTTGTGGCCCAATCTTTATGTGAACTACAGTTACTTACTAAAGACCATTTACCCAAAGCTGTAGCGTTAAATGCGGGTAAATTCCAACCTTCGCCATTTGATAAGCCAGATAAATCAATATCAATATTGTTCATTAATATATTCACCTCTTCGTTTGTTTTAAGATGAGGTAAAAAATTAATATTACTCCAATGTTGATTCATTGTAGAGCTATTAATAGCCTGTTGCATTTGCTCTTGATTTAAAAAAGAATTATTTACCAAGCAACTCAACTGATATTTAGGATTATTGCCATATTTATTCAGCCATAATTGTATCAAAGCTTGAGTATTTTTTCTTCTTTCAAACTTTCCAATCAACCCAAAATGAATAACTTCTTTATCAAATTCTTTTGGTATTTCTTTAAAGTCTGGGTCAAAACCAAGAGGTACTGCGGAGACGTTTGTGCAGCCTTTTTGCTTAAATGCATCGGCAGCTTCCGTTGAAGAAAAGAAAACGTGTTTCTGCATTTTAACAATGTTAACTTCCTCTGTTGTTGGAGAATCTAATTCATAAAAAGTATATAGATATTGATTTTGACCTAATGTTTTTTCTGATCCATTTAAGTGCCAAAGTTTTAAAGTGGGAGTATCTTTATCAAGTTTTGCTAGCCTTTGTGCCGCGATTGAGGATGTCCATTGTTTAAAATCATCATCAATAGTATTGAAAGCTGAAAAATCTCCTTGATCTCCTATAGGATGAAGACTGATATCAATATCTTGCTCCTTTAAAACTCTTAAAAAGTTTATAGAAACATTACCAAAGCTCAATGCATTTATAGGAGCTTCAAAGTTTAATTTTTTCATTTTCTATTTTGTTTTTTAATTCTTTTATGGCTCTATCATGGATATTTATGCAACCTTGAGCTGAAAGATTTACTTTTTCTGCCACTAGTTTCCAAGGTTTTAATTTACATCCTTTGCCGTTAAAATATCTTTCATTAAAGATTGTTTTAAGGCGTTCGTCTTTATGTTTAAAGATTAAGTTTAAAATTCTTTTAAATGAGTCGTTAAACAGACAACTTTCATCAGGGGTTTTGTGTTTATCTTTTTGGTTGTTCCTTTTTTGTTCTTCCCTTTCTTCAAAGCTGACTAGTCTTGAATTCTTTTTATTTTTAGTTTTTTGGGTTAAGCACATATACTTGGTTTTATTCGCCAAGTGTGTAGAAAATTTAGCTTTTTCAGGCTTATATTCTAAAGCAGCTTTATAAATAACATAATCTTTATCTTCCATAATATCATTTATTTGATTGAAAGATAAGCCGTTATAGCCAAACTTTTTAAGCATGTCCACATAAATACCAGAATGCCTAGAAATTAACTCTTGGAGAGCTAATTCATCGTTTTTTTCTTGTATTAAAACCGCTAAGTCGGTGTCTGTCAGAGATTTAGTCAATAAACTACTATATTTCATAAATAAAAAAAATCAACTTTTTTTTGATTTTTGTTGACAGGGGTAAAAATTTTCCTATCATTACGTAATCCGTAAGGTTACGATATCCTTTACTTACCTTCACTGTAAGGTTACGATATAACTATTACGTCACCCTCTTAACGTAAACCTTACGAAAAATATTTATATTACTTCGTAATATATAAATATTTTAAGCTTCGCTTTTTTTATAAAAATAATTAATTGACATACTTCTCTCGTCGTATAAGCTCGTGTAAATTTACGCAATGATTTTTGAAGAACAAGTATCCAGAAAGCCAGATCACTACCCATGGGCGCAAGAGTTCATTGAAGCTATGCACAATGGGTTTTGGACTGATAAAGAGTTTAGTTTCACAAGTGATGTTCAAGATTTTAAAGTAAATCTGAATGAGACTGAAAAAGAGATGGTGATTAGAACACTATCTGCAATAGGTCAAATTGAGGTTGCTGTTAAAAAGTTCTGGAGCAAACTTGGAGACAATTTGCCACATCCTAGCTTAACAGACCTTGGCTATGTTATGGCAAACATAGAGGTCATTCACAACAATGCTTATGAGCGCTTGCTAAAAGTTTTAGGGCTTGAGGACATTTTTGAGCAGAACTTAAAATTAGATTTTATTGAGGGTCGTGTTAAATACTTAAGAAAGTACAATCACAAATTTTACAAAGATTCAAAGAAACAATATGTTTACTCAATTATTCTTTTCACGCTTTTTGTAGAAAATGTTTCTTTGTTTTCTCAGTTCTATATTATCAACTGGTTCAATCGTTACCGCAATGTGCTTAAAGACACTGGCCAACAGGTTAAGTACACTAGAAATGAAGAAAATATTCATGCTTTAGCTGGCATAAAGATTGTAAATACAATCAGAGAAGAGCATCCTGAATTATTTGATGAAGAGTTAGAAGAGAGAATTCTACAAGAAGCTGAAGCCGCCTTTAAAGCGGAATCAAAAATTGTAGATTGGATGATCAATGGCTTTAATGAAAAAGGTTTGAGCGCTCCAGTTTTAAAAGAGTTCATAAAAAGTAGAATTAATGATTCTTTAGAACAAATTAACTTTAAAAAAGCTTTTGAGGTTGACAAGTCTTTGTTAGAAGATACAGTGTGGTTTGAAGAAGAATTATTAGGCAATAACGCTACTGATTTTTTCCATACTAGACCTGTGGAATATTCAAAAAATTCTCAAACATTTGACGCTGACGATTTATTCTAATGAAAGACTACTACTGGTTAAACGAAGATTCTATTAAGTTCCTTGAAAGAGGGTATCTCAAAGAAGGAGAAACCCCAGAGAAGAGGATAAGAGATATAGCAGAAGCTGCTGAAAAATACCTTAAACAAGGTGGATTTGCTGATAAATTTGAGGGGTATATAAAGCAAGGTTTTTATTCTCTTGCTAGCCCAGTTTGGTCAAATTTTGGAAGATCAAGAGGTTTGCCCATTTCTTGCAATGGTGTTTACATTGAAGACAAAATGCACTCTATTTTAGAGAAGCAAGCTGAAGTTGGCATGCAAACAAAACATGGGTCAGGCACTTCTGGTTATTTCGGTTCTCTCAGAGGCAGAGGCGTTCCAATTAGTGTTGGTGGAGTTTCTGCTGGAGCTGTATACTTTATGGAACTATTTGACAAAGTTGCATCTATTGTATCTCAAGGTCATGTCAGAAGAGGATCTTTTGCGGCATATCTTCCTGTTGATCATCCAGACATAGAAGAGTTTCTTAGAATTAGAAGTGAAGGTAATCCAATACAAGAAATGTCTTTTGCGGTTTGTATAAATGACGAGTGGATGCAATCCATGGTTGATGGAGATAAAGATAAAAGAAAAGTTTGGGCTAACATTATAAAGAAAAGATTTGAAACTGGATATCCTTATATTTTCTTTACAGATAATGCGAACAATCAAGCTCCAGAATGTTATAAAGATAAAGACTTAAAAATTCATGCATCAAATTTATGCAGTGAGATAGCATTGCATTCTTCTGAAGATGAATCTTTTGTTTGTTGTCTATCTTCTCTTAACTTGTTGAGATGGGATGAAATAAAAGAAACTGATGCAGTGGAAACATTAGTTAAATTTTTGGATGCCGTTATGGAGGAGTATATCTATAAAACAGAAAATATTCCCTTTATGAAATCTTGTCATAACTTTGCTAAAAGACAAAGAGCTTTAGGTATGGGTGTGCTTGGATGGCATTCTTTGTTGCAATCAAAAATGATTTCCTTCGAAAGCATGGAGGCTAAGTTTCTAAATCTTGAGATACATAACATAATAAAAGAAAGAGCTGACAGAGCAACTCATGAATTAGCTGAAGAATTTGGAGAGCCAGAATACCTTAAAGGTTACGGCAGAAGAAATGTAACTACCATGGCAATAGCTCCAACAACTTCTAGCTCATTTATACTTGGTCAAGTTTCTCCATCAATAGAGCCTCTTAATAGTAATTATTTCACCAAAGATTTAGCTAAAGGTAAGTTTACTTTTAAAAATCAATTCTTAGAGCAACTCTTAGAAGAAAAAGGGAAAAATAATCAGACTACTTGGAAATCTATTTTAGTTAAAGGTGGTTCTGTACAACACTTAGATTTTCTATCTGATGAAGAAAAAGCTGTATTTAAAACTTTTGGAGAAATTTCTCAAAAAGAAATAGTAATTCAAGCCGCACAAAGGCAAAGATATATTGACCAAGGGCAAAGTTTGAATGTTATGATTTCTCCGAAATGCCCGCCAAAGCAAGTCAGCGAGCTATTAATTTACGGTTGGGAGCAAGGCGTTAAGAGTTTTTACTATCAAAGAAGTGCTAATCCTAGCCAAGAATTAGCTAGATCTATACTTGATTGTAGTTCCTGCGAAGGATAATTTCCCTTTCTAAAAGTGTAGTGTATATACAGTCACTATGGCTGAATTATACACAATACTAACAGAGGAGCAGGATACGCAAGATCCTGACTTTACGTCAGATGATACCTTAGCTTTTATTTTAGGTAAAATAGACGAAGAAATCTCTGAAGATTAGTTGAAAAAAACAAAATTAATCTTAAAATAGAGAAGTCAGGGATTAAGCTCCTTGAGGTCATAGTATGCCTCTGGGTCAAATAATTTTTGGCTCAGAGGTTTATGATTACTTTTGCTATAACTGTCGCAGATGAACTTTTTGAATTTAAAAGGCTTATAAATTCTTTACAGCCTTACGTTTATCCACAAGAAGAGATTGTTGTACTTGCAGATAAAAATAAAGTTACAAAAGAAATAGAGGAACATTGTGATTTATGTGGATTAAAAATTAATTTTTTTAATTTTCAAAATGACTTTTCTGAGTTTAAGAACGAGCTTTTTAATCTATCTACAAAGGATTATCTATTCCAAATTGATGCTGACGAACAAATACCCCCATCTCTTATACATATATTAAGACAAGTAGCCTCTCAAAAGAAAGTTGATTTGCTTTGGATTCCTAGAATTAATATAGTTCAAGGCGCTACTGAAGAAGATATAAAAAATTTCAACTGGAACATAAATGAGCTGGGATGGGAGGGCTTTCCAGATTTTCAATCTAGGTTTGTTTCAACTAAAGGTGATATCAGATGGAAGAATAAAGTACATGAAATTTTAACTGGCGCTAAAAATCAAGCTAGGATAGAAGAAAAACCAATAGAACTTTATTCTATTCTTCATGTGAAGCATATAGATAAACAAAAGAAACAAAATAATTATTATGACACAATCTAAGATTTTAGTAAGGGCGGAAGGAGGATTAGGTGATTGTTTATTAGCAAATAGGTTTATACCTGCCATAAGAGAGAAGCATCCAAACTCTGAAGTCACCTTTGCGTTAGATAACGATAGAGGTGAAACATTTCAGTTAGATGTTCTTTACCATTTCTACAAAAGAATGAGTGATACTTACTCTTTTTTTGCTGATCATAATCCTGATGACTTTGATTATTTTTATGATCTACATATAGATAAAATGCTTTGGACTACTTATGACTTTGATTGGTTAAGTAGATTTTATTATTTTCCAAAACCAAAAGTAAAAATAGAAAAGCAAGATTATGTTTGTTTGCATTTAACTCATAATAAATGGCCTCCTAAAAATTTGCCTAAATATTATTTAGATCAAGTAGTCAAATCAATTAAACAGGTGGCCCCTTCGGTAAAAGCTATATGCACTGAATCTGAAATAGGTTCTTACTGCAATATTCTTACTGAGGATGAGATAGTTTGTGGAGATATAGTTACGGCTTGTGAAACTGTTGCTGGCGCAAAGGCATTTGTAACAATAGACTCAGGATTTAAATATATAGCTTATGCGTATGGTGTCCCAACAATAGAAACAGCAGACTACTATACAGATGTAGGGCAAATTCACCCAATGATAAAAGCTAGGTGGTTGCCATTTAATGAAAGAGGATTGCCTTTATTATGTAATGTTGATTTTTTTAAAGTGGCTCTATATAATATCTTCAATAATAAAATTTCTACAATTTTTCCATTCTTTAGCAAAAACGAAAATATTTTTAAACTATCATGACAGAGTCACAAAACTTAAAACTCCAGCAAATTGAAATGAATATAGGAGGAGTCGGAATTAGCTGCTTTGACTTTCCAACAAGTATGACTCCCTATGGAACAAAAGAAGTGATATTGGGAAATAAATTTAAATTTGATGAAGTGGATATAGGAGAAGGTGACAATTATGTTGAAGTAGGCGCTCATAATGGACTGTTGGCTTTTTATGTAGCTAGAATTTTTCCTAAAGCGAATATACATATTTTTGAGTGTAACCCTGTTATGGTTACAGCAATCAACTATGGTATTGCAGTAAACGGGTTTAGTAATATCAGATGTTATCCATTTGGTTTAAGCAACTATAATGGAAATTGTGATTTTGGTGTCAACTTGGAGAATACAGGAGGGTCAAGTATGCTTATACATGATGGGCATCATGTAAAAAATCAGAAAGTTAAAGTTTTAGATTTTGAAACCGTGCTATCAACTTTTGATAATATTAAATATTTAAAAATAGACATTGAAGGAGAGGAATTTAAAATATTTAGTAGTTTAATTTCTAAAGATTCTAAATTTTTTGATAGAGTTTCTACATTAAATTTAGAATTACATGATGAGATATATCCAGATCTAAATTTAGACAGAAAAGGTATAAAAGAATATCTATCAACATATGATGATTTAAATATTATATATCAAGATTGATGAAAAAAGTAATAGTTACAGGTGTTACAGGCCAAGATGGTAGTAATATGGTTGATTATCTCTTGAGAGAGACTGATCACATTATAATTGGCGGAGTAAGAAGACTTAGTGTTAAAAATCATCAGAATATTGAACACTTAGAAAATGAAGATAGATTTTTCTTAATTGACTTAGATGTAACTGATGCTCAAAACACTGATGAGGTAATAGCTGAACATAAGCCAGATTATTTTATTAATTTTGCCGCTAATTCTTTTGTTGGAACAAGTTGGAAAATGCCAACTCAACACATGGAGACAAATGCTTTAGCTGTACTACATCAACTTGAAGCTATAAAAAGACATTGCCCTGATTGTAGATATTATAATGCAGGATCTTCTGAAGAGTTTGGAGATGTAATCTGCACACCTCAAAGTGAACTGCATCCATTAAGACCTCGTAGTCCATATGGAGCTTCTAAATGTTCAGCTAGACATTTAGTAAAAGTTTACAGAGACTCTTATGACCTATACGCTGTTCAAGGTTGGCTTTTCAATCACGAAGGAACAAGGAGGGGTGAAGAATTTGTGACTCGAAAAATAACTAAAAATGTCGCTCGCATTTCTTTTGAGTACTCTAAAGAAAAAACCTTTAAACCTTTAGTTCTTGGAAATGTTGATTCAAAGCGAGATTGGAGTGATTCTGAAGATTTTATGGATGGTATATGGAGAATGTTAAATCAAGATGATTTTGATTCTTATATAGACAACAATTATAAACCAAAGGAATATGTGCTTTCTTCTGATGAAACTCACACAATAAGAGAGTTCGTTGAAGAGGCTTTTCATATAGCTGGCTTTCATAGATCCATGTGTCGCTGGGAAGGCAAAGGAGTGCATGAAAAATATTATCATGGAGATGATCTACTAGTAGAAATTAGTGATAAATTTTACAGACCTGCTGAAGTTGACTTGCTTTATGGTGATTCTTCTAGAGCGAGAAAAGATTTAGAATGGCAGCCTAAAACAGATTTTACAGGTTTAGTGACTAAAATGGTAAAATATGATTTAGAGCTTGCAAAATCTTAAAATCTATTCTAACCTCTGGCATGCCTAGAGGTTATAAACTTTGTTCAAAATGTGGTGATAATATCCCTTCATTTTCAAAAAAATGTAAATGTGGAGAGGTTTTTTCTACCAAAAAGAGGGTAAAAAAACCTGCAAATGAAGGTCATAAAAGGTTGGTAGATTTTATCTCTAGAAATCTTCCAAATAAGTTATCTTCAAAAGAAATGTCTAGAGAAATTCACGTAGCAAAAATTATGCTAAAAACTTGCTATGATGATTATGATTTCTTAGCTAAGTATAAAATACCTAGTTGGGTTAAAAAAAGAAATACTTTGCTTTGGTTTAAAACTAAAGATGGCAAAAAGTATTTAAATTCTAAATATAATGAATATTTATTTCAACCTGAAGTAAAAGAAGATATTTTTGTTGACGAGGGGGAAATTAAGGGTGAGAATGTAGAATATAAGAAGAAAAAGAGTTTAAGAGAATTTTTAGATGAGTAAGAAAAAAGATAAAGGTAAAAGTGCTAGTGATTTTTCTAGCGAGTATTTTAAGTCAAACAAAGACGATCATTATAATTTTGCGAAAGCCGCAGAAGAGTATTTAGTTTCGAGTGGATCTATGTATATGGATCACGTTCTTGGTGGTGGATTTGGTGCAGGTCTACATAGATTTACAGGAGCAAACGAAGGTGGTAAAACTAACGCCGCATTACATGTAATGTTTAACATGTTAAAAAGCGTAAATAAAGCTAAAGGTCTTTTTATAAAAGCAGAAGGTAGATTAAGTAAAGAAATAAAAGAGAGGTCTGGTCTTAAATTCGTCTATGATCCAGCAAAATGGGTGAGCGGAACATGTTTAGTTTTTGAATGTAATGTTTTTGATACTGTAATAGATTATCTAAGAGGTCTTCTTCAGAATAATAGTGAAGATGAAAGGTTTTGCATAATCATAGATAGTATGGATGGAATGATAGCCAAAGATGACTTAGATAAAAGTACTCATGAAGCTAGAAAAGTCGCAGCAGGAGCTTTAATTACGTCAGACTTTTTAAAAAGAGTCAGCCTTGGAATGTCAAAGTTTGGACATATGTGTATTATGATATCTCAAGTGAGATCAGCTATCAAAGCTAGTCAATATACAAAAAGCGATCCCAATAATCAAACTAACAGTAGTGGTGGTAATGCTATTCTACATTATCCAGATTGGATTTTAGAATTTAAAAAAAGAAAACAAGCTGATCTTTTCTTACAAGACTCAGGAGCAACATTAAGTCTTACAAATAAACCAATAGGTCATATAGCAACAGTTCAAATACTAAAATCTACAAATGAAACTACAGGTCAAACAGTTCAATATCCTATAAAGTACGGGAGAACAAACGGGCGGTCTATATGGGTAGAAAAAGAAGTTATAGATATGCTTCTCATGTGGTCTTATTTGCAAAAGAGAAGCTCTTGGATTACAGTTGATTCAACGCTGCTTGAACACTGCAAATCTAATAAACTAGATATGCCTGAAAAATTCCAAGGTACAAATAAAATTTTAGAGAGCCTTGAGGAGAATCCTCAAATTAAAGATATCTTAAAAGATTTTGTACAGAAAGAAATAATGGCCCAATGATTTTCCTTTGCACAAATGGCAGAAAGAAAAAAATAGCAAACTCAGTAAAATATCTAATAGACTGGGATGCTGACTGTAAAAGCGGTATTCAAAAAACAGTAAAAAATGTTTTATACGATAATTGGTTTGCTGATGTAGTCTTTGAAGAATTTCCAGTTGCAGGTACTAGGTTGACTTTTGATTTTTTTAATGCTACAAGAAATATAGCAGTTGAAGTTGATGGAAATCAGCATTATAAGTATAACAAATTTTTTCACTCTAATTCTAGACAAAACTTTTTGTCCCAACTCCAAAGAGATGAAAAAAAAGAATACTTTTGTGAAATTAATAACATAGAACTTATTAGGATTTTAGAGTCTGAAATAGTTGAAGGCAAATTCCCTGATAAAATTTTTTTAAATAGTATATAATATGTCTCTTGTTGAAGAAGAAAGCGCGTTACCACAATCTCTACTACAAAAACTTTATGATTCAACAGGGTCATCTACAGGAGGTAATAAAGGCTTTTTGCTTGTTTATGTAAACTCTGAAGGTGAACCTGTTATAAGCGGTAAAACAGAAAATTCTTGTGTAGAAATGGCTTTGACAAAGCTGTTAGAATTAAGCCTTAAAAATGATGAAAGTTTAAGTAGATGATTAGCTCCCAAAGTTTAGAGAAAAATGTTTTAAGTTGCATACTCCAACACCAACATAAGTGGGAGGAGGTGGCCACTTATCTGAATGAAGATGATTTTTATAGTGAAGACTCTAAAGTTAATTGTTCTATATTTAAGTTGCTGAAACATTCTCTAGATAGTGCAGAAAGAATAGATGAGCATATTCTAATAGAAAGATTAAAATCTTTAGGTGTTTCTTTTCCTGATAGCATTGATGTAAGTGAATATATCAGACAAATGGCATTTATACCAATCTCTGAAGATTTGCTATTGCCTAATGTAAAAGAGTTAAAAAAATATTCGGCAAGAAGGCATATATATAATGCTTGTGTGAAAGTGAGCAAATATGTCAAAAATATAGACCCTAATTTTAAATACTCAGAGATTATAGATCAGTGTGATAAAATTTATAATACTGAGCTTCAAAATTTTGAGGGTGGAGAAACTGAAACCCAAAACTTGTTTGAGTTAATGGTTCCTGTTATTGAAGAACGTGGAGAAAACCCAAAGCAAGAGTTTGGAATGATGGGTCCACATAAAAGAATAAATGAGATATATGGGTCTTTGCTTCTAGCAGGAAATATTTCAGTGATAGTGGCGAGATCAGGTGTTGGTAAAACTAATTTCTGCATGGATTTCACCACTAAAGTTTCCAAGCAATATAATGTTCCTGTAGTTCATTTTGACAATGGAGAGATGAGTGAAGAAGAGTTGATTTTTAGGCAAGCTTCAGCATTAACAGGATTACCTATTTGGCTTTTTCAAACTGGTGACTGGAGAAGTCATTCATACAATGGTATACCTGCTGAAGAGATAACAAAAAAAGTCAGAGACACTCTTGATGAAGTTAAGAATATGAAATTCTACTATGAGAACGTTGCAGGAATGACCCCTGATGAAATGTGTTCTTTATTAAAGAGATTGTACTATACAAAAGTTGGAAGAGGCAACCCTATGATTTTCAGCTTTGATTACATTAAAAGTGATTTTTCTAAGATGGGAGATAGCCCATGGCAACAAGTTTCTTACATGGTACATAGGTTCAAGCAAGCGATACATAGAGAATTATGTTTTGAAGGCAATCCTTGTGTATCTATGATTACTTCTGTTCAAGCAAATAGATTTGGAATTACAAATAACAGGGGTGCTGATACTATAGTTGATGATGAAAGTGTTGTATCTCTTTCTGATGGCATTACGCAATTTTGTTCTCACTTATTTCTTCTTCGCAAAAAAGTTGTAGAGGAAATGAATCAAGATGGAGCTGATAGAGGAACTCATAAATTAATAAATTTAAAATCAAGACATTTAGGTAAAAATCCACTCAGAGCAATCAATGATGTTGAAATGCTTGATGGCTCTAAGCAAAGAAACTATATAAATTTAGAGTTTAGAAATTTTGCTGTTAAAGAGAAGGGTGATCTGCAAGACATTGTTGACGCACAATCAGGGGCTAATGTAAACGTCGTTACAAATAACGGAGAAGAAGTTCCAATGACATTAAGGGCTTCAAATCTTTTTGATTAATGAGCTATAAAGATATCTTAGAAAACTTAGGCTACAAACTCAGTGACCATGGAAGTTACTGGAGGACTAACGCTCTGTATAGATCTGGTGATAATTCTACAGCTTTGCAAATTTATAAGGATTCTGGAGTTTGGAAAGACTATGTTGAGGATAGTATGTTCCTACCATTTGAAGTTCTTGTTCAAAAAACAACAAAAACGTCTAATGTAAAATCTATCTTAAAAGACTTAAAAACAACAAGCTTAAGTGTAAAAACTGAGAAAAACCTATTGAAAGAAGAAAAAACATATGACCCTATCTGTCTTAAAAGGCTACTCCCTCATTATGATTTTTATTTAAATAAAAATATCTCAAAACAGACACTTTTAGATTTTAAATGCGGATTAGCTCATTCTGGACCTATGTACCAAAGAATGGTTTTTCCAATATTTAGAGATGATAAAAGAATTCATGGGTTCTCTGGCAGGAAAATAACCAATGACGATAGGCCAAAATGGTTACACAAGGGCAAAACTGCAAATTGGTTTTATCCTTATTTTACTATTGATGAAGTTGAGGAACAAATAAATCTAAAAAAACAAGTTCATATAGTAGAGTCTATAGGAGATTGCATGGCTCTTTATAATTGTGGGATAAAAAACGTTTTAGTTTCTTTTGGTTTGAATATGTCTCCTAAATTTATTGCAAGATTGGCAGCTTTAAATTTACAAAACATTTATATCTCTTATAATAATGATAGTGATTCAGAAAGGAACAGAGGTTTTGAAGGTGCAGTTAAATCCATCTTTAAACTTTCAGATGCTGTAGATTTTGACAGGATTTATTTCTGTCCTCCTGACAGCAATGATTTTGGAGATATGACAAAAGAGCAAATATATTTTTACGAGGATAGGTGTTTTTCTGCCGATCATCAAACCTCTATGCATAAAGTTATATCAATCGCAGAAGAGATGGATAAGAAAGGGATAAATAAATCTTTTTCTCAGTCTCTAAAGAAACTGAAGAAAAAATATAAATTTTATTATGGGCGACTATGAAAACAAACCGTTATCAGCGTCTAGAATAAAAACATTACAAACTTGTTCTTGGCAATACTGGTGCAAATATCACTTAAAACTTCCTGATAGATCAAACGAAGGAAGTCTGCGAGGTACTATATGTCATGCCATTTTTGAAAATCTTGGCAACCCAAGACATAAAAAACACTATACAAGAATAATTAAAACTCAAAACACTTACGCTTCTCCACCTATCAAAAGGATGGTTGAAGCTTATGCTAAAAAACATGGCATAGACGATTTTGAAAATATGGATCTTATTAACAGAATGACTGTTGAAGGGTTGAATTGTGATTTTTTTGGAGCTAAAGATGGGAAACCTACAGAGTCTATAAGTGAAAAAGATTTTGATATTTCTATAACAGAAGATGGTAAAAATTACAGAATCCTAGGATTTATAGATAAGTTGTTTCTTTTCAAGCGGAAAAGTTTAGCAATAATTAGAGACTTTAAAACATCTAAGCAAATGTTTTCTGGCAAAGATTATACAGACAACATTCAAAACTTAATGTACTGCTTGGCTGTTAAACACCTTTATCCAGACTTTCTTAAAAGACAGATGGAGTTTTTGTTTTTAAAGTTTGATTGCAATAACGAAGGTATGATGAGGATGGAAAACTTAAATGAGGAGGAGTTAGAAGGGTTTGAATATTTTCTTACAGAGGTTCAAGAAATTATTAATAATTTTAATTCAGATTCTGCGACTAAAAATTTAGCATACAATAAAGGTTATCTAGGTAGAGATGATGGCTTTGCTGGTAGAGTTGTCTGCGGCAGAGCAGATTATGCAGGTCAATTAAAAAGGGATGGAACTTTAATGTGGCATTGCCCTTTTAAGTTTCCAAAGAAGTTTTATGTGCTTAAAGATAAAGATGGGGAGGTGATATCTTCATCTGAGGATAAAAATGTATTGCAAGAGAAAAAGACAGATGAGCAGGATATAGAAATGAGAAATTATGATGGTTGTCCTGCTTTTTCTTTTGACAACACTGATGACTTACTTTAAGATTTAAAAGTGATCATTCCACTTTTTAAAACTAGCTACAGCATAGGTAAATCTTTATTAAGAATTGAAGATATCATAACCATAGCTCAAGACAATAAACTAAAGAAAGTTACATTAGTTGAAGATAACTTCTATGGATTTAGAGCTGCTAATTCTGCCTTTCTTCATGCAGATATTCCTATGGTTTATGGAGTAAGAATCCCAGTCTTTCAAAGTGAATCAGAAAGATCAAGTAAACTTGTATTTTTTGCAAAAAACAATAGAGGTTTAAATAATCTTAGAAATTTATATAGTAAATCAAAATTAAGTGCTTTAGAAGTTTTAAATATTTCTAATATAGAAGATTCAGAACTGGAAGATATAAAAATAGGAGTGCCTTTTTACGATTCCTATATTTATAATAACATTTTTCATTTTGGTTTGTGTGATCTAAATTTAGACGGCTATGATCATTTTTACATGGAAGAGGATAATAATCATCCCTTTGATTTTCAAATTAAAGAAAAGCTTAAAAACTTAAATATCAAAACACAAAAAACAAAAACAATCTATTATAGAAATAGAGAAGACTTTGAAGCTTTCCAAATGTACAAAGCTGTATGTGCAAGAAAGCAAGGAAAAGTCCCAACTTATAGTAAGCCAAATCTGAATGACTTTTGCTCAGATGATTTTTGCTTTGAATCATATTTAGAAAATAATGCTTCCATATAATCAAAAATATTTAGTTGTAGACACTGAGACTGAAGGTCTTAATTTACATTCTTCTAAAGCTTGGCAACTCTCTTGGATTGTTTGTCAAGGCAATAAAATTTTAGAAGAACATGACGAGTTTATAGCACATAAAAATTTAAACATCCCAGAGGTTGTTAAAAAAATGACTGGATTTAATTGGGATAAGTATAATCAAAAATCTAAATCTCTTTCGAAGGTTTGGTCTAAATTTGAAAGCTATTTATATGACCCAAAATATATTATAGTAGGTCAAAATTTATTGGGGTTTGATGTTTATATGTTGGCTCTTTTACAAAAAATGTTAGGTCAACAACCTGACTACTCTTATTTACCTAGAATTTATGACACAAGAGCTTTGGCTAAAGCATATAGAGAAAACCTTGATAAACCAAAAGATAATTTCCTAAGTTGGCAGTATAAAATCATTAACAATAGAAGCTTGAAAGCTAAAGTGTCTCAAGGCACTTTATTAAAATTCTTTGACATTGACCACGATGAGTCTAAATTACATGACGCTCTTTATGACATAAAAAAATGTTTTGAAGTCTTTTGTGAGTTAAAAAGAAGAATGGATTTATGATTTTTGATGACTGTACCATATACGATGACTGTGAACCAGCAGGAGTAGAGCTTCCAAAGACCATTGTTAAATCGAGCAAACTCAAAGAAATAGGCTTAAATGCTGATAGCTCGACAAAAGAGATTTTATACGAACTTGCTCGAAAGGGTTTAAGAGAAAAGGGTATTACTAAGTATAAAAATAAAGATGTTTACTTTGAAAGAACTAAACAGGAATTAGAAACATTTGAAGAGTTAGGATTCACTGATTATATATTACTTAACTGGGATGTTTTAAATTTTTGCCACGATAATAAAATACCGACTGGAGCGGGTCGAGGTTCTGCGGCAGGTTCCCTTGTATTATACTTACTAGGAGTAACTAATATTGACCCTATTCCTAATAGTTTATTTTTTGAGAGATTTGTATCAAAATCTAGAGCTAAAAAAGTTACAGATAAAAAGGGTAAAGAATTTCTTGTGGGTAGTCTTTTGCCTGATGTTGACTCTGATATTTCATATGACCAAAGACATAAAGTTATATCTTATATAGAAAAACAACACGAAGGAAGGACAGCTAAAATATTAACATTTAATACTTTTAGTTCAAAACTTTGCATTAAAGAGGCGGCAAAATATTTTGATGAGGCTTCTGAGGAACGGGCGATGAGGATTTCAGATTCTATACCTAAACTTCATGGACAGGTCTTGCCTCTTGAAACTGCTTTTGTAGAAAGTGATAAATTTAGAGAGTGGGCGAGAGAGCATCATCATACTTATAAAAATGCGCTGAAGGTACAAGGATTACCGAAAAATACTGGGGTTCATCCCTCTGGTATTGCAATTTGTTCTCAAAAAATATCAGATGTAGTTCCTCTTCAAAAAACTAAAGATGGAGATCTTGTCACTGGCTACAATATGGATGATGTCGCAGACCTGATGGTTAAGTTTGATATCTTGGGATTGAGAACTTTAACAATCGCTCATAAATGCTGTGAAAAAGTTAATATAGATATAGATGACATTGACCCTAATGATGATTTTATATATGAAAAGCTTCAAGATTTTAAACATCCAGCAGGTTTGTTTCAAATTTCTGCTGAGACAAACTATAGAGTTTGCAAGGATGTAAAGCCTGAAAATTTAACAGAGTTATCTGACGTTATAGCTTTAGCTAGACCTGCGGCATTAGAGCATGTGCAGACATATATACAGCAAAAAAGAGCTTTAACTGAGCTAAACTTACATCCAGAGCTAGATAAGATTCTTTCATGGTCTAAAAACGTAATCTTATTTCAAGAGCAGATTATGCAAATAGCTAATAAAGTTTTTGGGTTTACTTTAGAAGAAGCGGAAACGCTTAGAAGAATAGTTGGAAAGAAAAAAGTTGATCAAATGCCTCAATGGCGACAAAAGATTTTTGATGCCGCAGAAGAAAAAGGTTTAGATGAAAGAGTAGCAGAGTTTTATTGGGTGTCACTAGAAGCTTCTGCACACTATTCTTTTAATAAATCTCATAGCTTTGCTTATGCTGATTTGGCAGCTAAAACTATCTACCTTAAATATAAATATCCGCAAGAATTCTTTTTGTCTATACTAGAGTGTTCTGAATTTGAGCCAGATCCATTAGAAACCATTAGCTTAGTTAGCCAAGAATTAAAATCATTTAAAATAGATTTATTGCCACCATGTTTATATAAATCAGACTTTGATTTTAAAATAGAAGGCAGAAATATTAGATATGGGTTGAAATCTATAAAAGGTGTTTCAGATAAAAACTTAAAAAGCTTAATTGATTTTAGAGGTTTTCAATTTAATGACCGATATGAAATCTTTGTTGCCGCTAAAGAATGTGGTATTCCTATAAATGTTTTGTCTTCTTTGATACAAGCAGGATTAATGGACAATACGTCTGAGGACAATCCTATTTCAAGAAGCAAATTAGTTTTGCAAGCTCAGTCTTTTAATCTTTTAACTGACAGAGAAAAAAGAAACTTTTCTAGATTAGCGCCAAGATTGGGATTCAACATATTAAAAGCCATACAACAGGCTTTATTTAATAAAATTCTAGCTGATGACGGAAAAATATTAATAAAGGAAAGTAGATTCAATACCTTTCGCTCTAAATATGACAGGTATAGAGATATTTATTATAAAAATAAAGACCATGAAAAATTTGCGTCTTGGACTTTTGAGAATAGCCTTTTAGGGTTTTCATATTCATACGACTTAAAACAATGTTTTGAGGATGATGACGATGTAGATAATTTACATTACTTGTCTGACATTGAAGATTTAGGAGACAGAACAAGGTTTTGTTCTATATGTTTAGTAAAGGACTTCTTCACAAAGGAATCTCAAGCTGGCAATAAATATATGATCATGACTTTATCTGATAATACAGCCACAAAGAATATGATGTTTATAGATGGCAGAGATAATGAGAAGTTTAGTGACTTTATGAGTTCAAATAAACTAAAGAAAAATGACGTAGTCCACTTGACTGCGAGTAAATCCAATAATACTATTTTCATTGACGAATTAAAAATAAAAGGCCCAGAGATATACATGTATAAGAGGCAAGTTAAAAAGAAAAAATAGATGGTTCAATTACCCTTTACTCCACATATAGAAGGTGTTCTTCAGAAGTCTAAAGATTTATCTGTAATCTTAGAAAGAAACGGCGTTGATTTAGATATATTGTTTCACTGTTTTATTAGTGACTTGAGTTTATCTTGCATTTCTATATTTAAGAAAATTGGAGTGGATGGAGGTGAACTGATAAAAGACTCAAGAAATATTTTACATAAAAAGAGAAAAAACAAAAATATATCTGATAAGTTCAAAACAGATGCTAGAAAGTTTTTAAAGTTTTGCGAGAAGCTTTGTAAAGACACTTACTCTTTGGATTATATTCCGCCAGAGGTAATGTTGATGAATTTTTTTGATGAACAATTCACCCCTAAAGTTCTAAAAGAGTCTTTTCCAGAAGGAGTAGAAGCTGCTGATAGCGTAAGGTTTGGCATAGTTGCAGAATGTGCTTTAGTTATAAAAGACTTTGAAGCAGAAAAGATAGAATCAAGACTAAAAGAGCTTGAGGAGACTCCTGACAACTGGATAGACATGTTTGACAATAATGAAATATTGTCTCAGTTTGCAGAGAATCTTAATGCAAAAGCGGCGGCTGGTGAATTTGATAAGATTGTAGACTATGATGGGAAGATTGATGAGCTTGCAACTATTTTGTGTCGCAAAAAGAAACCAAATGCGATATTGGTTGGCCCTGCTGGCACTGGCAAAACTTCATTAGTAGAAGGGTTAGCAACAAAAATAGCAGCAGGAGATGCTCCAGAGCTTATAGCTAATAAAGTAATTTATTCTGTTAGTTTATCTAGCATGGTTGCTGGTACTGAGTACAGAGGTCAATTTGAAAAGCGGCTAGAAGATTTTGTAAATGAAGCTAAAAAATATACAAACTTAATTTTATTTATAGATGAGATACACACTTTGATTGGAGCAGGGGGAGCTAATAACAATTCTCTTGAAGCTTCTAATATTCTAAAGCCAGAATTGGCTAGAGGAACAATAAGTTGTATCGGTGCTACAACTATAAATGAGTATACAAACACAATAAAGAAAGATACTGCTCTTGATAGAAGATTTGAAAGGGTTGTAGTAAAAGAGCCTTCTAAGTTTCAGATGGAGGAGATTTTACCTACTATTGTTTCTTATTATGAAACATTTCATGGTGTGGAATATAGCGATGAATTTTTAAATAACATCATAAAATATTGTGAAAAATATACTCCAAATAAATATTACCCAGATAAAGCTATTGATGTTATAGATCATTGTGGCGCTCAAGCAAAAGTTACATATTGGGATGTAAAACCATCTATCAAAGAAATGCAGACAGAGATAGTTGAATCTGCACTTCATCCAGAAAAAGATCATTCTGCTTTAATAGAGAAGCTTAATAAAAGTTTGGAAAAATGGGTTGAGTCTGATGAAACTGCAAATAAACCAGAGGTAACCCGTTTTCACTTAAAAGAATTTTTTGATAGAAAGGTCAATCCTTTAAATAAAAAAAATAAAATAAATAAAGTGTTTGATTGTTTTTCTAAATCTTTTGTAGGTCAAGCAGATATCCTAGAAGAGTTAAAACATGAAATTATTTTAAGTAGTATTGGTGTTAGAACTACTAGAAAATTTTCTACTCCAGAATGTTACGTTATCAGCGGTGAAGAATCTAGTGGTAAATCGCTGTTTTGTGAGCTATTAGAAGACTCTCTACAAAAGCATGGAGTAAATGTTTTATCTTATAATGGTATTCATTTTTCAGATAATTTTTCTCCACATAAAATTGCATCCTCCCAAGGTAACAACACTTCAATATGCGAAAAGATTGTTATAACTCCTAATAGTGTTTTAATTATAGATGACTTTCATAAGATAGATAAAACTGCTGTACCTATTTTTAATCAGATACTTAAAGAGGGTAAGATTCAGATGAATAATGGAGATGTTGCAGATTTTTCAAATTGTAAAATCTTTTTAACAAGCTGCTTATCTCACACTAGTCAACTTGGCTTCAATATAGAAAGATCCCGCAATGATGACCCCCTCATACATAAAGATATTTATTCTTTGGTTAAGAACTCTTTTATTTTAAATGAATTAAAAACAAAAGATTTGCGTAGAATTTTATGGAACAAACTTAGAAACATAAAGGCTAATTTAGAAGACAATGGGGTCTATTTAGATTTTACTGTTAAATATATTTCTAATAATGTAGAAAAGATAAAAGATGAAGCGTCTCCGATTAAAAGCTTGAATGAATTAGTAGCATCAAAGATTAAGCCATTCATCTCTGAATGTATCTCTAATGGTAATGATAAAATAAAACTTTTTGTTGAAAAATAAAATTATTAGTAGATCATAAAGTATGAGCGGCTCAGTAGCTAAGAAAATAAGAAAATTAGTTGGGTATCATCCAAAAAATGAAAATCCAATGATAAAAAAACTTTACAAGAAACTAAAAGGGCGTTATTATGCCCTTGGACCTTCTGCCTTTTGGAAAAGTGTTGAAGGTAAATTTAATTCTAATAACTCATGAGTGATACAAATACAAAAACTAACGACGAATGGAAAAAGCGCGAACTAGGCGCTCTTTGGCGAGTTGAAGGTAGAAACCAATCTTTCTATAGTGGAGAGATTGCTTTATCTGACGGTTCAAAGCAGAAAATCGTCATCTTTAAAAATAAATTCAAAGAGCAAGGCACTAAACAGCCTGATCTAAGAATTTATCAGAGCATGGATACTGAGTAATGGATGCTGAAAAACAAGAAGAGTTAAAAGCTCTTTTAGTATCTGAAATGGTATCTAGAATCACGGTAGCGGAGGCTGTCAATATAATGCACAACATCGCTATTTCGGAAGTCGATAAAAATATCGCAAAAATGTCTGATGAGGAGAAACTCTCAGCTTTGGAGGAACTTACAAAAAGAGTAAATCCTTCTGAAGAAAATGAGTCAAATTTGGAAATTTAAGTGTAAGACACAGAGAATGCCTTATACTCTTTCTTTTTTAGATCAAAAATTATATACCAGTTTATCTTTTGATGCTGATATAAAATTTCCTGAGTCCAGTGACTTTGTTAAGAGGTTTTGGATTTTGAAGGAATATAAAAAAGTAAGTTCAGATTTGGAGCTTTCAGAGTCTAAAGATTCTGACAAACAAATGACAAGCTCTTCTTCTTATGAGATACACAAAAGGTTTCAAGGCGATGAACTTATCGTTGAGATAGTTCAAAGCCTTGCTTTTTGTGAAGAATTTGATTATTTTAGCAAGGCAGATTTTGATTTGCCTACAGGAGATGAAGAATTAGATAAAATGCTTACCGATATAAAAGATTCTGATTTTGATGAATCAGTTATAAAAGCTTGTATCTTAGATAGTGTGCTTCAAGGCAACTATCCTCAAAATCCTGATGACGAACCAAAAGAGGAAGAAGAAGAGTCCTCTGAGGAACCAAGTGAATAGAGTTTTAATAACTGGAGCTGGCGGTTTTATAGGAGGTAACTTAGCCGCATATTTAGAAGCTTGTGGCTTTCAAGTTACAAGATTTGATATATCTTTAGGTAACACTGGTTATCCAGATATTTTTAATCAAGATTTTGTTATTCATCTTGGTGCAAATTCAAGCACTACAGAAACCGATCTAAAAAAAATATTAGATCAAAACTTTGAATACTCGGCCAACCTTTACAAGATGTGCGAGGCTTATGAGATAAAGTTTCAATATGCTAGTAGCGCATCTGTTTATGGCGCATCTAAAACTTTCAAAGAAGATGAGTTTTGTAAACCATTAAGTCCTTATGCTTTTAGCAAGTATATGTTTGACTGTTGGTTAATGAATCAAGAATATCCATACCAAGGTTTTAGATATTTTAATGTGTACGGTTTGGGTGAAGATAAAAAAGGAAAGCAAGCTAGTCCTGTTTCAAAATTTATAAAAGAAGCGCAGACAGGCGGTAAGATAAAAATCTTTGAGAAAAGCGAAAAATATAAAAGAGATTTTGTTTCTGTAGATGATGTGTGTGAAATGCACTACAAGCTTTTGGCAAATGACGCTTCAGGAATATTTAACATAGGTACAGGTGAGCCTATCTCTTTCAGAGATGTAGCAGAGATAATAAAAGAAAATTCTAACTCTGAGATAGAAGAAATACCAATGCCCAAAGAGCTAAAAGGGCAGTATCAAAAATTTACAAAAGCTGATATATCAAAGCTAAATGAAATAATTGGTGATTATGAGTGGAAAAGTGTAAGTGAATATGTAGAAGAAAACATTGATGCTTTCCTTAATTAAAAGTGTTTTAAAATCAATTGAGCTATATTTATCTTTAAAAAATAAGCTCTTCTACATAGAATTAAGACATAACCATGAAAAAACACGCAAAAGAATTATTCAAGAGCTTGAAGATATTAGGGCTAGTGGCGGTGATGCAGACCGTGCTGATCTCTTGCGAGACGAACTCATCCGTGAAGACGCAAGTTTTAAATATTTATCAGCCTTCTACGCTGAGTCTAGAGAAGGGAAGTCCGATAAGGACAACTAAAGGTATTTACACTCCTCAAGCCGATGAGGTTTGGCACTCTGATGCGAGGTTCCGCAAACTTGAGCGCCAGTTATATTTTCCCAGCAATAAGTGAGCTTTTTGTGTAATTAAGACAAATGGCTTTTATTACTGGAATTCCTATTAGAAATAGTATACACACCGAAGAATCCACAAGTGTGGCTGATTGGGGTAAATACAGGTCAGAATTAACTGGTCTTTATATTACTGGTGAGGGTACTGGAGCGATGTATGAACAATACGCGGCGCAAGATTTCAGAGAGTACAATAAAAAAATACATGATTTAGGTCTTAATGAATTTAACTCAGACCTTTATTTGAGGCCATTTGATGCTGGGTTTAGATATACGCATGATCCATTATTAGGCAAATATAGCAACGCTGCTGGAGCTTATTCTACAAAAGATATAGGTTTTGGAGGTTATCTCATGAGCATCAGAACAAACGCTGATGCACTAAACAGGGAAGCTTATGTTTTAGGAGATACTACTGGCAATATTTCATTAGAAGCTATGGTAGCACCAACAGGAACTGGATTTCCTAATTACACATATGAATTTGGTAATACTTTAGGAACAGGATCTCAAAACGGTCCGTATGAAGTTGAAACCTTTCAATCTAATATATCAGGAAGAGAATATGAACTAACTCGCGTCAAAACTGGTTGGTTTGAAGATTTAACTGGTTATATGAATACTTATGAGGCGTTTCCCGCTTATGAACTAAGCAGCGATGTTGAAGCGCAAAGTTTTGCTTTAAATATTCCAAAAGCTCCTGATGGAAGTGTATTAGTCTATCCGTATAGAGTTTTATATTTTGGCTTTTTAAATGTCTGGGTAGTAAATACTTGGAGACTTAAAGATGGGGATACTGAGGCAACTGAGGAAGCTTTCTATGTTTACAAAAGTGAAGCTGAAGCAGCAGGTGCAGGATTACAATTCGGACCGCAAAATTTTGTTGTAAGCGCGAAGCCTGTCTATTCCACTTTAGGAGCTTTTGTAGGCCAAGCTAACGCATATGTCACAGACTGGTACGATCAGTCTCATACAGGGTCAGAGCGGAACAACCTCATACAAGAAACTGCGGCTGATCAACCTACTATTGTTAATGGCGGCTCTTTAGTGACAGATTCAAGTGGAAATACAGCTTTAGATTTTGACGGAAGCAATCATCACATGACATTAAATACTGGGTTTTCTAGTACTTTGAATATAAGTGGTTTAGCTTCTTATACTGTTTTTGAAGCTGATACTACAGGGGCGAATCAAATGGTTGCCTGTTTAGGAAGTTTTGCTGATTCAACCAAGAGATGGTACTGTCCTTATTTATTTAACGGCACATTTAGTATGAATTATGGTGGAAGTGCTGCTTTTTCTACTACAGCTAACACAAATTTAAATTTAATTAGCATGACAGCCGATTCAACACAAGGTGCAATGAGAGGTTTCTTAAATGGATCTCAAGTAGGAGGAAATGGCACTTTGGAAAATAAAAGTGGAGGAACCTCTCTTGTAGGAGTTGGAGGCTTGGGTGACAGTTTACATTTTAACGGGAAGATTGGAGAGTTTCTTATTTATTCAGGCGAAGGCGTATCAACAAATAGAGAAGCTATAGAAGCTAATATAAACAAAAGGTTCGGTATTTATTAATATATGAAATATTTACTTTTTAATACAAAACAAGAAGCTCAAAACAGGAGCGCACAAGAAGCACAAGCAAGATGTTGTTCTGGCACTACAAAATATTGGTGGACAGTGAAACAAACTAAAGCGGGCAAATGGGCTTTATGTATTGATAATCCATATCCAAGGGTAACAGAAGAAACCATAGAATTTGATGGTGAAGAAATGACAGTGCCGACTAACTCTTTAGCAGGATTAACTCCAACAGAAATATCAAATTTAAAAAATTCTGTCGTCTGGCCTGATGTTCCAACTCTTTAAAAAAAAGTTGATAAATATTATTTAGTGAATAATATGTATATATATGAAAACTATTGAATTCACTGATCAGGAATTGCAGGTTCTCACACAACTTTTGGACATCGCAGTAAAAGCTGGCGGTCTCAATGTTGCTGAAGCTGCAAGCGTACTCGCAAGGAAAATTTCTCAAGAAATTGAGCAAACTCCTCAATTTGCAGAACCTTCAATCGCTCCCGTAGAGGATGACGAAGAAGAAAGCGGAGAGGAATAAAATATTTCCCTTGACGATTACAAAATTGTAATATAAAGTTAAGATTATGAAGAAATTTATTCTTACACTACTATTGGGCGCTATTTTTGGTAGCGCAGCGCATGGGACAACTATTGCAGATTCTTCTGTAGGAGTTGGCTTTTCAGCTTATAACTTCGAAACAAGTAGAGGTTTAGCAGCTAGAGAAGATGCTCTTGGTTACTCCCTTGATTTAACAGCACCTCTTAACGGCGGAGACCTCTCATTTAATGTCGGTTTGTATGATGTTGATGGAGATTCTGAAGATTCAGATTATTCTATCACCTATACAAAAGGCATTGAACTATTTGGTCAAAAGCTAGGAGCTACAGCAAGTTTCTCTGGACTTGATTCCACTTTTGGGGACAGAGATGAAATTGCAGTTGGCTTATCTTACAAGTACTCTCTATTAGATACATCATGGGCAGTTTGGCATGATTTAGATAATGAGTGGTATGGTGTTGAGATCGGAGCTTCAAGCACTTTTGAGACTCCTATTTCAAGCCTATCAGTAACCCCATTTGTCACTGTTAACCTTGTAGATGAGTATACAGCAGTTGAGGCTGGTCTTAAAGCAGGTTGGTCTATCACTGATCAATTATCCGTACTCTCTAAGATTTCATATAACAATAATGATTTCGAAGGATCTTCTTTTGAAGTAGAAGATGAGTGGATTATTGGAGCAGGAATAGGCTTCAAATTCTAATTTAAATTAATTTTTAATTAGTTTTAATAACAAAATTAAAAAGCTCTCCGCAAGGAGGGCTTTTTTTGTGTAAGTACTTTCAATGGAACCAGAAAAATCCTTGTTAAAAGAATTCCTTCAGGGTGGATGGCTAGTCCCTTTGATTGGAGCCGCCGCCATGTTTGCTAGACTTTTGTCTGCAAATAACGAGTTAAGCTTAAAACAACAATTTAAAAGAATCCTTACAGCCGCTATCGCTTCAGGTATTGCTTGGTTTGTTCTAGAGCAAACGGATGTATCTTCTCTTACTAAAGCTATAACTTATGGAATAATAGGTGTTGTTAGTCCTGAAGTTATAGGAGGTATAGTTAGATTGGGTCAGAAGTTTGAGACTAGTCCTTGGAAATTTTTTAAAAAATGAAATCTAAGTATATAATATTTTGCATATTAGGTATAGTAGCAGCATTTGCTGCTCAATTTCTTTCTATCTACAATGAATTACATGGCTTATTATTACATGGATATAAAACAGAATTATCTGTTGATGATATGAAACATTTGCTTGATGAAAACATGTATAATTTTAAATCTTCTATAACAAAAATGTTGGCGTTGCTTTTTGTTATAGGTATTTGCGCGTCGTTTAAGAAAAAATGTTACTAAAATGAATTTTAAAGGTAAAAAAGAAGTAGTTAAAGCTGTACAAAAACTATTGGGCGTTTCTGCTGATGGGGCTGATGGTCCTGTAACTTGGAATGCTATTTTAGCAAAGTTATCCACAAAGAATGCTCCAGTGCCAGATGGTGATATACCTCAAAAAATGGTTTCATTAGCTAGAGAAGAAATAGGAGTTTCTGAAGTTGATGGGAGTAACTGCGGGCCAAGGGTGGATGAATACAAAGCGGCTACTTGGCTTGATCCAGATAAAGGTTGGCCATGGTGTGCTGCTTTTATTTGTTGGCTAGTCAGAGAGGCAATTGAAGGTGAGGATGTAAAGTTTAAAAGACCAAGAACTGCTGGTGCTTGGGATTTTGAGAATTGGGCTAAACAGCAAGTTTCAAATGGTATAGATCTTCGCAAACCAACAAATGGAAACATTAAAGCTGGAGATATAGTTGTATTTACTTTTTCTCATATAGGTATAGCTGTCAAAGATATAGACTCAAGTGGTTATGTAGTAACTATAGAGGGAAATACAAATGGCGCTGGAAGCAGAGAAGGTGGATCTGTCTTAGAGAAGAAGCGCCATGTTTCTAAAATAAGAAGCAGAATAAGAATTCTTTAATATTTTGTTGCTTTATTTTCTTTTTACGTTATTTCTTTTTTAAATGAAAGATGTACCTATAAAAGTTGATAGAAATGAAATATTTAATTTTGTAGTTGGTAAGTCTATTTTTGACCCTATAGAAAAATGCATAGACCCTACTAGGTATGAAGTCTTTGATACTTTCATCTATGATAATGAAACTGACAGAAAGTATGTACAAGGGCCAGTTTACAATAGATTTTGCTGGGAAGTGACTAAACTAAAAAACTTATCAGAAAATATGACAGGTGCAGAAATTATAAGAATTTGCGAAGAATTAGAGGAAATAGCCCCCAAACTTGTCAATCTTGAGAAATAATTCCCCGTTGTGGTTCTTTGTGTAATATATTGTATAACCTATAATATATTATGGAAGTAATTCTCAAATTAATTGAAGACAATCCTTGGTTCGGTGTTCTTACCGCCGCAATCGCTTTAGCATCTGCAATTACAGCAGCAACTCCTACACCCAAAAAAGGTACTATTTGGGCTAAAATCTACGCTCTTATTGATTGGGCTGCGATTAACATAGGAAAAGCTAAAGATAAAGGGGAATAATCCTTGAATAATCTTTGTGATAGGCTATAATACTCTTAATGAGTATGCAGCCTATTTTTAGCCGATTAGAAGTTCACCCCAAGGGTTGGGGAGAAGAGCTTTGGATTACCAACAATTATAAATATTGTGGTAAAATTTTACGTTTTAAACAGGGGTCTTCCTTCTCAATGCATTATCACATTCAGAAGGAAGAAACTTGGTGTGTCACTAGAGGTAAACTAAAGTTAGAATATTTTAATTTAGAGACTTCTGAACGCCTTGAAAAAGAATTAGTAGAAGGCGACACTGTTCATTTAAAACCTTGCATCCCGCACAAGTTGACAGCATTAGAAGATTCAGATGTCTTTGAAGTCAGCACTCAACATTTCAATGAGGACTCTTATAGAGTAGAAAAAGGCTCATCGCAGAAATGAAGTTTTTAGTTATAGGTGAAACTTGCAAAGACGAGTTTTGCTATGGCAAAGCTAATCGTTTGTGTCCAGAAGCTCCTGTTCCTGTATTTATACCAGATCATAATACAAGCAACTTAGGTATGGCGGCTAATGTTTATGAAAATATGCGGGCTATAGATAACGAGACTCATAAAGATATACCTTTTAAAAATGACATAGCATTAAGTACTAATTACTGCGTTGGTTCTAAAACTAGATATATTGACATAGAATCAAATCAAATGTTTTTAAGGGTTGATACAGATAAGTATGAACCTTGTGACAAACTGCCAGAAAACATAGAATCATTTGATGCTGTTATTGTTTCAGATTATAACAAAGGATATTTAACAGACTCGCAGTTAAGAGAGATTGCGAGTAGAAGCAAATTAAGTTTTTTAGATACTAAAAAACAATACAATCAAGAATGGGCTAATTTGTTTACTTTTATTAAGATAAACGATAAAGAGTACAAGGAGAATGGTTGGACACATCAAGGAGAGAATTTAATAATCACAAAAGGTTCAAAGGGTTGTTGGTACAATAATAAAGATTATAAACTTAGCAAACCTTCAGAAGTTAGAGATGTTTCAGGCGCAGGAGATACATTTTTAGCTGCATTTGCTTATTCATATACAGCCACCAAAGATGTTGAATGCTCAATAATATATGCCCAAGATTGTTGTCAAAGAGTAATTAAAAAGAAAGGTGTTGCTACAATATGAAACATAAAAAAATAATGTCTTTTGACGAGATTAAACAAGAGAGACTTTTTGCAAAGCAATTAGAAGATGCTGGTATAAAAAAGTTTTTTATATTTACTAATGGATGTTTTGATTTATTTCATGCTGGACATGCTAGCTTACTCAATGCTATGAAAAATGCCTGTAGCTTAAATTCAAAGTTGGTTGTTGGCATAAATGGAGATGCGAGCGTTAAATCCATAAAAGGTAAGGATAGACCGATAATACCAGCAAAACAAAGAGCTTATACAGTAGCCTGTCATGAAGCTGTTGATTATGTTTTTATTTTCAATACTAAAACTGTATCAAAACAACTAAAAGAACTTCAGCCAGATTTTTGGTGCAAAGGCGGCGATTATGATGAAGATTCTTTAAATAAATCAGAGCTAAAAGCAAAAGGCAATGCTATATTAAAAGTTATACCATTTATAGAAAACATAAGCACTAGTGATATTATTAAAAAAATAAAATGAAATATATTGTAGACATTGATGGCACAATTTGCACACATGACAGTCCAGATACCCCTTATGAGCAAGCAAGGCCAATAAAAGATAGAATACATTTTTTTAATCAATTATTTGATGCTGGTCATGAAATAGTTTATTGGACTGCTAGAGGGGGAAATAGCGGTAAAGATCATTCAGCTTTAACTAAAAAACAGCTTGATGAATGGGGTGTTAAAAGAACAAAACTAATGATGGGGAAACCTCCATATGATTATTGGATTGATGATAAAGCTTATAATGTAAAAGATTTTTTTATGACTGATACAACAACAGGAAAAACAGAAACAATTACATTATGATATCTAATAAAGCTAAAAGCTTATCTTCAGCAGGTCACATAACTCAGTCTTTTAAAGCGGGTACGGAGGGTCAGCAAAGGTTCTATGACTCTTGTAGAGCTTTAAATAAAGATATAAAGAAAACCTCAAAAGCTGATGATATTGGTAATCACACGGACTTTGTTGTAGATGGTCAGACTTTTGATGTTAAAGGTTTAAAAAAGACGCAAAAAGAGGGCAAAATTATACTAGAGATAAAAAATGTCCAAGGTAAAATGGGCTGGTGCAATCACGAGCTAAAACCTGAGTGGATAGCTTTTGATTTTGGTGCGTTTTTCCTTTGTGTTCGAAATACTCATCTGAGAGAGTTAGCAGAAAATAAATGCGATTGGACTGATGAAGTGTCTAAAATCAATAATGCTTTATATAAAGGTTATACTAGAAAAGATAGGAAAGATTTAATGACAGTTGTAACACTTTTTGATGTTTTAAATACATGCGAGCATTGGTTTTTACCTTATCAGGAATATCGTTCCCCAATGGAGCTTTTGTAGTGTAAAAGCAATAAAATATATATATATTATGCCGCTTCCAGTACCTAAGAACAATGAGAAAAAGAGCGACTTTATGAGTCGTTGTGTTACAAGCTTAACAGAAAAAGAAGAATTCAACGACAATAAACAGAGAGTTGCTGTTTGTATGAACATTTTCAGCGATTCTGAGTCGAAAGCATCTGTTGTTACTGGAGAAGGAGAAGATAAAAAACTTTTCTTTTCTGAGGCTGCAAACGAAAATAAAACTTTAAACAAGCCCTTTAGAACTCCTAAAGGTCCAAAGAAGTTTTCAGTCTATGTAAAAAATAAAAAAGGAAACGTCGTTAAAGTTAATTTTGGAGATCCAAACATGGAGATTAAAAGAGACGATCCTAAAAGAAGAAAAGCATTTAGAGATAGACATAGTTGCGATACAGCTAAAGATAAAACAACTCCTAGATATTGGTCATGTAAAATGTGGAGTGCTAGAAGCGTCACTAATATAACTAAGGGATCAGAGGAATATGAGTGGGATGGAGAAACACTATTTGACCATGACGAGCTTTTGTCTGCTTGTCCATCATTAGCTTATGTTGATGAAATAACAGAGGAATCAGAAGCAGCAAAACGTCGTGGTCCTAAAAGCGGAGCGCAGACACCAGCAGAGCCAAGTGAAAGAAGAAAAGGTTCTAAAAGAAATCCAAAAGGTAGTGCTAAAAAAGGTGGTGGCAAAATCACATTTAGTGAAAAGACAACTAATGCACTAAAAGAAAAAGTAAAGGCTCACAATGCTAAATATTCCAAGAAGGTGACTTTAGGTCAGTTGAAGCGTGTTTATAGGCGTGGTGCTGGAGCTTTCAGCACATCTCATAGACCAAATATGAGTAGACATGGCTGGGCTATGGCTAGAGTAAATACATTTCTTAAAATGATGAGAGGTGGAAAGGTAAAAGAGTCATACAGAAAAGCTGATCAAGATATAGCTAAAGCAGCTTACAAAGATAAAAAAGTTTATGGCATGGACATGGATGATAAAGAAAAGACCATGTTTAAATCCTATATGAGTCATTGTATGATGACTGATGGTGAGCTTGTCGATACAAAGGGCATGGACATGGATAAAACAATGTCTACTTGTGCAGTTCAGTACAAGAAAGATAGAGCCATGCTTATGGAAGAGAACGAGGGCAAGCTAACCGAAAAACAAAAAAGTTTACCTAGCTGGCTTCAGAAAGAGATTCTAAAAAAACAAAAACAAAAAGAAAGTAAAGCTGCTCATCACGAAAAGAAGAAAAAATCTTATGGCGCTCCTGATGTTATGAAGCATTACTTTGAGACTAAGGAAGAAGCTGAAAAAGATGCAGAGAAGATGGGTTTGAAAGGTATTCACACTCATAAAACTGATGATGGAAAGACTTTGTATATGGCAGGTCCAAATCATGAGGCGTTTATGAAGCGTCATAATGAGATTTTAAAAGAGAAAGAAAAGTCTGATAGTAGTCTTTGGGAGAATATCAGAAAGAAAAAAGAGCGTATTAAAAGCGGTTCTGGAGAAAAAATGAGAAAAAAAGGCGATAAGGGCGCTCCTACACCAGAGCAAATGAGGAGGGCTAAAGGTGATGGCTGATCAGCCTAGGCGGGGTGTAGATAGTAAATTTTTAATTTCTTTATTAACAGGCTTGGCTTTACAAGCGGCTGGAGTTATTTGGTGGGCAAGCAATTTGCAGAGTGCTGTACAACATAATGATTTCCAAATTCAAATGATTGGCAAAGATGTTGAGAAACATGCTATTTTTGTTCGTGATTGGCCAGCAGGGAAGTGGGGTAGCGGATCTTTACCTGACGATGTTAAGCAAAATTTAAAAATTTCTATGCTTGAGCTTGATGTAGAGAAAATAATGGAAAAGCTCTATAATGGTACTCCTCCAGCAAGAAGTAATAAATCTACTAATTAAAATTAATTTTAATTACCTGCAAGCCCCATAAATTAGTGCTGCCGCTATAATTAATAGCACTACTGTTGGCACATCATCCCAAGGGAATTTAAACTGCTTTTTAAAATCTTTGGCTTCTTTCTTTGTTCTAGGTCGCTCGCTCACTCTGCTTCTTGGGTAATCTTCGTCTATGGTCATTTTACACTACTTACATCCATAAGCAAGTTTGGTAAAAAAAAGTACGTGTCATTTCTGTAACATGCTTTCATTTTTCGAATAAAAATTGAAATAGGTGTAATTATTTTATATCATTATTAAAGTGAAAACCATCGTAAAAAAGACCATAAAGTTTGAAACAAAGCGGCACGACTTTGATAATGATTTTGCATATATTGAACATTGGCAGAATACAACGCTCAAAGATTGCTATTTTGCAGAAAAACAATATCTTTTTCCAGATGGATCGCTAAAAATAGGTGGTACTAAGTATTTTTATTCGCCTTTCTCTGGAGAAGATATAGAAAAAGAGATCAAACCCGTTAATTTTAATAAATTTAAATGGTTTGACAGATTATTTTATATAAACAGAGAAGGTGAGATTTGTCCTATTAACCAAAAGTGTGAGTTAGACAACGGATTATCTTCTACAAAAAATGAAGATATTTAATGGCTAACATATTTGAAGACGGATTTGTAGATACTTCTCAGCACGTTTATAGGGATTTTAGTGTTCCAAACACTGATCCTTTTGGTGTTAGCATATTTGCGAATACCAATTCAAATGGTGTACCAACTAGCTATAGCTATAGTTTCAACCAAGCTTATGCTTTTAATAGCGCTATAGGGTCTGGAGAGTTGAGTAGAGCTAGTGGAGTTATAGAAGGAATGGATGATTCCTTCACTGTTCCAGTGGGTGAGGATATTGAGTTCAAAGTTGGCTTAAGGATAAACAAACAAAACTTAATAATAGAAAAAGCAACTTTCTATACGGGAGAGCCTTCTCAAGAAGGACAAGATGAAAGTTCAGGTATTTACCCAGTTTTTGCTTATAAAACAGAAGATAATGATAAGTTTTATACTGGTGTTTATCAAATATGCACTGTTAGAGACGGAAGTGTTATCACTAGAACCATAAGGGATAATATTTATTTAGATAATATCCAAATCAAACAGCTTGGCGTAACGGGCGCTCCTTCAAATGGTGAAGGTGGGCAGGTTCACCTAATTCAAGAATCTGGTCAGTATGACAGTTCTGTACCAATTCTTTTTAGAGGTATTTCAGGAGGATCTGGAATACAAGTTACTTATGATTCTACTAATGCATCTGGTGGTAATTTTATCGTTATAGATACAACTGGCGCTGCTGGGGGCGGCTACGGGCCTGTTTGGACTGGAGCTAATACTGGTGATTATGGTGAACCTGTATATGTAGACGGAACAGGGCCAGTTGCCTTAGATAAAGCAGCTTTTAGAAAATTAAAATCATCTGATGATTCTGTTGGGATAGGATCGGCAGATTCTAACACTACTATAGATTTTACTGTTGACCTTCAAAGCACGACAGATGGTGGCAACACTACCACTAATGATATCAATATAAATGGGTCTAAACTTTATTTTGATGGCGATAGTAATAAATCACTAGAAGGAGATACCGATGATACTCTTTTATTAGGTATAGGTGTTACTAATCTAAAATCAAAACAAGCTGATGTAGTAAGCTTATTCCCTGATAACTCTGTAGCTATGGCTACAATGGATTACAGTATAAATGCTACCTCTCCAGCGACAGGTGCTGTAATTATTGGAGGTACAGGAAATAGAATAAGCGGTCATTACAATGTAATAACTGCGGGTGTTTTTAATAAAATTTCAGGTAAGGATTTTAACTTTATTGGGGGAGGTTCAGGCAATGACGTAAATTTTGCTCAATTTTCATCTTCTCTTGGGGGTAAAAACAACGATATAAGTGGTGCTAATTATTCTGTTTTATTAGGTGGAGATCAGAATTTAATTAAAACAGGACATGCACATTTTCTTGGTGGAGGTGTACAGAACAAAATTTCAGGTAGTGCTAGCATAATTTCCAATGCTTTAGTTGGAGGAACAGAAAACAAAATACTTGATGCTACTTACTCATTCATCGGTGCAGGAGCGACAAATACAATTTATGCTAATAACTCTGTAATTGGTGGAGGTACAAGCAATATAGCTTCTGGTGATTCCTCTGTAATCATGGGAGGTAGCAATAATAAAGTTTTAGCTGATTATGGATTAGCTGCTGGTAGATATTCTACAGTACAAGAAAACCATGATGGCGCTTTTGTTTTATCAGATAGCAACACAACAGAAACTTTATCTTCTGGCGCAAATACTTTAACACTAAATTTTAAAAGCGGTGTTTATGTTGACTCTGATAGTGGTATTTATATAAATGGTAATCCTGTACTAACAGGAGTTAGTGGATCTGAGGGAGATACTTTACAGATTGTTACTGATAGAGGTGCTACTACAACAAATGCTATTTCACTTTATAACTTAAGTGATATTAATCCAAGATTATCTGTAGGTAGAGCGTCAAATCAATCAATTGATATAAATGTAGTAGATCTTGATAACACTATTACAGCTAACCAAGATAGTGACGCTGACGGAGATCATAAATTTATTCTTGATAGAGAGTTTTCTGGTACAGGAAAAAACGACTTCCAAATTGCTAAATCTGGAGTTACACAGCTAACAGTAGATACTGATGGTAATGTAGGTATTGGCACAGATGTACCTTCAGGAAAATTAGATGTCAATGGAGCAATTCATGCAAGAGGAGGCACAGTTGCTGGCAATACAGGAGAATCTAACACTACTAATGCAGCTATAGTTCTTCAAGATAATAACTATATTTACGGACAGACTTCTAATAATTACTTAAGAAAGATTATCGGAAGAGACTCCGCTGGAGTAATTACTGTAGGACAAGGCGGAACTGCTATTGTAAAAGAAATTTCATTTGAAGCGGGTAATCATAGTGATGGAAAATACACCTTCCATTCAGGAACTACAGAATTAGCAAGAATACAAGCGGATGGTAACATGGGTATTGGCACAGATTCTCCAAGTGCTAGACTTCATGTCAACGGCCCTTCTGCGGGATTTGCAGAAGCTTTAAGGTTGCAAAGGGCAGGTGGTAATTATTATTCTGTTGGTTTAGATAATAGTAGAGTTAATTTTGCTTATAATAGTCAAACTACTGCAAACTCAACGCTTGTTATAGATGGTCCTAGTACTAGAGTTGGTATAGGTACACATGCTCCAAATCAAACTCTTCATGTTGATGGTAAAACTCAATTAGGAACAAATGGATTCACAGAAGGTGGATTGATTATAAATTATGCCTCATTAAGTGAGACAAAAGGTGGAGCAAATACAATTCTAGGTAATGCGGTATATGCAGGAACCACAAATAATACATTCAGAAGAACAAAAGGCGATGCAGGTAATTATATTGCTTTAGGCTACAATAAAGGAATAACTTTCCATACTAATGTCACAGGAAATACCAGTGATGATTATGATATAAATAATCATGAGCAGATGCGTATTACCACAGGAGGTTCAGTCGGTATAGGAACAACTAGTCCATCTGCTCATTTAACAATAGCTAAAACCGATCCAAAAATAACACTTTATGATACTGCTGGAGCGAACTCAGATCCAAATGGAGAGATTACATTCAACGAGACTGCTACTTCAGAAAACTTTGCGATTAAATACAATGGAGCTAATGATAGATTAGAATTTAATTCACCTCTTGATGGCAATACTGGTATAATGGTAATTACCAGATCTCAAAACGTTGGTATAGGATTAACTAATCCAGCTACAAAATTAGAGGTCGCTGGAGAAACTATTATAGATGGTGGTGTAGGAGTAAATAGTTCAGCGACATTACACCTTAGACAAAAAGGAGATACAGCTAATGATGGTCTAGCAATAACAAGTTCACATGCGACTTCTCACAGAATATGGAAAGATGCTAATGGTAAATTAAATATCGGGCCATCGTCAGACACAGATGCTTTTGTTATAGATTTAAATGGCAAGGTTGGTATAGGAACAAATAATCCAAATTTAGTTACCCATATTTACTTTACAGGCAACGATGGACTCAGAGTTCAATCTACTGAAAATCACTCAAACATAGATATAAGGTCACATGCTGATTATGGAGCTTATCTACGTTTCATGGATGCCGATAGTAGATATTGGCTGCAAGCAAGATCTGACGATAAGTTACAATTTAGACCAAATGCTACTTCTCTAGAATCTGCTAGTATTTACTTTGATGAGACTGGTAAAGTTGGTATTGGGGTCAGCAACCCAACAGAGAAGTTAGAAATAAATCCAGATACTGATGTTTCTGCTGTTATTGGTAAAGCGCATGTTGGATACATAGGAACCTCTGATCATGCTGGATTCAGTCATGTTGATTTCGCCACCAGTAGTAATTATGCTTTAAGACAAAATTCTGTTGGAAATACATTTTTAAATTGTAAAACAGCAGGGACTATTGGGTTTAATATCAATAATTCGACAATAGCAGCTTTTGATAACGGTGGAGATTTTCATGTTGATACAGATACTTTATTTGTAGATGCTTCTGCTGATAGAGTTGGTATTAATGATTCTACTCCTTCTTATGCTTTAGATGTTAATGGAACCATAAGAACACAATCAGGATTATTAGGAACTCAATTTGGGACTGGTCCATGCACAACAATAGATGGATTTTTTGCTAGTACATCTACAGAAGACTATGGATTCCAGAATGCGTTATTAATGAACGACCTCGCTGGTTTCACAAAGTGGGCTGGTGTAACAATAGCAACCTCTGGTTTATATAAAGCAAGATCAGGAAGTGCAGGATCATATACATATGGCGATGAAGCTGGCACTGGAGATTTTGCAAGAGCATTTCAAGCTAATAATAATACTGTAGGAAGTTGGTATACAGATTCTGGTCCTGATGGAGACATAACAACTGGTGCTGCTAATAGTGGTTCTGTAGAATTGTATTTTAACGGTGTTAAATCTTTAAATTATAGCGCACAAGCGGCTGTAATATTTGGCTCTAATCCATTTAGAGCTACTCATGTTAAAATAGAAGCATTAAGAACGGGAGTATGGCAAACAATTGTTGATACAACTGGTAATGACAAAACTGCGGTTATAGCAAGAATTGCAGGTAATGGAGGAGGTGCAAATGCTACCACTGGACTCAGATATACTTTTGCTAAAGCGGGAAGCTATTTTAGAATAAATAATTTTTATGCCGCCGATTACGATCTTGGCAATGACTTATCTTATGGTGGTCAATATTATATTGATAAATATTATGATGGTCGCCATTACTCTACTCTTCGCCCTGTAACAGATGGTGAAGCAGACCTTGGAACATCTAGTGTTAGATATGGTAGTTCTTACATAGATTATGGAAGGTTTACTAATGCTGTTGGCGTAGGAACAGATACTTTAACTTATCGTTTAAATGTATCAAGTTCTGATAATAATCTTGCTTCCTTTACATCAACAACTAATAAAGCCTCCATTATAATACAAGATGATACTACTCTTGGTTATTTCTCTGCCGAAAACGATATCATATCTATAGGAGCTTCAGCAGGAGCAACTGCAACTAATTTATGTATAAATCAAAACAATAATCGTGTTGGTATTGGTACAAATGTACCGCAAACAATACTTCATACCCGCACTAGTGATAACGTAACAGCTAGATTTCAAAGCACCACAGCTACATCAAAAATAGTTATAAAAGACGATGCTTTAGATGGAAGAATTGGAGTAGCAAGTGCTAGTGATAGCTTATCTCTTGGATTTGAAGCTGCCCATGACGATCAACCACTTCACATTTCTACTGGTGGAAATGTAGGTATAGGAACAAGTAATCCTTCAACAATGCTTCATGTTGAAGGCACTGGAACTTTCCATTCTGTAGACATTACAGGTACATCAACACTTACTGTTTCTGGTAAAGTTGGTATAGGAACAACTAATCCAGATCTTAAAT